TGTTTTGATATAAATTCCTTATAAATCATTTTCCGCTTTGTTGTCCAATAAAAAATGCAACAAACGGTCGATGGCGGTGCTGAAATCCGAGCTGAGAATCGCCGTCAATAAACGGCGCGCCAGCAATAGTTTGTCCGGCGACAACATATGCAGAGGATTGTGCCGCAGTATTTGCGCCAACACACCATCGTGGTCGCCGCGCAACTCTTCTTGTTCTACCACCCGCCGTGCCATTGACAACACTCGACCCAACAAACTGTTGTTCGTGTATCGTTCAGTCTCGCAGCTGCGCACGCTCACAAACTCGGGAACCGACTCCGCATCACACTCTACGTATTCCGTCATCATCATTATATGGAGACGTCAACGTCGTACAGCATTAAATTTACTTTTTTACGACACTTCCAGTACGTTCGTTTGTAATCGTAACTATCCAACCAAAACGGATACACATTCGGAGTGGTGGACGACCAGTAATTCGGATCGGTAAAACCGCAGTTGTTACAAAACAACACTGGCACCAGCCGCTTCTTTTTTTGTGTTAGACACAATTTGTTAATACATGCGACACAAGACGTGTTGTTTCCGTGGTGAAAAAATACATAAAATGGTTGAAATTCTTTGTAGTCACGAGTTATAATCTCCAAATAGTAATCACCGCTTTTATTCAACAGTTGACGAGTAAACTGTGTCGGCACACTAAACGTGATATCACTTCCCCAGTCGACGCGCAAATAATAAATGTCGTCGCGCGCTACAACCTCATCGTTGTTCGCGTTGCGTAGTGTCACACTTTCAATATCTTCACAAAGAGATTTTGATTGCACCAAATCGTCTAGTACCGTTGGCAGATCCACCGGTTGCAGGCCGATGCGACGACACTTCTTTTTACCGGGCTCTATAAAAGGAAAAACGAATCGTTTCAAAGTGCCACTGTACATGAGTTTTTTCAGATTTGCTAAAGAAAACGACGGGTACAGCTCGATCACGTCCTCCATTGGGTCGTTTTTACACTGCAAACACGAAAATTTCACTTTATCCACATCCATCTGCAACCAAGATTTTACCACCATAAACATGTACGAATTGTGAGTGTCTACGTAGATTTGATTAAAAGTTTTGCCACATTTGTGACACGTTGGCGTAAACCGAAGCACGTTGCTGTGTCCGCTAACCGCATTTTTTGCAAAGTCCACCACAAACATTAGCGCGTGCCTCAGCTCTTGAGACAAAAATTGATCACGCTTGTCCATCGTCTGTCGTGTCGTGCCAGCGTAAATTGTAGTTATATATTCACATTTCTTCACAACAGAGCGTCGTTTCGTCATAGTAAAATTCGCTCAATACAAACAGCGGCCCGTGACATCTAGTGCAATAATTTTTTGTGTCCAATAGCAGGTGACTGAGTTCGCATTGCTCGTCCACGGTAAAATAGCACACTTCCTGCACCAACGGGCGTTTTACGCAAAAACGACAAAGAGATTTGTCGCCCAAAACGGTCACTTTCAAACGTTCATAAAATATATATTGGGTGTTGGTAAACTCTCTGATTCGTACGTACACTACAAAATCAAATACATCTTCCCAATTCCACTTGCCACACCAATTTAAGATGTCGTCCACACGCTCTTCGTCGTCAACCATTTCGTGGACAAATTTGCAAACATCAGTTGTCAGCAACAAAGTCAAAACGTCATTAAAAGTAGAATTTTTGTACGCGTAATTTAACAACACTTTCTTGAACTGTTCACTCGTCCACACAGCTTGTACCAGATAATCGTGTATTAATTTGTACACAACACTGGGCGGCAGGTACTCTTTCACTTTTAAATTTTGATCTATACATTTTTTAAATGTCAATTTTAATAACTCACTCGGAGTGGTCATTTCGAGACGAACAGCTATTATCTTTTAATATATATTCTATACAGCATGTATTATAATGCATTGATATATTATTATGTTTATGCAAGTACGGAGGATGATAACATTTACTAATAAAACAGATAAAATTTCAATTGACCTTTTTATTTTTGAAATGTAACACTACAAACACAATAAGTAGGGCGCCACATATTAAAATAACAACAGTAACACAGGCAATTATTATACTAGACAATGTAAGCACGGATCTGTCCACTTCCGCTATGATACTTCCAGATTTTTTATTGACAACACTTTCAGTCGACGGTGGTTGTGCCTCCATTAAATTAACCGTACAGTCATCATCGTTAACTTCGTCCAGCAGATCGGTCAGAGGCGCCACACCAGATGACGAAATTTTTCGTTCAAACAAAACCATACTAGACTCGTCTTTTGTTTTTGTCAAAGTAAAATAACCTTTGTCAAACTTGATATACATTTTTTTCTCGCTTGCGCCCATAAACTTTGCCAGCAAAAAAGATTTATCATCATTGTCGTGTTCATTATCGACTTGTTCGAAAACAAACACACAGTCGTGGTTCAGTGTCAACGAGTTGTAGAATATACCACAATGATTAAGACAAATGTACTTGAGCAAAGATTCGAAACGCAACACTACAAAAACGTCATTTTTGTCCGAACCGTTCTGGTCGTAACTGTCCAGTTCGTATTTTAGTAAATTTGTTACAGGTGAATTGGTACTAGTGCTGTGTGCCACATGCAGTCCTAATCTGTCGTCAAACCCTGGCTGAAGATAGTGGTAAAAGTGATTAATAACTTTATAAATTTTTACCAATGAAGATTTATTCTTGGGCACACTTTTGGTTGAAGGTTCGCTGCTGGTGCTAGGTGTTACTACATCTTTTATTTTCGGTATCAATTCAGTAGGCGGGCCTCCTTTTGATTCTTCTGGTGTATTTGTAGTAAAAACGTCCGTGTCGTTTGCTACCTCTTTACTAGTTGTTGTAAGTAAATCAGTTGGTGGCGGAGGTGGTAACGTTGTAGTCGTTGGTGAAGTTGGTGGTGGGGTAGACAATGCGATTGTACACGCCGCGAACAACACCAAAACCGCTGCAGTGTTTTTCACCATGATTATGTATACGCTGTGAAAATTATTTACGTCGAACACAACCTTAAATTTTCGTACCGCTTCTATAACCCACGTAAGAATAATACGCAATCAATCCCAAAAACAAAACACTGCACGTTACCAACAAGGCGTAGTTTAAAATTGTACACACTGTTGAATCGCAGCGCTGCTCCGATTGTTCCTCGTCTGCGTACAGCGGAATTTCTGGTTTACCGTTTTTGTAACGAATATAGTCTTTAATTTTTGCTGTTAAAGGTTTAGTTACTACCAGTGTCGGTTTATTTTGAGGTGGCAAATCTAATTTAAAAGACTTTTTAATTTTTTCTCCACCAATGTTGTTGTTGTAGGGTATAGTCGTTTCGTTGTACACCGACATTGCGAGTGAACGTGTGCGCACCACCATCTCTATATAAACGCTCTTTATCTTGATTTACAAATTCACGTCAAAATTAAACAAAAAAGATTCACGTAAATTTTTTATTCATTCATACGCTGCACCTTCGATTGAAGTAAATTCCTATTCACTAAAAAGTCTTCGTTTACATTATAGACCACCGCCAGCATCGCAAACATCACCACCAGTATCATTATAAATATCTTCCAGTTGATGCGGCCGAAAAAACCACCGGTCCCAGAACTTAAACGAGTCAAGTTATCCATTTCGCTGAATCTGTTGGATTGTACACACATTTGGTTTTGTGAAAATATAACTGCACATTTTCGCGCAATTTGCACGTGTAACACATTACAAGGGCGTTCCAGGAAAAAAGTGGTGTTTAAAATTAGTCACAAACGCTTGCCATTCGCGCAACGCCAGCTCGTTATTTTTGCGGTCGCGCACAATTAACTCGTTGTACCGACGCCAATTGTTGGGCGACTCCACCCATTTTGCGTAGTGGTATATGCGTTTTACCATTTCTTTCGGTGGACACATCACGTGATTTGGCGGCGAATCACCTCCAAAATTTAACTCGCACACTTTTATGTAGTTACGCTTGGTACCGTGTCCACCGGTGCACGTGCCCACGCTTTCGATTATTTTCGAAATAACACGCTGGTCGTTGAAGGGATTTGCTTCGCGCAGCATCATCGTCAGCACCGTATTATACACCACAAACGATTTGTATATATCTTGAGAAGCAGTCGCTTCTTCCGTGTCCGGTAACGTTTCGTGATTAAATATACTGTTTAACGGTGGCTCCACGTCATCTTTGTAGATGCAGTATAATTCTTGTGGCAAAATTACACATTGTCGTTGCGAGTACAGGCAATCCACGTACAGATCCTTCAGCAACAACACTAAACGATTCGCGTGATTGTACACAAAACGGTAGGCTTGGCGACAAACCATACGTATTAATTCTGAGTCTCGTTCCCCAGCTTCGGTGATCGCGTAAAACGTTTCGGGTGGCATCTCTTTAAACTGCACACCACAGATCATGGCGCCTACGGTCAGCAAGTTTTTACGCAACCCATCGCTGTCAGCGCCTAGCAACATCTCAAAGTACGGCCGCGCGTCGGTGTTCACGTAACAAACTGCCACAAAAGTAAAATGCTCGTAGCTAACGCTATTCAGACCCAGGATTTTTGTCAGTCTACAATTTACTCGAGACGGATGAAACCGACATCGAGTCCGAGCCACCGTCAACGGTACAAACGGCGTCGACCGTTCCGAAACAGGAGGTGCGTATTTGTTTGTGTTCAGCGCTCGCTTCATCGTCAACGTGGTCCAACACGTAGAAAATAAGATATTTATTGTCCACTAAATGCACATTCCCATCCAAAATGTCGTCGAACACGTCGCTCATATTCAAGTATAACGTGTTCTTAATTAATTCGTCTGATAAGATATTTTTAGACGGTTTTAGGTACGTCAACGAAACAGCACCCGGACAATACGTGTACCAAAATCTATATAACAAAGAGTTAGTTACGTTGCCATTCAAAACACCGACTATCGACACACCAGTCACACAATTCTATTATTGATTACACCGACATTATATAAGTCATGAGTAGGCGAAGCTCGTTTTCAAGCACTATTTCTAATACGGTAAAAAACGTCAAGCGACGATTGAGCAGGCAGAGCAGCACCGAATCCTTGCCGGATAAACGCAAACCAAGTTATACACAACCTTTCGATCCAGAGGAGCTACTAAAACCTAGCGGCAGCGACATTGCTTCTTACGAGTACCCACCAGATGAAACTGCCTACGCAGACATTGATGTCGACGCCACCGACGCAGTGATGGCCGAGGAAACGCAGCCGGTCGTCAAAATTAACACAGGAAACATTTATGACGACCCCGAATACTTGACCAAAGTCACCAGATTTACTAATAACGCCATAAGTCATCTATTGGAAATGAATGGACAACCAATTGACGTGGACTTTGTTAACATTCTACGGCCGCCTGAACTACCACCTACTACAGACTTGTTTATTATACAACACATTCTCAACAAGTATTTGGAAAAAGTACTAAAGTTAGACTTGACTCTATTTCAATTGCTACAAGAATCACCCGGCATTAACGCACCCTTGTATAAAATTTTTGTGATGGTTTTGATCAGCAAAATGCCAGACCTGGATGAAAAGTTTCTTTCAAAATTCAACGATGCCATGTACACGTTTTACATACGATGGGTTAATCAAGTGCCGGCTTTGATTGAAATTGTACTCAACACCAACGGTTACGATGTCATCAAGGAAATTATGACAATAGTTAATCAAAGCGTGTACCGAACACTATATTTATTTTTGAGAGCCAACAAAATTACTGGTATAGAAACTGTAAAAATGTTTACAGGTTTGCCATACGAAAAAATTCAAGACACTATGTTCCCTAGTGACGAGTTAAAAAACAAAATTAACAACGAACAGCGCGTCATAACCAACATGTTTACCGATAAATTTAACAATGCAGTTTTTCAAAAAACTTTTGATCGGTACTATTTATTACCTAAGCCGACGCCAGATTTGAAGACTACATTAGTACCAAGAATTTCTACGTTACCCTTGAACATGGAAATGATCAGATTAATTCGTTTGCAACGCACACCAGCAGAGTTATTCGATAGTCCGCTATACCAAAAACCAATTTCTAATTCAGTGTATGTTGAACAAGTCGACGAAACTAACGCGTAAATGTCACAAATTTAAATTAAAATCAAACACAATATCCTTGTAGGAATTTTCTCCAACTGAATAACTTTTGATCATGTCTTTCAGTCGCTGTTGCTTAGCTTCATCGTCGTAGTTTATAATTATTTTGTTGGTTTTCTCTATAAAACTGAGCGCAGCGTTGTCGTCCGTGAACGGAAACGCAAATTTAAATTCAATCGAGCGCTTGTACGGATCGTTCCGTTTAAATTTAACATCGCATTCTTTGCAGAACAAGTGCTCCAAATCTGCCATACCGCCGCACGTAATAACTATAACACCACTGTGGTATTTGTCTATGGTACCACAACATATGGCGCATTCAAACTCGTCGCCAAGTTCTGAATAAATTATACGCTCTATACATTCTTTGGGCAGAGCGCTGTTTGTAGTTATGAAAAAATCCATTGTTTTTTTTATACTATTGTCTTGTTTTATACATTACACGCAACAGTGCAACAATGACAGATTGACGACGGAAGATTACATGTTTATTAGTTTTATTTTGCAATGTCTTGCGTGCGTACTACAAGCCGTAGAAGTGTTACTCGTCATTGGTATTGCGTTGCACAAAATTAAAAATTAATTACCACTACATCTAAATCTATTGTGGTAAATTAACGAAATCGACATTAAAATAAAATGAAACTTTTATAAACTCTGGGAAAAGGTCGATATTAAAAATTTTGACAGTTTAGATTTAGCAAATTTGTTACCAAATTTTAAATAATCTTGTGGCAAATTTTCAAAATCGACATTAAAAAAAACAGCTTCAAAACTCCGGGAGGCGAAAAGATCGACATTAAAATTTTTGACAATTAAAGTTTAACAAATTATCTACCACATTTTTAGAAATTTAGTGACACTTTTTCGAAATCGACATTAAAAAAATTGAGTTTTAAAAACTTTTGGGTAAAAAGATCGACATTAAAATTTTTGGCAATTTAAGTTTAATAAAATATGTACCACATTTTTAGTAATTTTGTGGTAAATTTTTAAAATCGACATTAAATATATAAGGTCTCAAAACTTTCCGGGGAAAAAGATCGACATTAAAATTTTTAGCAATTGACTTTTTAATAAATTTTTGTCACTACCATTTTGAAGTTGTGGCAAATTTTTAAATTCGACATTAAAAATAATAATGTGTTGTAGCGTTATCGATTACTAATATTATATTTAGTTTCTACTTTTTGTTAAAAGGATATTTAAGTTATAACTGCTGTACTAAGAGGATGGGTTTTTATAGTACAAATTTTTCTTTATTTTATTTGTTATTAGACGACAACAGAGAAAGTGCTGAGGCCTTTGACGTCATAGTAAACGTAATTCAAAATTCAGACGTGTTGAAGCACGATACCGAAGAATTTATGAAACGACCAGCAGAATTGTTGCTGCCACTTTATGATTTAAGCCATGAAGAATTGTACATGTATTTGTGGAATGTTAAATATAGAAACGAACTGTTTTTGCCAGAAAAATGGTGTGTGTTGTATTTTAAAAATTTAAGCAATACGTGCTTTAACTGCAGCACTGAATCGCCTTCGTTGTACCACTCGCGTGTGTTTCATGCAGAACATTTTGACGACATGGCAAAAATTGCCTTTGACAGAACAAATTACTGTGTTTTATGTCGACGCGCCATTTATACTGTAGTAGATGTAGACTGAATAAAAGATATGGTTATTGAATATGGTGTTTATTCAACATAATTTATCCCGCTTCAACACCAGTGCTGCGAAAATAATTACCATCACCATCGCTATCATATTCATAATCACTGCCGCTATAGTCAGAATTGTAATCACTCGACCAGAGCAAAGATTCATCGTCTTCCAAGTCATCTTCCAAGTCAGAAATACAATAACCTTCTGCCAAATCTTCATCGGTATCCAATGGAGTCCAATTATATTCGTCTACTTCCACAAACAAAGGATGTGATATGACTGCATCGTCAAAGCAGCGCCTGCGCAGACATGAAATTAAATGACAGAAAACGGCATAACCCATGCTTTTGTCACAAAAGCTTTTCGTCAAACACAACTCGCAATTTTTAACATGCTTGTAGTCGGCCAACTTATCCTCGTCGCCAGATACCCATGTGTATTTCACACACCAGGGACAAGTAACGTTAACGTCAACTCCGTGATATTGTTGTACGTGATTCTTCATTTCGTCTAGCGGAATTTCATGGTAACACTTTACACACACCACTTTATAGTGATGGTTGCTTATGTTTTGTAAATATTGTCCAGGGCAAATAATGCCAAAATTATATTTTTCAGTGTCGGGTACGTTGGAGCTTTTCATCTTGTATAGAAGATACTAGAGTGGATGATACACAAGTAATGAACATCAACTTGAAACCTACATTGTTATATATATATTAAGTACAGCTGATAAGAAGAGATAATAAAAGTCAGTCATACTATCAATGTATTTATTTATTCAATGTACCAATTATGACGAGTCTCGTATTGTTCGAGTAACCTTTTAATGTTCTCATCAATAATATCGGGATCTATCTGTTCGGCAGGCTCCACGAATCGAGCAATTAATTCGCGTTTGGCCTTTTCCGCCATTTTACCACCTCGTTTAAGACGACACGCAAAATTTGTACAAAATTCTTCAAATGTCAGTGATTTTGAACGGTGAGCGAGTCTGCGTTTTTTCAGAGGCTTGTACTCGTCTTCGTCTTCAGTTTTGCGTTTTTCAGGCTCGCGTCGCAGTACTAGTCGCGTCTTGGCCGTCCGTTGACGCATCTCTTCCACGTACACTTCGATCTCGGCGTCAGTCGGCAAGTCGGAATCGTCAAACTTAAACCTGAGCAACACAAAACATTAAATTAGTTACCAATTAATGACACATCACTCAACACGTCAAAATTTATCACACTACTTACATGTTTCTGCTATAATGGATTGGCAGGATAATTATGTGACAATGAATGGGTGGTAACGCATTATATACCCTTTAGCAAGATAAGACCACAGACTAAAAGATAAGATTATGTCGCTCGTTGTGTCGGTTCAAGCGCCAGTTGTACCACGACCGGCATGGATAAAGTCCGACCAAATTAGTTATTTGGGCATCCGCCATAAACGCATCCCTATACCCTACATCATCACGCCACAAATATTATTGAGATATCGGACCACGACAGAAGGAGCGGTCACGTTGAGGTTGTTAAATTTTAATGACACAACCGAAACTACATACAACGTCACTTCGGCTTGGCAAATTAGTACAAATCATTCCGATGGTGTGTTGTTCGTGGACAGTGTCGAGTTTGGCACTCGTATCGTTGAAGTAGAGTTGGGAGGTGTGTTGACACAACTACCAGTGTACATTTTCGGAGAGACCGACGAACACACGTTCAAATCTTCACTCACCGGCGCTAGTTTTGCGTGGCTAGATTTGAGAGTTGTATCAATTTTTGTCCCACGGAACAGTATTAATGTGGTGCAAAACACGTCTATCGGGGCACTATACAGATTTTATAAAACAATTGTTAGTTTCTATGATGCCTTTATCGGACTAGTACACGATCCCACCATGTTTAGCGTCAATTCGAACACCAACAAACAATATTTTATAAAGGCAGACTCTAGCGGTCACGGCGCAGCTTATTACAGTTCCAAATGGCTAGCCATGTCACAAAGCGATCTGAGTTTCTTTCTTGTACCATCGTATACTAATTGGTTGGTTCTACAAAAACTAGGCGACGCCTATAATTTTGGTTTTACTCGAGAGCACACCTATATGGCCGGTGCCTGGAGTGGAATGTTGAGCGACCGACTCCAGTACTACCATCAGACCAGAGCGGAGCGACAGACCGTTTCAGAGATATACGCCGGTCAGAGGCTGCGAGTTGAAGAGGAGATTGCCGCTGTGTTACTAGACAATTTAAACCTGGATCTGTGGACGGAATTGCACAAAATTGTGTTTTTCACATGGATACTAAACAGCAGCGGTGGCGACGGCATTATTTCTAAAATGAATCAGTCCTTCAGACACAGAAACACGTTAAACGTTAAACTACCTCATCATTGGGTTTGGCTAGCCAGTCTGTGCAAGTATAATCTTGTGCCGTTGTTGTATCTATGTCATGCCACACCAGCGTTATTTATTGTGCTGACTGATTCTAAATCGTTGGTTGATTCCGAGCCACTTACTCAGGATTTTATGCTGCCGCATCATTTAACACTAGCTCAATTTATCAGTTTTAAAAAGTGTCTGTATCCCATCGCTCGTTTGGTGGACGGCTTTAATGAGAGCACCATTAAAGATTATGTGGAATCTAATTACACTTTATTTTCACCACTTCAAATGAAACAATTAAACATTAGCGTCAATCTGTCCCTTACGTTTCATATTCACGACATTAGTCAGATCGCAGGCGATTTCATAACCATATACGACGGTCTCGACGTGATAGCTAAAAAAATAGTGCCAGACAGTGGACTCGTTCAATTGGACGGCATCGCGCCCGGAGTGTATATGGTGCACCACCCGCGGGGGCGTGACTATTTCTACAGTGTGTGCTACGATCAGTTTACGACAAACGACCCGTATTTACTGGTGCACGAACATACGACCAACGTTCACATTCGCTACACTCGACGCGTGTCGTCAGAATATGGTGATGAGGAACTTATATTGATGGGGTCACATCAAGTGGTCATGGGTGTCATGTACGTAAACGGACCCGAGCGTAGGATAACTGTCTACCTGAACAATACGCAGTGCGATCCGTCGCAGGCACAAACAACTTTTCACCACATCACAATGGTCTACGGCAATAATACCGAAACACAGTTTACAATGACCGGAGACACAAGCAGCCTCAGCTATGGTTGGCATAAATTCAGCAACGTCACTCGACTAATCGTCAATAGCAGAGCGCACAGTTGTATTTTCTTGGAGACTGTGATGCCAGCTCAGCCGGTGCGTTTCGCTCTCACCGATACCGGTGTGATGCTCGACACGGACCAACCCATCAGTTTTCCCGATGCCGTGCAAAGGTTACGGTCCCGAGTCAATCGCCATTGCAAGTGGCTAGATAACAATCCTATGGCGTTGATTTTGGAGAACGATGTTCGCGACAACATTTATCTAGCCACGCAAGACATGGAAACGGCCCGTTACGATCGCTACTATCCGGACCGAGTGAGGCGAGTGGCAGCCAACTATGACTTTATGTTCGCCGGCGCATCGCACAAAAACTACATAAAACTATCCATTAGATTACTCGAAAACATTGGTACTCTGGTCGTGGAAAATGGAACGATGCACGACAGTTTTGACTCCACGTACGCCGGCGTGCAAATAAACAACAGTCTCGGCAGTGTGCTGTTACGTTACGTGTTCAGAGGCGACGAAACTATCCAGTCTAACCACGAAGATTTTCCTTTATGCGAAGATTACACCATACAGTTGTATCACAGGGAACCCAACAGACTAAGCGTGTATAAAAACTTTGCGCTTGTGCCAAACTTTAACGACGGCAAACAAAACGTATTCCTAAAGGTGCAAAACAATTTGTTAGTAGTAACGCAGGGTCCTAGCTTGGTAGAGTGAAACAAAAAATATGAATAATCAGGTAATTTATTTACACATCTTGGTACACTAAGTTAACGATAACTGTAAACTGCTGGGCGCCATTGACGATCACGCTGCACGAGTGCAAATAAGTGTTGAGGCGAAACGTGATTTTGCCTCCCAAGGCGGGCACGTCGTAGTCTGACCAGCTGCTGTCGTTCACGCTAAACACGGTGACAGTTGCTGTGCAGTCGCCTTTCAATCCGCTCAATTCTACGTAGTCGACGAAGCCGTCTTGTGACACAAACGTAGTTTCAACGACGTTCTTGTCGGTGACGACGAGTTTGGTTTGATGCAAAGCTTTCTTTTCACCGCCCACTTTTACGTGCACGTTTTGCAGACGTTCGATCGGCACGGAGAAAGACATGATTATGGTGTTTCACAGCAAAATTCACCCTTATATACCGACCCTTACACGAAACGCCAGCGTATTTTATGAATATTACATTTTGCGGCAAGTTGACATTAAAAATACGATGGTTACATTAACTGTTATCGGAAAGGTCGCATTTACAGATAACTTCTAATCTTATCGGGCCTGCTATTTAAACCCGACTTGTTTGTTCACATTATCACTACAGTTTCGGTATTAACCTATAACTACTATAATATAGGTAATTATATATACTTTGAATAATTAGGTATTATTTTGGTTTACTTTACATTTATATATTATTACTACTTTATTTCACGTGTTGTTGCAGATCATGACGTCCACTGCTACTACGATAGTATTGACTGGCGACGGTTTGGGTGAGAGGCAGAGAGATTTTTATCGACAAGTTTGTGCTGCAGCTGCAAATGGTACACAGTTGACCAACATTCGACCCGATGAACCGATCCTTGACAAGTTATTTAAAGTGGAATTGGCTTTGCGGTACCAGAATGTTGACTATTTGATCAACGTGTTGAAACATGGAGACATGTCGTGTGTTACTAGAGTGTTACAAAACCAGTGGGTATTCGAGTCGTCCTTTATAAATATCGAGTATTTGCGCCAGCACGTCATCCCGGTCATGTGTTTGCGCGCCAGAAACAAGCTTCTAGCTGCCATTGCCAACAATTACCAGCGTGAAGCGGAGGAGTTTTACCAGTACTGCTACAACGAAAGACTATATAAAACAGCTTCCAAGTTTTTGTTGCACACCAGCGATGACTTTAAAGTTGACGCAATTCAACGACATGGGATCGAACCTGGAACTCGACTTCAAATTTTAGTCGGACGTTCTTTCGAGGTGGCCGAGGCTTATGTTGCTTCGCAGAAAACCAACGTTGCCGTGAAGCAGCTCGCCTTTCTATTTAAGCAATCAGAAGACCGCTATTTGGACTTGGTGGAGAAATATTTAAATGTCGGCAAAGGTGTACGCCTCAACGCGCGCATATCCAAACGTGTCATGACGGACCATAAGCGTCGAGTTTTTGGTCGTCCGTTGCTGTACATTAATTTGCTGCATATGAAATCTATTGTTTCGCGCAGCCGAAAGGAAGATGTTAAAAGTTTTCTCCGAGCGTTGTTACCGCACGATGCCGTACACTTTTGGTCGAGCAACTACTGTTCTAGGTACCGATTCGTTATTGACGTGTTACAGGATGAAAAGTTTGCGTGTTTGAAGGAGCTGTACGATGACGCGTATACTGGCGAACCGTTTGAAACGACCAATGAGTTTGTCCGTCAAAGATGCTACAACCTGATGACGCCCGACGAGAGATCCTTGTGGGCCATCAACGAGATTGCTAAAAAGGAAGCGGACGACAAAGTGTGGTATTACCGTTTTGTAGATTTTACTCGAGCTTATGAGGAGTTAAAGCAGGTAAAATTTAGCGATTCGTGCTACAAAAACTGTTACCATATAGAATTACTTCAAGTGGTTAACATAGCTCAAGTCGATTGGTTACGTCACTTAAAACTAATATTAGACGATTACTACTCGTGTATTGACGCGAAAACCATTTATAACAACAAGAATTTCGTCCAACGTCTATTGGAACGGTTTAATGTTTACGATCTTACTGTCGACTGTTGGCACGTTTTACACAAAATTATACTTAAATGTGACGTTAATACGCTAGCGTCTGATTGCCGACATTTAAAAGTTATAATTATTTCGTACAGTGTGCTAAACAAATTGCCAGTCAAAAGTTTAGTTAAACGATCCTTGCCATTAATCAACTCCATTTATTTTAGACAAAACCTTAACAAATTGTCCGATCAACAAAAACGTTATTTACTCGACTTTTTGTACCGCGTATACATAAACGAATTTACGAAGCGTAAGCAGGATTGTGTTTACGGCATACTGGATATACTACATTTGCAAGGCAAGAGCGAATCCGACATACCAGAGTGTGTAGCGAAACATATTATAACATCAGATCGTTGTTACGCGCACAAGTTGATACAGAGTGAGCAGTCAAATAGTAGATACAATAATCTCCCTAATAATATGTTACATTTACTGACACAAGACGCTGTCGCTAATATACCAAAAATTAAAATGTGCCTTGATAGGATAAAACACAACTTGTTGCCATTTTTAAAAAACGTTAAAATATATTTTATGCAAGATATTGGCAAGGCAATAATAGAGTTCTGCGACACTTTAATTAAGTCCGACAATTTTTACCGAGCCGATGTTGCCACACAGTGTTTATTCCAGTTGGTAGACAAAGATCGGGTATTAAATATTTTAAAACATGTTAGTCACTACAAAAGTGTACAAGAGGCGATTTGCACACACGTTTGCTACACCAGACCGCCGGTTCCTGTAGATTTTATGCTCAGGTTTATAAACGAAAACACTTTGCAATTTATTGAGGTGTCCACGCTTAATTTTTATTTAACTAGTGTACAAATTTCCGAGTGTGATCGTTTGATTCAATCTTTACTCCAACATTCTGATACGTTCATAAAAAAATTAGCCATCACTTTAGCTTTCAGGCAATATGACACTACCAAGTTGTGTGCTTTAATTACGCAGCGTCATACACACGACATTAGCACCCACGCGTACAATTTGTTAGTATCCAAAATTGTGCACGAAAAAAATGTTACGTTACAAGACCAATTGTACGACACGCTCAAATCACTGACACTGCTAATTAATGTTAAAAAACAAACCAGTTTGTTTAAAACGTTTGTTCGCCAGAACTTTCCCAATCGTTTACTGTCGGATTACTTGCAAACCGTGTGGAAAGTGGTTAGTCCCTACACAAACGATTTACCGCTTCGCGTTCTAGAGGTGATGCAACACATTTACATTAATATCAGTAAACTTGACAGAGACTTTTTACACGATCTTGTCTCGGAAATTTTGTACGATGATGGTCAGCATCCTATCAAGTCGGAAAATTATTTCCACGTCAATTATATTAAATCTTTGTCTACGTGCAAAAATCAGTTAGCCCTTGACTACATTTTGCATTCAGACACTGTGGACAAAACGTTGGATTTGTTAAAGAAATATGTTGCACATTGTTTCCGAGGCGACAGTGATCAAATTGACAAATGTTTTAATTTTATTACCAGTATTGAAAGAAACACTTACCAGTGTGATCGAAAACGTTATGTCAGCTTAAATTACATATTGACTGAGCTCATGACTCAAATTGAAAACACGTCGGCATACGAATGTAGTTACTTACTCTTGTGGGAGCTAAAAGTTGGGTTAATCCTGCGCAAAATAATGCCTACCAATAGAACTAATAATAGATTAACGCTTGATGAAACTTATATGGAGCCCGTCACAATTGCCAACCAGTTGTACAAATTGATCGCTTCTTACATACAGAACGACATGTTTTTTGTTACCATGCACGACGAAGTCAGCTCTATAATTTACAAACAAATGGTGCGATCGTACGATAGAGTCCACTTCGACGAATATGTAATATTAGTGTGCTTGGAGCTAATGAAATTCAATGAACCTAGATTACACTTGTTGATTGTCTACATTTTGCCCAAACATTATAGACCGCAGTATTTTGACAAATTTGGCATATTGTTAAAACAGCTCAAAAGTGTAGGCGACACAGAAACGTCGATCCATTTGTACAAGAAATATCCTGATTTTGTATAAGTTAAATTTAAATTTTGTCATCGGTAAAGGGTTTTATATTGTCTACATGAGGTGGTGGAAATAATAAATAAAATTATGAAATTTATAAAAATAAAGTTTTTATATTCAAACCTACATACACTTTACAGGTTTACAAACTAAGCTTTATATAGCTCTTTGGTGTGTACAATTTACTCAAAGTTGCATCATAATTTGATAACAAATATTTACCACAATTTTTGTAATTTGTTATGTGGCAAAAACTCAAAATCGATATTAATTTTTCGGGAGTTTTAAAACTCTGGAAAATTTTAATGTCGATTTCGATATTTTACCACACTCGTTTAGATTAAATGGCAAGAAATTTAAGAAATCAAAGTTGGCAAAAAATTGAAATCGACATTAAAAATTTCCAGAGTTTTAAAACTCTCAAAAAATTAATGTCGATTTCGAGTTTTTGGCCACAACATTTTATAATTTAATATGACAAAAATGCAAAATCGATATTAAAAATTTCCAGAGTTTTAAAACTTCCAAAAATTAATGTCGATTTTGCATTTTTACCACATAATTTTACATTTAATGTGGTAAAAATTTATAAAACAATTTGGCAAAAACTCGAAATCAACATTAATTTTTTGGGAGTTTTAAAACTCTGGAAATTTTTAATATCGATTTCGAGTTTTTGCCACAAGTACTTTACATTAAATGTGGTAACGAATTTAATAATATCAATTAGACAAAAATATGAAATCGACATTAAAAATTCCCAGAGTTTTAAAACTCTAAATATTTTAATATCGATTTCAATATTTTGCCACTTTGTTTATCAAAAACAAAATGGTAAATTAAATGCTATATAAACGTGTGTTTTGTAGTTTTGTTATTAGTCGATAAAGAGCTGTTGGGTAGTAAACATAAAAATAAACATGGATGTTTGCGACCTACCTATTGTTCAGCGTTGCTTGGTAATGGATTCCGTGTCGCATCAATTAAAGACGTTAATAAACAAAATTGGATTATTGGAGTCGTATTACATGTTTGGCGAGCAGCATCCTACGGTTACGCAACAATCTTTGGAGAACGACATGTTAAATGTAACAAACACATTTGTGGACAAGAAAATTCTTGCCCGAATTTCAGCGGAAGCTGAGCACCAGTTGGCCAACTGGTATTTGGGTAAATTTGATTACAAGAAATGTACACTGATGTACTTTAGACATTTGCTACTGGACCTGACGGATCAAGATTTTAACTTGTTACGTGATTTGCGTAAATGCTTGAAAACGCCACAGAAGAAATCGATGGTGGACCAGTTTGATAAGTTTGCCGCCCGACATTGTGACAAGATCGACATAAATGTGATAAACCAGCGCGACTCCAACATATTTTACCTAATTACCAAAATGTGCGTGAGAATAGAAAAATTGTCAGAATTACGCAAAAAAAACCAGTGTATGTTTGAGTTAAATACTGCGTTTCGAAAATAAATGGTTTTGTACATACTTTTTGTTTTTGTTACACGTCTTTACTAGTAAAATTGTAACCACACGCAATGTCTGGATCGTTGCTGAAATACATGTTTTCCATAGAGTTTTGTGCGGGACGGATCCGTTCGCCAAACACATTTACCAGCCTCCCCTCGTCCATCAATCGTACGCGCATCATGATACCGGTAGGTCTGTTGACCAGTCGCGGTCCGTCCATTTTGTACAACACGACAGCTGTAATTCTAACATGCAAATTAAGTCCAATGTAACTGTGGCTGAGAAAACTTTCAATGGTGTCCGTCAAACTGAGTCGCTTATTTTTATGCTTCCACGCTTGAGGAAACACGTTGTATGTTGCGACGGGACCACCCAAAGCGTAACTAATGATAAAATCACCCTCGTCCGTCGAGTGGTTGTTGTGCATGTGTTGCAAATGTCTCTTGATAGTGTTGTCAAAGGGTCTTTGTACCATTTTATATTTGCGTATAGTATTTGTGGTAACAATGGCGTTGACCACCAACGGTAAATTGATCTGGTCAGCATACATGTAATTAGGTACAGGTAGCACAGTGTACGAAACGATTGGATTGGTAAAATTGTATTTGCTGACATTGAACGTGTCCGTGTTGAGGTTTAGCACTGTCACCGTTGGGTTATGATCAGCGTAGAATTGTGCCACATGCTCGACGTCAAAACGGTTGTGGTATGTTACGCCTCCTCCATGACGTCTCTTGGTTTCGCGCGGATAGATTCTGAATCGTGGCGGCGGCGGTCTGTTTGGGATGTTAATAATTTTTAAACTGCTACACGTTTTGTAGCCATTCCTAGTGAACGTTCCACCGTCGTTGTATACGTTCAACAGACTCGCATACAAATTGTGCAGTTCGTAGTCAAAGTTTGGATTGAGATAACACTTGTTCCACGAATAGTTTACATCATAACAATAGGCGACATTGTCCGAACTGCGTTTTTCGCAAGGCGACGCGCACTCCGTTTGGTCGATGGTGATGTAGTCTATCAGTAACACTTTGTTGTCAGGGTTACAATACTCCCAATACGTGCCTATGGTTCCGCACCAGTTGTAACTATAACTGTTGTGTTTAGAGCAAGTGGTGTATCCGCAACTCATGTATCCGTTGTCGGTGCGCACTGTGTCGACCGCCTTGTTGGCCACTTTTCTAGTGCAATAATCCCACGAATACGACCCATCTTCCTCTGACGTCACACACCATTGATAGTCTTGACCGTCAAAGTATCCGCAATTACTGTAACAATACTCGTTATGAATGGTACGATACTGCGGCGTGGTGCTGCTGTTAGTCCAAACACATTTGGCTAACGCGTTATTGAACTTGATTACACACTGTGAATTGACACAGTCGCCAAGACAAAAACCGTTTTGGCCGTCCAAAAGCGCTTGGTACGTAGACAAATAATTTTGGGCGTCCGCTTGGGTCACGGTAATCAATAACAGCACCCATCGCAACATAATTAACGAATGTGCGGCATAAGTTATGGTTTTTGTGTACAAAATTATAATCTATCACACATTACATTGATAAAGGTGAAGATAACGATGGATATAAATAGGCAGACCGGTTTAATAAACGCTGTCACTTTCCCACCCTCGGAATAATAAACGTGGAACCAAATGTTTCATACAAAATATGACGTTAACAATTTTTACAACAGCTCACGCTCCGCCTGCAAGTCGACCACGCTGTACAACGGGAACATGCCGCAACAGCAGTTTACGTCGGTGATTCAAAACCGGGGAGCATCGCTGGTGTGCTACGAGTCCATGCCCACCTCAGCCCAGAAACATTTGCATCTACATAAAAGGTGTCATAACAAGGAGAATGATAAATAAAAATATTTCATCATATAACTGTATTTTTATTTAATATTATATTACACACATGTCAAAAAAATTTGGTATATAAAGGTGAACGGCGATACAAGATTTGGTCATTTGTATTTTGCTTTCGCGCTTCACAAACGTCGCTACCACTACTCAATAATGTCTATCGAAAAAATTGTCGAATTTGAAGAACCTTCGCCGAAACGATTCAAGAGCAGTGACGACGAGGAGTCGTGTTGTGAAAACGTTTGCAACAGACAAAAACAATTGCAAAACGTAACGCCTGCACGGAAGCAAAAATTTTTGTATTGTAACGAAGAGTTAAATGTGATTACTCAAGTGGACGAGTTTGGAGAACCATGGATGGTGGCCAATCCATTTGCTACAGTTTTGCAATATTATAAACCCAACGATGCTGTAAGAAAACATGTAAGTGAGTGGAATGTAAAAAGCTATGAAGATTTTAGATCGCGTCGAATCGGCGCGGATGACTCATCTCATTGGGTTGATGAGATTACGTCATCACTTCACCCAAAGACCAAGTTTATTAATCGCGCAGGCTTGTTTGAGTTGATTCAATCGTCGCGAATGCCCAAAGCTCAAGAATTCAAGAATTGGGTGAATTCAGACTTGTTACCAAAGTTGTGTCAAGAAGGCGAGTACAACATGGCAAAAGATGCCCCGGTCGACGTAGCCCTCTGTATGAACGCAGTGCGCGCGGTCACCAACGACGGTAGAGAGGCGCCTTGGCTAAAGGATATGGAGTGTTTGAAAACCGCCATTGTGGAGAAGGATCGTAAAATCGAGGACTTGACGGTAGCTTTGCAGGAATCTAACCAAAAATTGGTAATTACTACCGAAAAATTGACAGACGCTAACGAAAAGTTGACAGAAACTAACAATAAACTGGTCACTCTTGCCACCGCTCTAGTGTCAGCCAACGAAGGTTTAATAAAAGCCAACACCATGTTGAACGACGCTCGAGTAGAAACTGCCCAGTTAGCTAATCGCATGGCCGACGTGGCTCAAGATGTCATAGCCAAGCCCTCAGACCCTCAGCTGCTGCACTCGCTGGCCGTATGTTCGATGGGTGGAGATCAGTACGCCTTCCTACGTCCTCAAAAACGTAGTCTAAAACGTAGTTTGAATCGTCTATCTGTGGACGACAGTCAGATTTTGTTTAAAAGTGACTACGTACCCAACTCGATGAATGTCCTCAATAAAGTAAAAGAAAATCTGCCAAAGGACAAGTTCAAAGCGCGGCACAACAAGATTACTCTGCTGGAAGATTTGACAAAAGAAGATTTCGTGGAAGCTATTAACTCCTCGCTCACCCAGCGACAGGTAGCTATTATTGCCAACAAGGCAAATAATACAAAACAATAGAGAATAATGTGTCAAAAAGTTTAACACTGTTATCTTTATCTTTATTTTTATCTTTAATTTTTTCGTACAAAAGGTATATAGCGATACACAAGTTTGTCATTTGTATTTTGCTTTCGCGCTGCACAGACGTCGCCCAATAATGTCTATTGAAAACATTACAAATGGAATTAAAAGAACCATCACCAAAGCGGTTCAAGCATAGCGAAGAATCGTGTTGTGAAGACGTAAACACTACAGCACATTTTCGGCCCACAATAAAAGACGTCAATTCTACGCTTCCTACCAGTCAGAACGACGCCTCTCCAGACAGTCCCTGGTGGCTTAGAAACGAAGAAAAATACAAGCAGATTCGCCGAAATCCCGTAGCGGCGCTGAAGGCTATAAGCACGCTTGACGAAGCTTGTGATTACACATACGCGTTCATTTGCGAAAATGAAGATTGGTACTCGTTCGCTTCAGCGTTGTTTGATATTGATTTTGGAGAGGTCAGCCTGGAAGAGCGCAAAAACATCAAACGCTGTTTTGATGAAATACCTAGCAAGTACTATGACAAAACTTTTGGTGTGCCTGGTGTAAAAATGAGTATGGATCTAGCAAAAAGATTGGTAAACTAAATGTAAAGTGAATAACAAAATAAAATTTTTATACAAATTACAGTTTTTTATTTACCTAGCCATTTGTCCGGGGCGAAGTGGATGGCAAAGGTTCACATGTATGGTCTGGGTCATTGGAAAAAAATACATTATCCAACTGGTTAATGTGTAAATTGTCGACAAGTCTACCGTCCAAATGAACCTGATTGTAGCTGTTGCTGGACGCGTTAAATTGGTACAGGCGAACGCGTAACATTACCGCGGTGGGTCTGTGTACCAAAATGTGATAGTCGTCGGTGGGATAGCTGAGGACCGCCGTGAAGCGCACGTACCGGTCGCGGTGGTTGCGCAAAAAATCGTCCAAGTCTGCTTCCAGTCCGTACCATAAAGAGTTGCGACCTCTGAAACAAACAGTGACAACACATTAAATCAAAAATTAAAATATAGTTATACACACAGTAGGTTAGGTACAATAAGACATGAATACGTTAAAGAAAACTCTACCTGTTTGCACGCCACGGCTGAGGGAATATGTTGAACGTCTCCATGGGTCCGCCGAGCCGAGACGCCAAGATGTGCCCCCGCTCGTCGTAATTGCTGCTCTGAAGATTCCTGTCGACCCCGTTGTAGTTGTTGTTGACTCTGGTCGTGAAGGCGTCTCTCACTCCGGCCGGTGCAAGCGTGTAATGAGTCAACAACGCGTCCAACACGAGCGGTAGGTCCACGTCGATGGGTGGGTCTGAGAAATAGCTTATAGTGGGCAGCACCGTGTACGATAATATGGGATTAGTGTCCATGGTGATTGGGTTGGTGGCATCGAACGTTCGCAGCATGACTGTAGGATTGTTGGACCTGTGCAATAGCGCCACTACGCCGACGTCAGCATCGCAATTAAAATACAGCTCGTTTTCGGTCTCGTCGTCGGGCGCCCGTTTGATGCGAGTAGTTGCATTATATAATTCGCGTCGAAACCTGCGTTTCTTGCACAGCTGCAAATTGTTACGTGACTCGTACTGGTACACGGGGCAGTGTCGTTCCAAATTGATGGCAATCCTTCCCAGTTCTTCGACATAAGTCGGATTCAAAAAACATTGCTCCCACGTATTGTCAGAGTTGTAGCAGTAAGGGTCTCCGTTGTTCTCCTTGTACAGTTGACAGCGTGTGACGCACTTAGATCCCGAATAGGTGGGATAATCGAAGGAGTGTGTCATGTCGTCGGGAGAACAGTACTCCCAGTTCCCGTCGTGCACCCGACACCACGTGTACGAAGTGCCACCTTTTTTTTCGCAATTGTCCGCGCAAGTCTTGAATTTATTCTGGGTGGCGTGTGTTCGTGTCGCTACGAGCGCCAATCTTCTGCTGCAACGACCCCATTTCGATCTGGACACGGCACACCATTCGTGACCGTAGTTTTCAAAATTGGCACAGTTGCTGATACATTTGTTGTTAGTCTCCGTGCGAAAATGTTTGGTCTTGTTGAAAATACTAACGCACCGGTCCTCGGATCCCGACCACGTGCTAGCGCACAAATGTTGGCCGTTACGTTCGTAACAATCGCCGATGCACAATTGTGTGCGGTCGTTCAAGAGCAAAGCTTCGATCGATGAATAAAACGAATAGCCGTTTACCGATAACGCCAGCAGCAGCGACGCGCAAACTACACCGCCCAACGTCATTTCGTCGCGGCCTCGATTGACTGACTGACTGATAACTAGAACGCAATCATTTTTAAAGTTTCCACAACTCTTATCTGCTGGTCGCCACAATCAGAGTTGCTTGATGTGTAACCATCGTTAATAATAATGTTCTGTTCTCCCACCACCAACTGAGTTTGGGTGAGGCGGGCGTAGATATTTTGAGTGCGCGGTAACGCTGTGTCAAGGACTTTATTGACCATTAATTGTAATCTGTTACCGGGTTCTTGTATGAACAAGTGTATCGCGTAACCTTTGTACACCTCGAATTTGTGCTGTTCGTGTATCATAGGCTCGTTACCGCGGCGCGAATACGAAAATACTACTGTATTGCTTGCGTCGAGCACTTCCACACCTAGATACGTAGTGTCGAAATACAAGTGAGGTCCGCTTCCATAGTTGTTGATTCGGACAGTAGCCAAATTTAACACTGGCACAATCTGCATATCTAGCAATAAATTATCACCCAGACCCCTGAAGCGAAATAAGTATACAAACGTGTGTGGGTCCCTGTAATAGTCGGGATAATACTTGAGAAATTCGTTTGACGTAGAGTCGACAAACTGTGCTGCCAAATAGATGCTGTCGCGCAACTCGTTCTCAATGTACAACAACTGTTTGTGCGATTCTATGAACGCGGCCTGTTCTTTTACGCGCTCGTACGTGCTGTTTATAATGGACCCATCGGGCAAAATGCCGTTACCGATCAGCTGATGCTGCATCATGAATAGCATTGTCTCGCCCGCCGGTAAAAATTGGTCCACCAACAACAGTCTATCGTTTGTGCTAATGTTCAAACGAATCATACTGAACGTGACCGCCCTAAAGGTATAATATCCCTGGCGCATCGTTTCATTGTCCTCGAGTAAAGTGAACGTCTGCGAAGTACCATTGGTCTGATTGACTATTACCATTTCAAAGTACGGAGTGGTGTTGTATGCACGGCCGGCACGAATGTTGTTCAGATACACGGTTATCGTTTGTTCTATCGTATTGAAATATATCGTGGCCACGTAACTACGGTCGTTGCCGAATAAATGCGCCATGTCGACGGCTAGATCCGAATATACGTACGGCGTGTAGGTTAACGTTTGGTTGTAGTAGGGATGTGTAATTAGCAGGTACATGTGGTCGTTTGCCGGATGAACGGGTTCTTTGGGCGAATGTGCCAGATGGAGTTTGTAACGTTTGTCCTTGCCGCGAGGCGCACGCAACGTGTACACTCCCGGTCCCACGCCCACCAAATACATGTTACCATCCGTGGCCACCGTGCTCTCGAACACCCGCTCGTTACCGTCGTACAAACTGAACGGTTCGCCCACAATTTGCGATGGATCGTCGATAACGCACACCACTCTCACGTCCGCAACCAGATCGGTCTGTCGCAGTTCTTCCGGTATCACAAGATCAAAGTTACTCTCTAAATATTGTTTTATATCATAGTTTTTTTGCACTAGATCAAAATCGGTGATGATGTATTTAATAGGGTAACGCACACTCTGTCCCAACGCCAAGGCGCGCAAGTGTAAATTAAAGTGCACAACTTTGTCGTGTTCGTTTATGTAAAAATCGGCAGGGAACAGGCCTATTCGGTTAAAGTACAGCCAAAAGTTGTCGTAACCACAACTCATCAACCAAGCCCATATTTGCGGGTAAGGCGTCGAAGGTACGCGAGTAGTGTGCACCCGGTACGAATGGTTAATGTTACGCAGCGTGTCAAGTCCTCTTTGCGGGTTGTACAGCCACGCGAATATGCTCAGTTTCTCGAAAAAGTCCCAGTTATCAAACGGTACGTTGTTGTCGATTAGTGCTTGAATAGCCGCCTCCTTCTGGGGTCGTTGGTTCTCGTAGATGCGAGCCAGTTGCTGTCTCTTGGTTTTGTTCATCCACGTGTATTGGATGCGATCGCAGAACGAGTTGTTCCAAATTTCGATGAGGCGAGTGTTGACGGTGAACACGAAATCGTAAGCGTGGCCCAGCTCGTGAATCACCATCCAGTTTGTGGGTGACACCACGAGATAATCCCGTAAGCTGGTGTTCGCCGGAGCCGTCCAGAACGGCCCATAGTAAGCACCGCCTGGACCACCACCATCGGCTTTAACGAATGCCGCCTTGTTGGGTAGGTTTGAATCCACAGTGTCTGCGTACGTGTCCTCGACCAAACCGCACAAATCGTCATAGTAATTAATAATTTCGTTATAAAATTGATGGAGCTCAAACAGGTCCGTGTCTAGTAACACGTTTTTACTAGCCGGCGGCACCAAAATACACACCAGGTCCAAATACAGGAAGCAGTAGCCCGACGAACTCTGCCGGTACTCGCTCTTAAAGTTTTCCACGGGTCTCGTGTTAAACACGTACACGGGAAGCTGTATGTGTGGTCCGTCGATTTCGAAGTGCACCTCGGCCATGGTGTTCTTTTCACCCACCGGCCAGTCGACGAACGGCACACACTCGTGCTCGTGCTCCATCTCTATCCATTGGTCGTTGGTCAGATTTATCTCGCGCTCGGTGTTACGGTTGTTGTTCAAGAGGCGCACGATCACGGGCCTCGTGATGCCCCATTTAGCGAAATCGGCTCGAACCCGAAACTTTGTGTTTGCAGGTAAAACCACACCGACTTCGGTGCGTCTGTGTCTAGCGAATATCCAATTTTGACCGATCCTCAGCCACGGCGGCAGCACGGTAGTAGGCACAATCACGTTGTACGACATAATCTTATATTCTTACGTCCCAATGTACCGTTTATAGAACATAAAAATTATGCGATTTTTTTTCTGGTCGTAAATTCAAGCATGATGCTCTATTGAAAAAGCTAAGACAAAAGAGTAATATTCAAGTGGAAATTGTAGATGAATCCTACACGTCTCAAGCTTGTTCTTCTTGTAACCAGAGGACAGGACAATTTAGCAAGGTTAGCATGGATCACAAGAGGAGACGGGGAGTTTTTCCACACTGCTCCAGCTCGTTCGATCGTGACCAGAATGCAGCTAAAAATATACTGATCAACTATTTAAGGTCTGCCGTCTGTAGGCCAAGATGCTCTTACGCTAAAAGGGTATCGTAGCTTCCTAATGTTGTAAAATCAAACGCAATTAGGTTCAAATTTAATTTGGCATTTATTTGCGATTGGTTCTCAGGAGGTTAGGAGGTTATATTTAAGACAGCGTAATGTTGTGTGAAAGAACTAAAACTTCCATTATTTTACCGGTACCATCTTTAGCGGTGCCGCCTTATTTGAGGCCACAGGACAATTGGTTGGCGCTCAAACACGGTCGCGTTCCGGCCGGCGTTGTGGTGCACGCTAACGCGACAGTCCGCTGCCGGATACAGGAGACCGCTCCGCTAATACCGGTGCTTGTGCGTTTTTTAAACAACGCGAGAGCAAACGAACATTCAATCAATCTTACCACATATAGTTGGGTCACGTACACCGTACAACATGACAGTGCGTTGTTTGTGGACAGAACTCTGGACGCTGTCACGACACAAGTCGAAATAGAAATTGACGACGACCGCTATTGGCTTATGCCGATTTACATGTTCAACAGTTCCGACGTCAACGAATTTAAAGCGGCTTACGCTGCATCTAGCAGTCCGTACGCGTTGCTCGATTTACAAGTAATCACAATATTAGTGCCGCCTGGTGACAAAAACAGAATTCTCGAGCTGGATATAGATAGTCTAGACAAATTTTACACGCAAATTGTTACTCTCTACGATTCCATGGCCGGGTTTATTAGCTACGATCCTCAATTAGCGTCTCAATCCAATTTTGACAAAAAATTTTTTGCCAAGGCTGACGCTGGCGGTCCAGGCGCAGCTTATTACGGGGGGTCCTGGACGGCCAATAGTCAAAGTGTGTTGGGAAACTATTTACAAGTTAGACCCGGCAATTGGCTGGTTTTTCACGAAATCGGACACGCCTACGATTTAGTATTTACTCAGGGCACGAATCTCCACGAAGTGTGGAACAACGTGTACGGAGATAGGATGCAATACCAACTGATGGACGCGGCGGTGCGGCAATCCTCGGCCAGTGTATACGAGAACGGCAATAGAGTGCGCGTCGAAAACAACATTATGAATTTAATTGACACCAACGTTAACTACAGCAGTTGGTCTTTTTTCCAAAAACTAGCCATGTTTACGTTCATCATGAACACCAGATACGGGTTAGATTTGTGGCGCAACATGAACGCCGAGTTTAGGCGGTTGAGAAGTATAGAGACCAATCCCAATTACCCCAATATTAACGTGTGGCTGATGGACGCTTGCCCCGCCGATCTGGGCGCATTGTTTGATCTGTTCAATGTCGACGTGCCCGAATATTCGCTGGTTGGAAATCGTGGTATTATGGCTCGAATTTACCCATATCTAGCTAACGCCGCGAGCTACAAACCCATTGTTTACCCTATAAAATATTTAATAAAAAATTTCGATATACTCAACAGTAACTACAATGTTAAACAATACCTAGAGTCTAATTTAGATCTGGTGACACACCATGATCTCATACAGACCAACATTTATTATGAAAACATCACCATCAAGTGTGTAATCGACGACGTGTCCCAAGTGGCTGGCCAACCGTTCGCCATTTATGATGGCCTAACGTTAATATTAAATAAAGCGGTCGACTCAGCAGGAATGCTGGTGATGCCAAAAATAGGGCCCGGAGTGTACACCATTCGACCGCCCCGTGGTTTAAATAAAAGGTACCACATCAAATTCGCTGACCAGCAATTGCGTAATAATTATTTGATAGTCGATGGGATGGCACGCGATTATAGTTTAATTTACACAGAGTTTACGTACAGTCCCTATTTATTCGACGTCGGTCGCGCGTTTGGTATCAACGAGAGATTATCCACCATATTCACCGTGAATTACGACATCCAGCAAATACTTGTAAACGTGGTCAACAATCAAATTAACCCCAACTACGGCAACGCTATATATTTCAGTATATCGATAGACAATCCCACTTCCATTTTCCAATTACCAGGCAATGGCAGCAATGTACCTAATGGTGTCTATACTTTAAAATTTATACCAGGTGTTTCCGTAATGACATTACGACACACTCAAGCGAGTATGAACCGACTAATATTTGCAGACACCTATGTGTCAAATAATTCACAATTTAGGCTTATGGCGGACGACGCTGTACCAGTCAACTCCAATATAATGTTACCATCGAGAGTTGATAGAGCTATTGTTGATTTAGATTACCACTCTCAATGGTTGGACAACCATCCGACCATGCTGAACATAGAAAACGAGATAAGAGACGCCATATTCGTTACGGTGCAGGCGTTTGAGGGATCCACACATCAACAGCTGACACAACGCTACAACAGATACTATCCCGATTACTACAGATCCGACGGGCTCTACCGCATAGACATGAATGGCTTTGGCAATTTGCAACGGTTCCGATTCGAGTGCAATTTGAGTTTGCGTCGAGCCCATTTCACTCGATTCAACGCCCCGTCTGGTCCCAACGTTAATCAAGGCGCCGTCGACTACATTGGTTTTGATTTAATAACAAACACGGGTGACATAGTTTTGACGCAATTGTTCCGCGGCAACCAAAGTTTTGGACCAGCTGTCTTCAACAATCTCCACATTGACAACGGGTACAAGATAGCGCTTTTCCACGCTGAACCAAACAGACAAATTATTTACAAAAATAACATACCCCTAACGCTGACATTACAAAGAAACACGCTATTGGAAGTAAAAGACTTGCAATTGGTCTTAATCGAATAACACAAACTAAGTAATGACTTCGCTTTTATTAATAATGATCATAGCTGTAATAGTGCTAATTTATGCGTTTAGGATACCACCCCAAAAAGAAGTAGTCACCGCGGGACCTACGTGCAACACGTTCTTGGTCAACGGCGCCTTGCACACATGCCCCGATAAATACGAGTTTAACTCAGAAAAATTAACGTGTGTACCTATCGACGAGACGGGCTGCACTGCAACCGAGGTCCCCACAACCATCACCAGAAGCGAAACAGTTTGTACCGACGACATCGACTACGCGCGCACCAGGTTTAGACCGTGTCAAGTGCTTAGAAGTTGTGTAAACGGCGAAACGACTATTTCACGCGAGGGCTATTGTTTTCAAAGGTCGGGAGATGGCCAATACGAGGAAGTCGAATGTATGATGGTGCCAGGGTGTCGGTATTTAGACGCGGTACACGTGCCTACCGATTCGACTTTTGGTAACGAAACGCACAAAGATGAGGTGGTTTGTCCCGCTCCTGCGGGAACTAGTTTGTATCGTAACGCCGATCAGCCCTGCTTTTCCAGCTGGATATGCGCCAGCGGCAGCATTGACAATACTCAAAAGCATCTAATCGTGTGCAACAACGATCGATGTCAAAACGATTTAGGCACGTGTGTGGCCTGCGACAATTTTGAACGGTGCGTGTACCAATCGGCTAACACACCGCTCACCGCCATAGTAAACTCTTAACCATTGACTTATAATAAGCTTTTCGTGATGTCACATCGACAATGCGAAACTCGCGAAATCACCACTTTGACCGTTCAAGCGGTTACTACACCGTACACGAGCTCCAATCATGGTCGTAGCCCTGTGGGTGTATTAATCAAAGCTGGCGCCATCCTACACACTCGCCTTAACGTGCGCTCACCCGTGTACCCCATCCTAATAGACTTATTAAACAATAGTCGCAACACAGAATCTACAGTTACGGTGCTCACACACACGGTTCAAAGCACAGTCGTCGAACACGATAGTGTGTTATTCGTGCGATGGGTAAAGAGGCCTGGACGGTATTTTGTTGAGGTGGAAATCGAAGGCGAATATCTAGACCTACCTATGTACACGGGCCACTTGACCAGATTTCAAAGTGAATACGCCAGTAGCGAATGCGAGTACGCTTATTTGAATCTAGGCAGAGTCGCCATGCTAGCGCCGCCAGCAGATAAAGTTACAGTTTTAGCCATGGATCTAAAAATGTTAGGCAATTACTATTCACAAATTACACAACACTACGACACTACGACTGGAACAAAAATTAACGCTTGCGTACCGTTTTTTGTAAAGGCCGACGCAGGCGGACCTGCTGAACATTATTACACCGACGCATACATAGCTAACTCTGCCGACACGTTGGGCCCTTTCCTACTCAGCACAATTACTAATTGGCCGGCCCTACATCAGATAGGACACGGTTACGATTTTAATTTTACTAACCATACCGTTTTGATAGAAGTGTGGAGCAGTGTTTTGGCCGATTCGATGCAATACCAATGGATGAACACCGCCGAACGACAAAAATTGGCCACGATTTACGATGGCGATCAACGAGAGTACGCAGAGACTGAAATTGTAAAGAATTTGGCAGAATCGGCATCGTTTAACAATCTCGACGCGCAATGGCGTACAATATTGCTTTCGTTTATCCTAAAATCCCGTGCTGGTATTAGCACATGGCAAAACATGTATTTAGAAGAAAACAAAGTGTACGATATATTTTTGCGCATGGTTATGCAGTGTTCTGCCGATTTGTTGGCGTATTTTTATTTAATATCTCTAGACTTTCCGTTGTTTGTCAACGTGGAAGATAATATTTACGCCCGTGCTTACCCGTTTTCTGCGGCTTACCACAAATCCACAGTGTATCCAATGAAATTTCTCATAAGCGATTACGATACCGTCACAAATAGCTATGATCTCAAACTGTTTCTAGACTCTAATTTGAGTTTGGTCAGCATCGACGATCTGGTTCAAGCGAAAATTGTGCAAGAGAAAGTAACAGTACGATGTGTCATCGACGATCCCACACAAATCATCGACGAAATGTACAGTTTGTATGACGGAAATAAATTAATACGACAGGGTTCAGTAACAGACGACCTTAAAATTGAATTTACGCAATTGTACCGTGGTGTTTACACGTTACGACCACCTCGTGGTTTGGACAAGCGATACAAAATAAAGCTGGACACAAAGTACACGCATTTGATTGTTGACGGTACCGAAAAAGAACACACACTCGTGTACACGTCCTACAACATGAGCGATCTTTGTTATCACACCGGTCACATACTTTCTCCGCAAAACGTTTATTGCGCCACTTTTTATATAGACTTTGTACTGAAAAAAATTGTTATACACGTGTATCTCGCCGATCCCGTTCCAGGCAGTCCTAATACACAATTTGTGCGTTTGCTAGTGGACAAACCAGTCAACACGTTTGATATTATGGGTGCGAATACTCTTTTAGGTAGACACGAACTTGATTTTATGGCTGGAGCAAAACTACGGATCAACGTTTCAGCAGAACATTCGCCTTTGATAATATTTGACAACGAGATCCTGTTCGAAAACACATTAACGCTATTAGAAGATCATATAGAGGAAATGCCAGATAACAATTATATTATCGAAAATATCAACCAAGCCAAATACTGGTTGGACACTCATCGAGACGTGATGTTTGTCGATAACGAAGTGAGTGACGACATATATTTAGCTGTGCAACATTTTAAAACTCAGGATAATATATACGAAGAACTGGTCACAGTATTTCAACAATGCTTTCCCCTCAAACTTCGACCCGATTATAATTATTTAATGACTTTCAACAACAGCGCTGGCAGACCTGTCATCGCTTTGTCTTGCAACACTTTAACTAATATCGCTAATTTAATTATTTACACTGGACTCGTGGACGATACCAACGATTCCAACGTGTACGTTGGAGTGGAAATTATTACAGATGACGAAATTCTGTACAGCAGATATTTAACTAGCGACACTGAAATAACGAATCTAATCAATATTAACAATATACTTGTGAAAAATGGTTCCATCATCAGATTGATGCATGCCCAACCACAAAATCTACACTTGTTTAAAAGCAATCAAGCTCAAGATGTCATCTTTAGTTCTGTGAACACTTTAATAGTTGTCAACAATCAGCTGTTATTACAAGCAGAAACGTAAAAAAATTGTCACCATATTTATTGTGGCAAAATTTCAAAATCGACATTAAATTTTTCAGAGTTTCAAAACATCTGCAAAAAGGTCGACATTAAAATTTTTACCATATGGAATAAATTAAATTTTGTGTCAGTATTTCATAAAATTGTGGCAAATTTTTAAAATCGATATTAAAATTTTCAGAGTTTTAAAACATCTCTAAAAAGGTCGACATTAAAAAATGTGAAATATGAGTTTTATTAAATTTTGTGTCACACATTATATACAAAACAAAGTGGCAAAATTATGAAATCGACATTAAAATTTCCAGAGTTTTAAAACATCTCTAAAAGGTCGACATTAAAAAATGTGGAATATAAATTTTATTAAATTTTGTGTCACCCAAACAATTAAAATTTTGGCAAAATTACGAAATCAACATTAAAATATTTCAGATTTTTTAAAACTCTATTTTGGGTCGACATTAAAAATTTTACCATTTTAATTTTAGAAATTTTTTTGTCAAAAACATAAAAATAAAGTGGCAAATACCAGTTAAGACTATAACATGCCGACCGAAATGCTAATAATACTCGTGTTAGTAATTTTGTGTATTATATTTGCTTTGTCGATTAATGTGTTCAATAAAACCACTGAGATAGTACCTTACATAACACCTATAGAACCAACCAGTTACACGGATGACTTGGAGCATTTTGAAGAGTACTATTTGTCTACACTTTCGTCAAAATACATGCAGAAAGCAGAAAAGATCGCCAATCCAACACGAGCCTTCACCAATGACGGTAACATGTTCCAAGGATTACAACCATGGTCATCACCGCCAGATTTTGGGGTGGCCATGCACACGTTGATCGGTTACGGTGTCAGGTTAAAAACACCCGGCGACGCTTTATACGAAAACTACGAGTTGGCCGAAAACTTGTGTAACGCAATTATCATGATATTTAACCATCTACCATACCCGGCTCCAGTAAATTCCGCACCATGGGGACCGCGCACCGATTGGTATCACTTTAGTATCACGATGCCAGAGTGTTTGCAAAACACATGTATCGTGTTAAGAGGTTACTTTGACGTGTCAATGTTGGTGGAGCATATTTTGTACTATTATCTACCTGAACCCACTCTATCGATGGGTTGGCGCAGGACGGCAGGTAACGCCATGCGCATGGGTCTGCCGTACGCGTACGGTCAGTTGTTGCGTGGGTACTCGTACAAACATATCAGGTTTGAACCCGAAATGGTCTACGTCCTGAATATAATCAATTTTCCTTTGGTGCCTGTCGGTAACGGTATTCACTATGACTACGCGTATTTTGATCATACCGACGTCAGAGCCTACGGTTATTTGTTGAACAGCTTTTTCACATTTAGTTATTACAACTTTTTGTTCGGCGACGAAGTAGTGCACATGGACAACTTGAACGCGTGCATAAATTTGGTAGGCAGCCCAGGGGGATATGTGAATCCAGCGGTTTTATCACGTCAAGGTAGCAACTATTCCAATGTTATAGGTTCGTTCGTGCCTTACAAAAACGAGGCTGTGAGTGCCGACTTTAGCAAAATCTTGACTGTACGAACGCCGCTATACTTTGGTAGTGTTGTCGGACAGACTCCGGGAGTGGCTTATTACGAAGCCGACGAAAACAATAATCTGCACGCGCCTCTGTGGGCAATGACTCGTAAAATATGGGCCAACAACGGTCGCATAATTAGGTACAGACCCGGTATGCTAGGTTTAGAATCGGGTATCATATTGACGCTGAATTTGAACGGTGTGTGGAGTGTACCAACTACAGGACCCAGTACTAGTAGTTTTCATCCAATCTTTGCTCAAACAGCAATATGCACCACTGGCGACGCAGGAGTGATGGTATCTAGGGTTCGATTGGAAGAATTAAATTTGGCATACGACAGTTATACACTGTATCACAATAACGGTATGTTTCAATTGTACGACAATATATTGTCTATTAGACCTATATCGAACAGTGCTAGATGTGTAGTGCTAACAAAAGATTTGACAGTTGACACGCCTTGGGAGACTGCATCTAATGTGGCCACATCAAATATGGTGACAGCCCGACATATTAACATAGCCAACAATCCTAGTTTTTCAAATTTTGCCATTAGATCTTTTGACAATGTAAACATGCAAACTCTAGAACAATTGATCGGAGCGGATTCCATAAACGCTGGCGTCGGCATGTCGTGTTTTAGCCTAACCGTCAGCGATACTATTGACGATACTCGAGCGTCTCGTGTTAATACCAATGCTTTTGTAATTACCACCGGTAGCTTGGAATTGGCCGTAGAGTTCCCAATGGTCGTGTTAAAAGACAACAATACACGTCAAGTCACAATAAACGATGCGTCCAGTGACACGCGTAACACTCATGAATTGCTGTTCAGTAAAGTGTATAGCCTGTTAACTTACGTAAATTTGAACATTGAAAATTTATTTTCTGACACAGTAAAACGATTAGACGACCGATTCGTGTATAACAACACACAAGCTAACCAGTTTAAATTTGTGTATCAAAATATGTGAAATTCGTGTACTTTATTTTATTAAAAAGTTTGTCAACGTATCATAATTATTTTACGTCAATGAACTTCAACAAATGTGTGACAGACGATTTTGATGTGTTGTACCAATCGATTTTAGACCAAGGTTTGCAGTTTTGTTTATCTTGCACCACTCCAGAAGTGTTGCATACGAGTTTAAAAGAGCTGCAAGATCGTAAAACTTACTTGTGTTGCGCAATTAATTTGTCTACCACTAAATGCGTTTTGCACAATTGTGTGGTGGTTATAATTGGCACAAAACTAGACGCACAGTTTCGCAAGGAAGAGCAATGCTACGGATTCGAAGGTACCTACATAATCGACGGACGACACTTTTCTTTTCCCAACATCATGATGAATAACAACATACTGCTGCACAATTTTTTCGATAAACAATACCCGCGCGACAAGAATATGCGACGAATGTTCTTGTACGGAAACTACGACGAAGAGAAAAGCGTGAATCGTGCCATACAACTAGTTTACGATCGTCAAGACGACATATTGTATGTTAGAGACGTGTGCGCAAAAGATTACATTGTCGACAGCGGAATAAATCAAGTGTTAAAAGATTACCTAAAATGCAGCGGTAAATGGTCAGAAATGGACTTTGTTTTCGACTTTGACACGTCTGATGACTACTTGTTCTCAGCATTAAAGAAAATCATGAGTATAGACATTGACTACACCATAGATTCGTTGTCAAATAAAATTATATACAAACACGCATATCTCCTAAGATTGACATACAATTGTGTGTTAATTAAATACGCTTCACTGGTAACATCATATGTCGATGGAATTAAAAAAAAGAAGCCCAACTTTACAGTGATGTTTGTGAACGAGAGTAAAAGAATACACGACATTATTATATCGGGTAAATTAATTCAGAGTGTTTCAAAGACGCTGAGCAAGCAAAAAAAATACGACCACGACTATAATTCTAACAACAACAACTTAGAGGTGTACCCACTAAAGTATAGAATAGGCTGCGAAGTGTTGCGTGTTGTGAACGAGAATCTGCAGCAAGACATGTTGAAACATACTAAAGATTACGTGAAATTTGTTGATAGTTTCTTTCACGGCGAAATGACAGTAGCGGGTAAGAAATTTTTTTTATGCAACAATGTGGTGCTTCCCAATTTAAATTATAAACTGGTTGGTGAAAAATTTAGCGAGTTGATAGACAAAGGATTGTTTGGTCTGTGTAAAAACCATTGGAACGACGACAACGTGGTTATGGTGTCTTTCAACAATAGACCGACCGTGTTAAAATGTAAGCCCGACGATTTAATTCCCATTTATTATGAATTAAAACGAGGGTACTCGCCCGTTGAACTTAAGTACGCCAATGGTATTTTGTTCGTAAACCATCACGAAGGTATGGTAATGTTAAAACGAGTGGTTCGCGTATTTAAAAACGTTTACATCAACACCCTTCAAACTCCGTACGAATATCACAATTTAAACAGTATGGTGCACACAATGGACGATCTAACGTTTGAAGACCTGAAAGACGATGTGACGTGTCTAATGTCAACCATGATTCATTACTATTATCGCAACTACTTGCACATATTTCCGTCGGTTCCCGGAGCTAAATTGATTGTGAGCCTGACAAATCTTAAAAACGGTATGGTTGTCAATAGTCCGTTAAAATTAAAAAATTTAGACTGGTTACCTTTAGGTCACAGCGTTGCCGTGGACGATTCGATTCGTTGTAACGATAGAATGTTTTGTCTGTGGACCATTGTGCGCGATAGCAAATTAAAAACAGCCGAAGATCCGTACATACCCCATTCCGATCTACCGATACGCGTTTACAACAACAAAATTCACAAACTGCGCGGTAAGCTCGATGTGCCGGATGCATTTTTACTATATCGTAAATCGTACGATGGTTACAATACGATGGATGTGCAGGGTGGTCATAGTTTATGTATATTCGGGACAGTGGTGTGTGGCTCAAAGATCAATTGGTCTCACGACGGAAAAAAGTTTAAAATTGAATATTGCACGAACAAATTAAATCATGTGTATCGAATATACATGTACTACCGCCGTGTGCCGGGGCAATCAATAGAATTGTTGACGAGCGAGTTGAACCAAATCAAAAACGACGAGTTTAACTTGAAAATTCAATTGGTGATTAGCGTTTCAGATTTAGAAGGGTTAAAAATTTGTGGTATACATGGTCAAAAAGGCGTTTTAAACGAGGCTGAAGATTTGTCAATGTGGCGGTCAAGCGACGGAGTACACGCTCAAATATGTTTGTCGCCCATTTCGTTTTTATCGCGGCAATCAAATTTCGACGGCCTACCAACAAAATTGTGTCACATTAATGGTCACGATTATCCCATGTTTCTGATACCGTACATGTTTTTTAACAATACGCCAGATAATATTTATAAAGAATTTATAGGTCGCAGTATAACTGGCTACGAAAAGTTGGAAGGCACACGCCTAGATCAATGGAGTATCAATCAATCGTTCATGGGTAATCGTCTACCAGAGGGTTTACATTGCGTGCGCAACGGAAATAATACACTACACGATTCAGGACAATACAATGTATTTAAAAGCTTATTATATTGCAACAATATTACTGTTGTACAGGGGTAACAGTACACAAAATAACACAATTAATAATTTCTTTCAAACATTATTAGAGGTCTAACAAACTCTACTCCTCTATAATCAAACACATCATCGACACACCTGTCTTCTATCACACCGCAAACATTGACATCACTTTGTAGACTGTTTGACCATTCGAACTTGGACTTGAAGTTATATCCCAAACAATGCAAAGTATGCAACATGCTTTTAATGGTCTTGTGGTCTTGTGGTCTTGTTGGCTAATAATGGCAATATACAATTTTTTTGTAAGTGAAGGTTCACCAAACACAGCTGGCTTCCTGTAGTCGTACTCGTATTTGTAATGGTCAAAATTTTTCTCAAAATAGCTCGATCCTCTATGAAATGTCAATTTTAAAGGGTTTGCAATTTTGTATTCACTGTACGATGCTGGCAAGGCGTATTGATGATTGATAACCATGTACAACTGCACAATTTGTATATATTGGGCGTACATAAAAAATTGATTTGTCTCACCCTCCACCCGCACATCAACACCGTGCCAGGGTCGAAAAAAAGGCTTGGTCTTGTTGATAAATGTGGCATAGTTTTCGATGTAACTGTCAAAACTGTTTCTGTATTTGTCGTAATTGCTCATGGGGCGATACAAATGTTTCGTAGACGGGTCTGTGTACGGGGTCAAGTAGTACTGTATTTTCTTGAACTTGTCCAATTTAATATTATAACACTCTGCCAACTGACAATCCATGTCCATTAAGAGCACAAAAGTCTCGGGTATAATATGACTATTAAATATAAACTGCAGTTTCATGTAGTCAATCTTGTTTATCACGTGTTTGAGTCTTTCCATATTCTTGCTCTCCGGGTAATTTTTAAAGTTTATAAACTTGACTGGTCCAACTGCGGGTATTTTAGCGCTTGACTCATTTTCTACGTAATACAGCACGTAATATGTATAATATTGCGAATAGTACAAAATATTGTGCCAAAAAGGATGACACGTAGAGTTGTATATAAATTTATCTTTGTTGTACCACACTGACACAAGTGCAAAATCCATAATGGTAGACGGGCGAAATTAAACTGAATAAAATTATTTGCAAAGATTTATTTATATCAATAAACACCGATAACACACTGTTATCTACAATGGTTTAGATATCATACTCAAACTCCTCCTCAAAGTCGTTGTATGTGTCCAGTAGGTCTTGAGTGGCGTACACCTTATCCACATCGGACATTTTCATGACACACTCTTCTGGAATCTTGTTTACCAATCGTAGTCCTTCGCAGTGTGTCACTCTGCTAAGCGCCACGTACGTTTGTCCTTTTGCAAAAATATTCACTGGGTGAACAATTAAATTTTTCACAGTCATACCTTGAGCTTTATGTATAGTAACCGCCCAAGCATAACATATTGGTAGACCAGTGACCACCTTGACAATAGTGTATTTGTCCGTTTCAAACGCAATCTCGACCATGTTGATTTTCTCCATTAGCCCGTCGCATTCGCGTTCAACTAGAACGCCACGTTCGTCGATGGCAATCACTGTGCCGATGTCGCCATTGCAAAAAGCCAGTCCTTTAAGATTGTGTGTTATCATTACTCGAGTACCAACGCAATACTTTAATTTATCTCTAAAAATTAACTCTTCCTGGCCCGACGCGTAAACCATCATACTGTGCAATCGCCTTGATTCGCGACGCACACTCAATTGCAAAATGTACTCCACAACTGGTTCTTCGCTGATTGATTTAATGTGCGCGTAACACTTTGAATTGATGTAATCCGCTTCTCTGTGGGTAGGCACAAGAGAGGTGCATTCAAATTGGTCCTGAACGGTGATACTATGGTTCATGACTTTTTGATTAAAAAACTCCAAACATTTCTTGTCTCCAACGCGCAACAAGTTGAGGGCGTCGATAAAGTCTGACTCGGACTGCCGCATGTTTATAGTCAGATGATACAAACGTAGCGATTTCCAGATGTCAGCACAATATGGTGGGAGTTGGTAACACTGCTGGTTGCTGATGGGTGGTAATTGGTACAAGTCTCCAAATATAATCGTATTAACACCTCCAAAGGGTAAATCCATTCTGGTGTTTTGCTGAAAATACGTGTGTATGTTCTGTAGCATTTTGGCCGGCACCATGGACACCTCGTCCAAGATAAAATAGTTTGGTGTACCCACGTTTTTGTTGTTGGCGTTTAGATTGCACTTGAAATCGAAACCAAACTGTTTATGAATGGTTTGTCCGTCAATATTTCTAGCCGCCAGATTTGTAAAGCTGACCACCCACACTACTTTCTTGCGATCAATCCAATGGGTGCGTAGCGATTTCAATAACGCACTCTTGCCGGTGCCAGCGCTGCCCGACACAAAGATTGGTTCAAAAGAATCTCTCTGTGTGACGTAATCAAAAATTTGTTGCTGTTGCTCGTTTAATTTAGTAGGCGCGTTCAGTCGACAAATACGTTTGGTGTCTTCTTGTTTATCATTGCAAACCGCTTGACGTTTCATTATGTTTATGTGGTAGAAAGAAAGCAAAATAATTTATAAAAATTTTATATCAAACAATCAACGTTGACTAGTAACGGTCGCAATCGACTGAATGAGGAGAATTGATGACAGTAGCTTTTATACATTCCTGGTTAATCTTATCATCGCTGATGGTTGTGGCACAACAATAATATTTTAGATGGTTATCATCTGCTACAAACACGTTTAGTTTGGCGAGTTCTAGCGCTAGCGTCGTGTCGATGTTAAGTGGAATAAAAGAATTGATTCTGCTCTGCAGCGTCAAGTAATTTCGGTGCTTGATGTCGGCGTACCGTACGTTTCCGTGTTTCGAGTTGCAAACATGCTGAGCAAGTATGTTGTCAACATCGTTTTCTAATTCAACATGTTTCTGGCAAAAATGACATTTAACACAACCGTTCCAATAATAGAATCCGTCTCTGGCAAGTTTCTTGATATTTTCATTTTTAACGTTAGGCAAATTGTAGAAAGAAAATAGTCTGTTCCGTTCCATGACGAACTCCATATGTTTTGCGTTTTCAGAAAGAATTTCTTTCAAATCACGCTTTTCATTATTAGCATAGTCATTAATCATCTCTTCGTCTCTCTCCACAAAATGAACTTCTTCCGTGTCTCCAATCTTGACGAGATACACACCAAGCACTGCACCCGACACGTACATTTGACTTTGTAATTGTCTGTAATGATCGTTCTTCTTCTCCACCCTCACCTCTATAGGACCCTGTTTGTTGATGGTAAAAGCCGTGTGTTTTATTCTGTATCGTGCTTTGTTGTTGTTCAAACTTCGTCTAATAGATTCGAGGTTCGTGTCTTTGTACGTAAAAGGACATTTGATTTCTAATACGATTATTTGTCCTTGCTCGTTGACAAAATAAGCGTCCGGAGAGGCACTATACAAACCAATCGGACTTATAAACATGCCGCAATCCAGCACGGTCTCTGTAATTTTACAACTTAGTTTCTCCTCAATCTTTTCTATAATGGTACGCATCAACAGTTGGTTCTTTTTAACAACCGTTTCCTGCTCGTTACCATAACGGATGGCTTCGTTCTTGTCTGATACAAAATTGGAGCACCCATTACGATTTGATGCAGTTTTTCTGTTCAGTCGTAACACACCCCATAGCGCGTTGTTGCTCTGCCCTCTGGTGGCGCGTTCCAATGCAAAGATTTCTTCGCGCGTATTGACATGTCCCGGCTGCAGACGCGCTACGTAGTTGCTATAACTGTATTTATCGCACAATTGCTGCTCGTACTCGTTCATCGCTAATTTACTTTGAGGATTATTGCTGCTGTCGTCCATAGCGTACGCTGGTCCAAGGAAAACTGAATTGTTATCTTGTGAAACTCGTTTATATTTGTACGTGGGATAATTTTGAAACCGCATAGTTATAACGCGCTCGGTATGACGCGTTTGTTCCATATTGCGGCAATATGTTGTTGCAACTGTTGATTATCTGCTCCTGTCTGACATGTTATTCGATGACACAAAACGTCGCCAGCGATTCTTCGATAGCTTTGGGTAAAGGCCACACGATTTTGTACAACGGTGATACACCTCTGTATCCTCGATCGTTGTCTCAAAACGCGCCAGTGTTATCTATATCAAAATACGAAAATCACACTTTTTATTTCTACCTTGACCACAAAGTCAATAAATATTATGTGCGCGATGACACGTGTCGATTTTTGTGCCTCAACCCATGCGGGGTGGCATACATGACCAACGTATTGGTTAAACACCATTGCAAGTTTCGTATAGAAAGTAAAGCCGCCATGCACCGCATCTTCGTGCCAAACAGCGCTCGCTCTGACAAAAATTCATATTACCGCTACATCATGTTTAATGCCAAATCAAACGTGGTTCAAGGAAAAATTAATGTCAAGGATATCGACACGATTCCGTACGAATTTAAAATAGTTTCGACAAAAAGCGAGCAAAAAAAGTGTACCAAAATTGCTAAAATGGCCGCAATCAATTTGGATGCGACGAGCAGTTCCAGATGTGAATTGCCCAAAGTTAGCGAAGTTACTGCCGATGATGTCACCAGAGAAATTAAAGTGTACAGTAGCAATAAGTATTTTTACCACCTAAGACTGGTTGATGGCTATGTCACCAGTTTAGGCACATTAGATGTAATAATGGGTGATCACACAAGGTTTCACAAGGAACAACTGTTGAACGAGACCAATGTTTTTCGAAACACAGACAATTGTAAATATTTGTGTATGGACGTGTGCGGTAAAGTGTACATGTCGTTGTCATACAAAACCGATTGTTTGGTAAACGTTATAGGAACCACTTTGACGAGCAGTGTCTATTTCCAGTTTGTTCGCCATAATAATTATTTAACTGTAAATAGTGATGGATCATTGTCTAATTCTACGACACGCACCTATCGCGGTCAGGTAAAAATGGATATGACCGAGAACCTTGTTCTAGACGCTTACGATAAAAAATGCAACATGATCAACACCAATATTGACGACGAGGACGAGGACGAGGACGACAAAGACTGTTCATCGCAGCCAACAGTTAGCAGTGATTCTAGTGTCAAAAATGTGTCGTATCCATTGACAAAATCTGTGTTACCTACCCTGTTATTTTATTTTGTGTTCAAAAATGGAACCTTTCATATGGATTTACAGGTTGACAAGGAATAATTGATAATAAATAAAAAAGTTGATTAGCATACAAACATTTTATTTTCCAAACGATTTCATGATTACATGCCTATACAAGTAGCAGTAGTAACCGACGAACCCAATTAAAGCTAAAAATAGAATAGTGCACATACAATGGCACATTTTTATACAGCAGCGACAACCGCAGCCTCCTTCTGGGTCGCCAAAGTTTTCGGTAGTTTCAATGTTGTCGAGACAATTGTCGCAACAAAACCCCATTTGAACGACAACAATTTGCACATGGTGATTTATTAGTGATTGTGTTCTTCGTTCACACGTGTTACCATTGTTTCGTGTGATGTCTACTCTGCCAAGATGCGCCCGCGTCCGATTTGAGCCAATTCGTGTATTCCTTTTGTTTTGTTTGTTTAGCGTACTCGTGGCTGACTACTTTATCCACTAAATTCCCCATGGTAAATCTTGTCGATGAGCTCTGATTACTGTTGTACCCCTTATTTTTACTATTATTACAATTATAAAAATCTTGTTTGCAGGTGTTGGTGGAAGCGTCGCGGTAGGTAACTGTATTGTATTTGTTGGACGACATTTTAGTTAATTTGCTGGTAGATCAATATCGTGATTAATATCAGTTATTAATTTAACTGACAGTTGATATTTAACTGTTAACTAGCTTGTGTTGTTAAAGATATTGGTTTCCTAGTTTTTATACTACTCGAAAGGTTACAGAGGTTAAATTAAATCGATAAGAAAATTTTAAAGGTACATGTTAGTATTTAATTTGCAAGGCCGTCAATCGTAACGTCATTGTTGAGACAACTGCTACGCTGACATGTCGTTCAAATGCTTTGTGTACGTTTACAAAAAATTGTTGCAAATGACAACAAATTCGGAAATTACAATTTTGCTAGCAACGATGCGAGACAAGCACAACGTGACTTTGGACGAAATGCGCATGTGGTTGTGTCTATTGGTGGCGTTGTCGCAGAAACGTCGCATATCCGACAAACATTTGTTGACGGTTTTCAGTAAAATTGAAACGCCACATATTGACCGCGCTAATTTGGCTGAAGCTTTTAAATTGTACGGTGTGGCTGAAACGTGCGCTAGTGTTGTAAAAAACAATGGCACTCGATCGTTGACTGTGGCGGATGCGTATTTTTTTTTCGAAAAATTAAAAACAATCACCACGAAATCAGCTACGTTATTGGCTCATTTTAAAACTATTATACCCATATGTGACAAAGAAGACGTTGAAAATTTGGTCACATTCATCAGAGACAGCGGTAGAAACAGACGGGTGTTGTGTAAAAAACGAAACGTCCAGCTATTCAAACAAGTGCTAGGTAAAAAAAGTATGAAAACCATGAGCAATAATGCTGTGGCTTCTGTGGTGGCTGGTAAGCCTGTGGATGCCATGCTGGCGTTGCCTTGTAAAGATTTCAATCAATTAAATTATCAAAATTATTGCGTCGAGATAAAGTACGACGGCGAGCGGCTGCAAGTGCACAAAATGAATGATGGCACAATTGTTTGCTACAAGCGCAACATGAACGCGCACACAAAATGTTTGGTGGAGTTGTTGCCTTTTTTGGAGGACGCATTGCGAGATGTTAAAGATGTCATCATCGACGGAGAACTCATGGATGGAAACGCCGGATTTATTGCCTTTGATGTGCTCATTCACAACGGCAGAAACATGATGAATGCCGATCTGAAAACAAGGAAACTTTTATTGTCTACGTGCGTCAAAGCAAACGAACGAGTTGTGGTAATTGAATACCATGAATCCAACGACAGAAATCTGGTGGTGGATCTAATAAAACGTTACCTCAAAGAAGACGTGGAAGGTGTTGTAGTTAAAGATTTGACTGCACCGTACGAATGCAAAAAGAAAAAATGGCTTAAAATAAAGAAATCATATTTTGAGAATGTGTGTAGCGCTGATTTAGTTGTGGTGGGTGGATGGAAGCCCGACAAGGATAAACGAATTGTTATTTATTTGGTGGCAAGTCCGTACTTTGATTACACGTTAAAAATGTGGCGGTTTGTGGCAGTGTCTAAAGTAAAAATTGCCAAACATAATCTGGAAGATTTGATGAAACCCGTGACCGAAACACCCGACTGGTTGGTGTTGGATTCGGATATGAAACAGCCGCCCAACATGGTGGCCATAGATCCGACGGCGATGCCGGTGTGGGAACTGCAAGGTGATTTTATTAGGTCGACAACTAATAAAGTGTCTATCCGTTTACCACGATTTATTAGAATTAGAAGCGATAAAAACTATTTGAACGCCACGCGCATGTTTGAATTGAAAATCTTGGCAAACATTCTAACTATGCCCAATTTGCTTAACGATGAAATTTTGATACAGTATTTTTTGAAAGATAATCTTAAACAAAAGGAATCTTAGGAGTTGTGTTGATCGATGCTATCCAAATCACTTTCGGATTTTAACAATAGTATGTTAGATCGAGCTTCTTGTCTGGCCATAACGCCTCGTTTACCTATCCAAATGTATTTAAATTCGGGTAGTCGGGACCTGACCTTGTGTAATAGCAGTTTGTATTTTGTGGGTGCTGCGGCAAATATTTTAATTTTTGAATCAATGTTTGTTTCAGGAAACACGTCGCACACCTTAAGACGGGCCTCTCGAGATTTTCTTTCCCATTCGTTGACCAATCGCGGATAACGAAGCTTGACCAAGATTCCGTTACCTTTGACGTTAACGTCTACCGCATCGTTTTCGTTAAGATTCATAGCTCTGGCGATACTAGCTACATTAAACACGTGGTCGTTGGAAACGTCTTTGATGCCGAATATTTCCACGCTACTGTCCAAGTCATATTGCATGATCAAATAAAACACCTTATAACAATGTGTGCGTTTTTTTTACTTTAAAAATAATCTAACAAATGGTTTGGAAACAAAAAAGGCGAAGGTATGTGACTAATTTCGCCTATACATAATTGGTTTTGTTTGTAGCAAATTTTGAAATCTTTCAAATACAAATTGAGAAACACTACCGTATTGTGATAAATATCTCCACCGCAAAATTTTACCCGCCCATGACTGGTGATGTGTGAATTTAGACCGTCTAGCGCCCGCTCGGACACCGTGTCGACATCGTAGAAATCGGTCTGTCTGTATTTTTCCGTGCTGTCCACCAAGTTTTTGCTACCCTTGGCGCCAGACTCTACTATGCTCTTAAAACAACCATCGTACTCTTTTATTTCGTTTTCGTCACACACCATTTCCTCGGTATCTATTAAATTTTTGAGGGCTACAAACAAAAGAGTGGCAAAATTTGAACTTAGCATCAAGGCTACGTCTCGCAGTAGGCACTCTAAGCGAACGCTAAAACTTTCACTCCTAGTGTTGTTCCACAGTTTGTACGCAATAGGGTAGCGTTGCAACAATTGTTCAACTTTGTTAATATTTTTGTGTAAATAATATATTTGCTGCGACACAAAAGCCAATTTGTTTTTGTCAAAACATATAAAACTAAACACTGGATCACAGTATAATAGAGATTCCAGATCGATCAGCGAATTTGGGTATGGCAGATAAGTAATGACCTCTTTGTCGCCATCACAATCACGATTCGCTCCTACAAACGTACCCAGCCCCACCTTAATGTTCCAATTGTACACGTTCTCGTCGTTATGTTGCGGCGCAATGACTCTGGAGATCTGTGTTGACAACTGTGAAATGTTGGGATGACGTGTATTCCACACTTTTATATTGTCCAGTTGCCTGCCAAAGTATCGTTGAATAGACGATCGTGGAGGTATAATTTCGTTGATACCGTTGAAACATTGCACGCTGGCGTAAAAACTAGCCGTGTTGAGGAAAGTCGAATACAAATGTTGGCCGGCGTATCCGTTTTTGTTTTGTATCAAATCCTTTAGCAAACCCTGAGCCAGCGAAATTTTTTGCATGCAACCCCAGATGTTAACCAAGCCGCCCTCTTTTTTACTGTTAAATTTTTTATTCAAAAACACTAAAAAATTATGGTCCCATAGAGTAAAATTGGGTAAAATTAAATAATTTATGTCGTCGGTGAACCTGTTAATTTTTAACTTTCTCAAGTAAACATTATCTTTAATGTTTGTGACCACAATATTATTAGACAAAATAACTCTAGCAAACAATCTAGTATGGTCGTTACTCTCAAAACCTTCTTGGTACACATTCATCAATTGGCCAATAATAGAATTGTAAAAACCGCATTTACTCTGTTTCAGGTCTGACAATAAATCGCGCACGAACTTGCCAAATCTTTCGCAAGTCATCTGTACGCAATTTTCAATTTTGTTAATGTCCGTCAAATATTCAATGCGACTCGGTGGTTTATTTTCAAAAATTACCAACGCCATTGTGATTGCGCTGTGCCACAAATTTTTAATAACTACACAAAAAGTACCATGATATTTACATAAAAATGAGAAAAAAACACAAAAAAAATATGTATAACAGTTTATTTACTATTCAAATCCTTACACATTGTGTCGAAACGTTTCTTTATTTTTTTAACAGTCCCACTGTCTGGTTCGTATAGCTTATGTTTCATTCTCCTCTGTAATCCAACAAGCAAACGTTTGCGCTCGCTCTTTAAGACATGTTGATTTTCGGACGCAGGCCATCCAAGTTCGCCATTATCTTGATGCATACTAGTTATAACGTCTGCTTTGTACAGGTCGCTCTTTGACAATTCGTGTCTGTGATTTGCTCTGTGGGGTCGCAAGTACCTGCTCATAAAATTTTTCGGCAATAAACTATATTCCATGCCACAAAATATTGGTCTCGGTTGCCAATGTTCCTCTTGCATAAACCAATCGTAAACATTGTCGAAAAATTTGGTGAAAGGTGACACGCGGTACCGATTATATAACGTATAGTAACAATTAATTTTACTGGCCTTTACGACCTTGTGCCAATCGCAAATATAATTACAACCGCTTTTTCTTTCGTATTTGTTGTTGTTGTAGCAATTCACTTCGTCCTCAGTAAAACTATACACATTGACTAAATCAAAAAAACGCCACAGTTTTTCATACTTTTTTAAATTAACCAGCCTATGATTGTAAAATTGTTGGTCAGATCTTGATTCCATTTCAAACACGCCACCGTTATCTTGAGCGTATTTTTTAATGGCGTCAGAAAACAACACAGTGTAGTGGTCGTGTTGACATTTAGTCACATATTCCGAATGTTTTCCTGTGTAACCACTGTATGAAGTACCGTACTCACACTTTGGTATACATGTGCTGTTGGGTTTATTGCAATAGTAATAAATTCTAGACCTGTTAAACAAGTGTGGCGTAAGCGAAAATACGTTTTTAACAAACCATTCATAACCCGCGTCAAATTTTACGTTTTGAATGATTCTAAAGAGTCCTTTGGTTTTGAACAAATGAATATCGCCATCGTATACACACCAGCGTTCAATTTCTTTGTTGTCCTTGTCGTCCTTGTAAATGTATTTAATCTTGCCATAAATTTCGCGTTCGTAATAATTTATCAGCGGATCGTCTTGCAAATCAAGTAAATAAATTAAAAGTCTGCTGCCATAGTACGTGTTTGTAAAGCGTGTGCCTAACTCTGTACCTGCTCCATTAATATGTTCAATATACTTTATCACTTTGTCGCGTTCACTAGAATCCTCCAGCACATTCCTGAAATGCTGTGCGTTCATATCGCATCGTGCCCACACGTTGACGTCTCGCTTGTCGCCAAACAGCCGCTTGAAATCCTCAAAAGTAATTTGCTTATTTTTGTTCAAAACGCCACATTTTTCCTCAATTATAGTGGCTGGCTTGAGTGTCAATTCAGCCGAATGTTTTTTTCGCAATTGTATAACGTTAGTAGTGTCAAAGTGTATGTTACAGTTTAACAAATCACCACGAGGCCGGTCACCACAAAAATCTCGGTCTTCACATTTAGCATTCGGAGTTGTAAGAAAAATTACTTGGCCCGTACTAAAAGGGCGATTTGAGTGTTCATGTACGCTCACCGCTCCCACCCATGTACCACCAGCGTCATGTATTTGTTGCAGCACCGGTAATAGTTTCTCATGGCATTTCTTCGGGAATAAGTAAACCACATCGCTAGGGGTCACGTTGTATTTGTCGTATTTGTCGTATTTGTTATCGGTCATGCTGAAATGTTTCGAGTAATAACAGCACGACAAAGTGGCACGACCGTGTCCGTCGGTGATTACGTTTTGTACGTAACAATCGTAGGCTTTTTCGTCACTGGGGTCGTTTGCTGTGGGATTGCAGGAACACTGGGGCGCAAACAAAACACAATAGTACGCCTCCTTTTCCTGCACCGTATACATTTTTCCGCAGCACCGAAACATGATTGCCACTTTGTGTGTCCAACAGCCGACACCGTCTTCGTTGTCCGCAATCAGTGTCTTTAGTGTCAGGATTCGCTCCATGTCTGTATCTGTGTATTAAACGGAATGATTCTAAACGGTACACAACTCGAGTATAAATACGCTTTGTTATCTGATAAATATTCTAATTTTGTACTTGATAAGTAGATAGGTGTCTGACTGGTATATTGACTTTAACTGTGCCGCTAACGTATAACTCACACACTGGACATTCTACGGTAGATACGGCACATTCACTACATACACACAAGTGATAACACGGTAGGAGCAAGCATTCGATAAAACTCGACCTACACTTGACACATTGTGGCAATCTCCAGTGACTTTCGTGTTGTATCAAATTTAATCGTGGTGCAGAGGAGGGGAGCTTATCATCAACACAACAAGCGGCAGGCGCACTCGTCGTCGTATGGATATTATCTTGGTTGTGATAAGACGGTTGTATTTTGTAAAAATTAATAACGATATGCGGACACTTGGAATTTTGATAGTAGTGTCGTTGCCAAGGCGAGTGATCGGGCCACCAATCACGTATCCGTTCCCGGCACACGTAACACACTACTATATCACCAATATTGCTATAATATAATCCGCTTAAACACATTTCGAATGACAAGTGCTGCAGCATTGCAGGCCACTGTTTAAAAGTTTTTAATCTGTCTTCAATTTTGGACAGGTCCAAGTCAAAAAAATCGTTTTGCGTCACCAGCGTGGTGTTGGCATAGCTAGTGGGACTCGTTAGGTTTTCATAGATAAACTTACATTCGGGCGATGCTCGTTTGTGATCGACCAGCGGATCGAAAGTGTTGTTGGCGTATTTGAAACGTTCCAAAGTTAACGAACAGTAAGCGCACTTTATTTTGTCACCGTATCCCGTATAATAGAAACCTAAGAGTGACAGACGCTCTGGTGTTAGCATGCAATTGTTTGTGTGACACCACTCGTTGGCGTAGGAGGCAATGCGTTCTTGGTACGATTTCATAGCAAACGAACAAACTCGTCGACATTACATTTATTTAACGATGAAAAAGCGACACATACACACATTAAACAATTGGACAGTACAATTTTTTGACAAAGCAACAATCACAAATGTTTGTACACACGAACCAATATAGATCACAAGCCTTGACACATTGTTTTACAGTGTACAAAGTGAACTTGGTTGTGAGACACAAATTTATCACACACTCCTCGCACAATTTGTACAATAATCTGTCGTCACTGTAAAAACTATTATTAACCCACACACTTAAAGCCTTAAAATCATCCTTTAATAAACCACCATGCACCATAATGGCAATATTGTCACGAAAACTGTCGGTAAACACGTAAAACTTCCAATCAAACGGAACATTGATGTAAGCGACCACATGATCAAACAGTTCCAAAATGCTCTTCAAACTGTTGTGTTTGCTGACACCGTTGATGCACTGGTACTCGTAACACAGTCGACTACGCATTTTTTCTTTGGCCAACCCCGCTTTTACACCCGCCACCATTACATTTAAAATATTAATAATTTGCTTACGTTTTTGTTTAATTTTAAACAATTTGTCCATTTTCGAAAAAATCACTCTGCCAACAGCGTAGCGAACCGGTGCGCGGTGACGATGCAACAGAATTCAATCTCGTCTTTTGTTATCGAACCCCTCCCAAGCGATACAAGATAACAACAACATTATAAATACGATCATCACGGTGAAAGGTTAGATCATTTGATTGTCGATCATCACGGTGAAAGGGTTGATCATTTGATTGTCGATTGTCGAGTAAAGAGGTGTTTTAAAGGCTTTTATTAAATCATCGTCTACTAAACCCAATTGTCTTTTTTTGAGACTGTAATATATTGGCTGCTTGTAATCAAAGTGTTCTAAATTGGCTTTGCGTAGGTGTGTACGATACGTAAACGGGGTGCTGTGTAAGGCTAATATAATCAAATCGTTCCAAGCCTGTTCACGGTCGCGAGGCACCACTTCAATATAATCCTCTTCGGTGAGAACATCTTGCTCGACGACTCGCCACTGGTACTTTTGCAGGATGGCTAAAAGATCGGCGGAATCTCTAAGCATGGTCGGGGATTCGGCGAAAATTCCGCGGATCGAAAACAAAATTACGGAAACTGTGAAAGACAAAAAATCCTGGCGTATAAACAATAAAGAATGTTACCGTATTATAGCTTGCCACGACAATAAGGTGTTGGACAGGAGCGTGCTAAACAAAAAACTGTACGACGAAATTAATGTCGACTGTACTTACAAGTTTACTTACCAGAAGATTAACGAACTGTTTTACATTGTTGATTATCATTTGATGAAATCTACCGTTTTTGATGAAATAAAAAATTGTGTCACCTATAATGATTTTGAATTTGAACAACAAATCCGTTTGTACATTTTTATTGTGTGCGCTTACGAATTTCGTGAATACACTAATAACAACTTTTCCACCATAAAAGTGTGCACTGTCGTTAAAAGAGAGAATGAGTTTGTGCAATGCGATCTCCTAATAACTTTAAACACCCTGACCACATTTGATATTGAACAGAACGACGATGATGCTACTCGAGTCACCAAGGCGTTGAAGCGTTTATACCAGCTGAAAGACAAATGGTGTGTGGCACAGGTAGGCTGCATAAAAAGTATCGTACAATCCACCGCCTACTACAAATTAGTGTTACTACCTAACACTGATATCACCGAATTGGAACCGGAAGAAGAGGTGCACGCTGACAAAATTGGTGAAGAATTTAGTAGCATATCGTACAAGAATAAAGTGTTTCGATGTGTAGAAGTGTCGCAGTTGACGTACAGTTTAACAGATTTCCTGCACAGGGCTAGCAATACTGTGAAAAAACTTTTTAAAATTTCGCTGACCACCACAAAGTTGGAAAAAATTGACGCTACTGCTTTTATGAACAACATGAATCAAGAACAATGCGAAGAGGGTTTACTGACAGTAAATAAAATTGTGGCAAACAAAGAACTGGTTTACGCCATATTAACCAAGAAACACGGAGACAAAGCCAATTATTGCATGACCTCTGTTGTAACTTATTCCAAATCTAAAAATGACTTTTACAGTCTATTTTGTTAACTGGCATAATAATATATGTAAATTGGGTATATGGTTCATAATAAACTGATAAAATAAAATGCATGTTTTTTATTTGCTAAACAACGACTCTTCCGGATCAATTGTGTCGACAAATTCTCTTTGTTTTATTAGCAGGTTTTTAAAATTATCGTCTAGTCCTTGATATTCTGGATTGTCCTTTAATTTATCAAACTCTACATTTGTGCACGACAAAAACTTGTTGTACACTGGCCAGTCTTTATTTTTGCTATTAGTAACCTTGATCTGAGCAATTAATTTATCAAGATCAGCTTGAGTTTTAACACCGTACAATTTGTTAACATCCCAAGTCAGTGGTTTTTTGGCAATCTTTTGTGTTAAATTTTCATTGTGAGTGTCGAGTTTATGCTTGATGGGCAGTTTTGATTTTTTACTAGTTTCTGGTTTTATTACTGGACTGGTCACCGATTTTTTATCTCCTCGCGGCGATAATTTTGGTTTTTTATCATCCACAACTGCATTGTTTATATTAGATAATGCACGTATTTCATAATTGCAATATTCTATGGTTTTCTGTTGATCGTCTATTTGAATTTGGGCATCACTTAACTCTTTCGTTAATTGTGTTAGTTTTTCGGAGGCACTGTTTAACTCCACTTGTAGCCTGTTTATTTCTCCTTTTTGCAAGTTGTATGTTCTGTTTGACTCGTCTGTGTTGTCGTCTATTTCTTTGAGTGCTGTGTCCAAATCTTTTTGTATCTCATCACACTTTTTAGTTTGTGTATCTAATTGTAATAAAATTTTGTCGTTTTCTTTTTTAAGTTTTTGATTAACGCTTTGTAGCTCGGCATTACTTTCCGCATCTTGATTGTTGATACTCTCTAATTTTTTAATTTTTGACTGAAGAAACGCATTGTCTTTAATCGTGTTGTTGAGTTGAACTCGCATGTTATCTAGATCGGTTTGACTTGTTGACGTAGTGGTGCGGGCGTCTATAATTTGTGCCTGCATGTGTAGATTTTGTTCCTCGGCTTTGCGAGCGCGCTGTTGTAACTCTTCTGCAAACGTAACTTGTTGCAAATAAGTCTGATTAAGCATTGACAATTTTGCATCCAACTCTTGCACTTTCAAAGCGTGTTTTTCTTTTATTACCCGCACAATTTCCGCATGCTCCTTTTCCAACAACACTAAACGAGTATTGTTACTATCCTCTGCATTCTTTGATTGCTCTTCAAGGTATTGAATTCGAGACGCTTGTTCTTTTATGGTAGACGTAAGATTTTCCACCTCTCTACCACATTCCATGTGTTCGCGAGTCACTAATTCATAATTTCTAGTCACATCGTTTAATTCGTCGGTCAGCTTAACTATGTTAGTTTGTAGCGAATCGACGAACTGGTTTCGTTCCAACAACAAATATTCTAAACGAGCCACCTCATTTTCGCTTTTCTGTTTAGTTTCCCAAGCCACGTTGCTCTCTTTTTCCCATTCTAATTTAGAATTGCTAAACGTCGCCAACAGCTCTGCCACTCTAGCTCTACTTTTTAGTAATTCTTGCTCAAGATCTTGCATTTCACGGTTCATAGCTTGTGATTCTTCGTAAGCGTACTGTTTTGTGTAGCGCACTTCCGTGCAAAGTTTAAGAAGTGTGGCGGCGGAACTGTCGTTGTCTGGATCGTAATTTGGATCGTAATTTTTCAAGACTGCGTAGCACAAATCGCGCACAGCAGCCGCCACAACGCAAGCCTCTTCGCGGTCGACGTTATTTAATCGCCACATTTTTATGAAAATATCTGACGGGGGCGAAGTGGTCGCGGCTACGTGTTGCTCGTCGTGGTTGTTTGTTTCGTATTTGTAATTGTACGTTATTTCTTTTTTGTTGCAATCTTTCAAAACCCTAATCAACAAGTTGTCGGTAGATAAAAAAGACTTTGATAAGTCTGGTCTAAAACTAAATATAATGGAACGTAGCACATGATCGTTGTCATTCGTACTTGACTGCTTGTTGACGATTGTTCTAATTAAATTGTGAACCGTGTGAGGGTTTACGTCTACACCTTTGTAACGAGTCAACATGATGGGCGACGACTACGAGGATTTTGATATTGCCGATTATGAAGAAATTGACAACTGTATTCGTGAAGAAGAAGAGAAAGAGTTACCAACGTCTCCGGAGGGTTTTAGAGTGTGTACTAATGTTTTGTCTGAAATGAGCGAAATGTACAGTAGACAAAGTTTTACGGTTCCACAGAACACCGTGTACCGTATAACGAGACTGCACTATGATAATCAACATTTATACATTTTTTTGACGGGCGTCGGCAACGTTCAGTTTTATTGCAAAATATTCTGTCCCATCTATTCGTACAAGCTTTGCACTACCAATCACAGAGTGCGGCAATGCAGAAACGCGGGCTGCAGCACCTACAAAAATATGGTTGTAACTGGTCTCAAAAATTACGACTGCGAACGCGTACATGTGGTCAAAGTGATTAGAACTTTGGCTAATGCCAACGAAAAATTTTTGCTCGACGAATTTTGCAATGACGTCAATCGAGTACAGATGCAATACTCTTTGTATGAAGGCGATTGCATTAAATTTATTTCAGAGGTGATTGTCGATAATGTGGGCTGCTGTCAAAACGTGTGCATGAGCGACATAGCCATGGTGCCTATCGACCAACTGACCGAATCGATTGATTCCATAGTGGCCTCGTACGATTTGGAAACGTTCACCAACGGATTTCAATTGTCAAATCCAGACACTGACCCGATCATCACTATTGCGCTAACTATCAAACGACACAACAATCAATTGTTGCGGTACTGTTTGATCAACAGCGTCCAACGGCCTGATCTCTCCGACCCGTACACACAGGTGGACAATGTAGACGGTGAAGCTGTGGTGGTGCCGTTCAACAATGAACGCGACATGATAGTAATGTTTTACAAAATGTTGACTTTGGCCAATCCAGACGAAGTCATCGATTATAATGGGGACAATTTCGATTTGCCGTATTTGATAAAACGAGCCAAAATATTGTGTATAGATTCCAACATTATACGCCGGTACGATCTACCACCTACCACTTTTAGAGTGTACAAGATTAATACTAAATTTGGCTATGGTTTTAATTCGCACTCGATGGTGTACTACAATCATGTGGACTTGTACCAATACATTAAAAACACATTGGACGCGTCCAAAATGGAGAATATGAAACTCGACACGGTTGCCAACTTTTATTTGGGCGTGGGTAAAGTTGAATTGAGCGTGAAGGAAATGATGCAGCTCTACAAGGAGGGAAAATTTGGTAAAATTGTCAAATACAATATTCGAGACACGGTATTGCCAGTAGATATTTTTAATAAATGCCAAGTGGCCAACAGACTGTACGCCGACTCATCAATTATGAGTTTATCGCGAGACGACTATTTAAAACGCATTTCGCACAGAATCATTGTAGCTTTGTTTGATAGAGCTATAAAAAACAAAAATACTAACGGTGAGAGCGACCCATATTTTTTCAACAAGTTTGATCTTAATAAAATGGTAATTAGAAAACCCATTGCTCAATCACCCGAGTCGGACAGCGATAGTGACGAAAAGAAAGACGAGGGTGATCCCATGGATTTAACATTATTATTGAGGCGCAGAGTGCCTGAACACGAAATTCCTTCTAATGCAGTCAGGTTATGCCCATTGAAGTGCAACATTAAATACACTGGTGGTATGGTTTTATCTCCCGTTCCCGGCTATTATGGTCTGACGTTCACACTCGACTTTTCGCAACTGTACACGAGTATAATGATTGCCGAATCGGCTTGTCTGTCCAATTTGTTTTTTGGCTCTGACGGTTACTTGTACTTGCAGAAAAACAAGAACGCTATAACCACCAAATTTCTCCAAGAACAGGCAGGTAAACGTGCTGGATGGAAGGCTGAAATGAAGAAATTTCCAAACAATAGTTTTATGTACTTTTTGTTCGACTCGTGGCAGAACGCGGCCAAACTCAATTGCAATTCGCAATACGGCTGGTTCGGATTGTTTTGCAAGGCGTTGGCCAATCATATTACGTTTATCGGAAGGGAAAATTTGACAGATGCCATAGCCAAGATTGAGGCGCTCTCGAACGATGAACGAATCATGAAAAAATGGAATCTGACCAAAATGACCTTAAAGGTGGTGTACGGCGACACGGACTCTACTTTTGTCAACATCAAAATGGACGAGAACGAACTGCAGGCGATGGGTGACGCTAAATTGCGTCAAATGATTATGGAGGAAATTGTCATACCCGTCAACGATGGCTGGCACGGTGACTATAAAATGGAACTGGAAAACATTATGCGTTGTATGCTGATCAAGGGTAAAAAGAGTTATGTTTGTCTCAAAGAAAACGGAAGCGTATACAAACGAGGCTTTAATGTCAAAAAAGACGTGCCACTGTTTTTACGCGTTATTTTTGATCAGGTGATTGAAAAACTGTTGAAAAACCACAGTTTGGATTGTGTTTTGCAACATTTAGTGGACCAGCTTAAACAGCAGTGCGACAACTTCTGCACAGACGCCCGCGATAAGTATTCTTTTTCGCAGACGCTCAACATAAACGTTAAAACTACCATCGCCTACAAACTTTACATGGAACTGAAAAATTCGCCCGACACAAAGTTATTGCACGACTCTGGTGACCGCATCCCGTATTTACTTTTGGACATTAAATCTGCCAGCGTTAAAGACAAGGCCTGGCCCACCCAATTGTTCACCGACAAACACACCCTTAGCTGGAGCAAACACCTATCGATTATATGTTCGTTTTTAAACGACCTCATGTCGATGCTCGACAACGATACTGCGTTCGTGTATGCGTTTGAACAAATTTGCGTTTATCTACAAAAAAACCAGTGCAATGATATCGTGTGGCCCACCCTTAAACGTTTGACCGATTCCAAAAAGAAGGATTTGTTAAAACGAGAGATGAATATAAAGGATAAAAAATTGATTACCCCAGAAATGTACCAGACAATAATACAAGAAAAATCGCACAAATACATACACGAGTACGAATTTACCATGTCCAAAATCAAGCCCGTGTACACTATAAACAAAACTAGCTTTTGCGACGATTGTCCGACGTGCAATGGTCGAGGTGAGAGTGCAGTGCAGCGTTGCCAAAGCACCGATTTAGTACCGGTCGTCAAGGAAAATAAGAAAAAACCCACCAAACCCAAAACTAAAAAAAGTACATTTGCCAACGTTAAATCAGAGTCAAAGTCTGAGTTGGCATTCAAACGAAAACTTCCCAGTTCTGAGACCAGAGGTATAAAGAAACATTTTACTGTTATCACTCCTTCAACCTCCACCAAATAACTGTTTTATCATATTGGTGTAAATAAAATAATTATTAATTACAACATATAGACTTTTATTTGTTATCGATAGGACACACGAGATCATTAATAATGTTTGTGGTAAAAAATTTTTGTATACATCCTGCCACCTGCTGATGTGAGTACACATCGGAAGCATTTTCGAATGACACGTGAGGCTCTTCAAGTGTGATTTCTTTTTGAGAGTCGTCTATCATTGTTTGAATGATTTGGGCGACCTTGTTTTTGGCTTCCAACGACGGCGTCAAGCATTTGTCCACGGCGTCTTGCTCGTTCTGTAAATCCAACAGTTTAAAACGAGCAATCTTTTCAGAGTCCTTTTTCAAATTCCGCTCACATACCATTACGTCATTTTTGTACTTTTCACGCAACTCTTGCTCGTCCAAAAATTCAATCTCTGTCTTTGTTGTATTAACAAACTTAAATCCATAACAAATATGAGGAAACGTGTCTTTCAATTTCACCCACAAGGTTACAGGGTTCGGGCATTTAATTTGCACAAACTTTTCCGAATCCTTTAGCCATTCGTAACGAGCAGACTTGAATTTTTTTGTTGGATTCAATTTTAGCTGATCACACATTTTGTCACACACCTCAATTTCAGCATACTGGCTACGTCTGACACGAATCCGTTTACGTCCGTTGACGGTGCGATCGTAGCAAGTCACGTATTGCTCCTTTTCGGGCCGGTTCTCAATACACGGCACCACGCGCCCACTAACAGAGCCTATTCTAGCTCGCAGTTTCTCATTCTGTTTAATGTTATCTTCTGCCAGCAAAGTGTTGACACCAAATTGGACCATAGTGGCGTTTGCTTTCATTAGCAAATCTTTCATGGCAATGGCATGTTTATATTCGCGATCTTTGTATTCCGCAATCTGTCGCTCGTAATTTCGCTCCAATTCTGCTATTTTATTTTCAGACTTGGCGACAGTTTGCGACAAATCCAATTTTAACTGCAAGTTTTCAATTTGAGCCTCGGCCAGTTTTTTGTCGTAGTTTACAATCTCGGTTGATGTAGATGCCGCTTCACTCATATCGTACTTTCCCGTCCTCCGCAGCTCCGGCAGCACCTCTTCGAACAGCCACTTTTGAAACTTCTCCGCCGCCGGCAGCTTCGACTTGATTATCAAGGCCCACACACCCGCTTCGGTGATAAAGACTGTGTTTGGCTGCCAATTCGCTGGTAAATGACTATCGTTAAATGACGTCACAAGGGGTGAACGATTCGTTCCATCCACAATTTCCGACCAAGTTTTGCGCCATTCGGGTCTTACGTGGTCTCTGATTGCTTTTTGAGGGTTTGCATAACCTACAGACTTAGCAATACTATGCCCCATATACAAAAACTTGTCCATCTCCATTTGCGTTAACCAAATGTCGCGTTGATGCCGCCCATGTTACATTTACGGTTGACGAGAGACATTTTTGTTGTATGTAAAATAGGTGCGTCAAGTTCAAGCTGTAAACTTTAAATGATGATATGCCATCTAAGCACGCCTATAAATACTGTTTAGTATAGACATGAATCTACGTTTTACTTTAGTGTTTAGGGTTAGCAATATGCTGGTATGTTTAATTACAACATTAGTTAATTTTTATAATATATTTATTTTTTAGTAAACTATTACATAACATTTAAAATAGATTGTATAACGTTGGACGAGTCGGATCGAGGCACGTTGCTAGTAATACGACTTTTGATGAATTCATCTAATTTCTTCTTCGCTGATTGATACTGCTTGTTGTCCGCAAACTGTACCCACTCTCCGTGCAACTGCTGCGTTTTGTACTCGTTTAACATCAGTGCTTCTACAATAAAGCCTTGATCAGCAGCCGCTTGACAATGATCTAGTATTAGTAAATCGTAAGGTCTACCGCAATTAAGTTGGCGTACTCGTTTTGCAGGCGACCTGGAAGTGCCGATTTTGTAAATGTGTTTACTTTTATATTTGGGACTAGTAATCATGTACACGTAGTAAGGAACAATGTTTGTCGGTTCATTTTCTACACGTTGCTCGCAAAATGCATGAAAACCAGTAGCCAGTGTTTTTGCTCGACGCATCTGCGGTATGATGGTGTCAAACAACCACTCTCTGAATATTTCAGCGCCTGCCAGTTTTGATTTATTAATCAAAGCATACACTCCAGCTTCGGTAATAAAAACTGTGTTAGGCTGCCAGTTTGAAGGAAGTAAAGCCTCGTTAAAAAACGTCAATTTTTTTATTTCTGCCCAAGTTTTGCGCCATTGTGGTTTTACGTGATCGTATAGAGCCCTTCTAGGACATTTATATCCCAAAGACTCGGCCACGCCGTGTCCCGTGTACAAAAGCTTGTCCATCTCAATTTGAGTTATCTAAATGTCTGCATTGACATTCCCTGTGTACGAGTGATTGCTACACAATGACAAGTGTACTGGTAGTGTGCCGTTTTTATATTTAATCTCGTCGCATAATGGTGTAAAAAGGTAAACAATTGTTTTAGTATGAATCGTTTATTATACACATAATACAGGTTATTACATAGGAATACGTAGTAGACACGAGGCACAATTTGAGCAAAAAACAATGACACGTAAATTAAACCAGCAAAGAAAATCCACAAGGGGCATGGCTGTAGACGCAGATATTGATGTTTCACCACAATTGACACATTCTCCTTGTACCTTTAGGTGTTCACCATCGATAGATTCCGTGTAATTAGCAAGTATTTTGCGCAGATACAACGGTTGGTAACATTCGGGAACGGTGACATTAAGTTTATAGAATTTTTCGTTTAGCGTCAATGTATTTAGAGAATTCAAAAAAAACAATTTGCCACCTGTTAAATTCGTAGCGTGTACACGTTCAATTTGTTTGTCAAAATCTATCAAAAACTCCAAGCCTCGTGTCGCTTTGTCAGCGTTAGTTCCAAGAAACGCCATCAATAAAAGATCATCGCTGTCCTCGTATTCTTCGGGTTGACTTTTTTTGTAAAAATTGAATTCACCGTACGCAAGCATCGTCAACCGTGATATATCGATTTTACCAAAATAAGTCTTTAACAGAGTATCATTATTAATGACGTAACCTTTGGGTTGTGTCATTAAATAAGTTAAAAATTGGCGATCTGCAAGCATCGGTAAGCGCGTCAATTGTGCGGCGGTGCAGTTTTTGAAAAATCGTGCCAATTTAAAATCCTTCTCCAAACAATAGTCCTCCGAACGAGTATCAAAATATTGTTTATAGTTGCGCTCTTGCAATAACAAAGTATCTGCTCGACCCTCGTCACCAGTAACTAAATAGTATACGTCACTACCTAAATACTCGATGATATACAGTTTCAGTTCGACGGGCAGTTTGTTTGTAATTTCTTGAGTTAGATTAGTTGGCGGTAATAAATCTGTGTCTTCATCTTTCAAGTAACAACGTTTTATGCTGCTGGCAGCTTGGTCTTCAAAAACACTAGTTCTCTTCATTATTAATGAATGTGCAGAATAATATTTTGGCTTTACTTTATATACCTATCAAATGTTATCTAGTTGATAAAAAAATTGTTTGTCATCGTTATCTTTAACCCTAAGATATAGTGATAAAAAATATGTATAAAAGGAAGCCAATCAAAAATTGATTTTAAACTAACTATGGCTAGCACAGTGTATTTTAAAGATCCATCGTTTGACGGCGGGCGCCCGTTGGTTTACATAGGACAACGGTTGGCGCAAGATAATGTGAAGCATAGCAAGGTGGTGTTACAAAACATGGCTGACCAAGGCTACAGTTTTTGCATCGTGGCCGATAGAAAAGAGTATCGTAACAGAGTCGACATAAGTCAAGAGTTTCGCGACATGCTAATCAAGGATTTACGAGGATTGCCGGTGATGTTTGCCGAGGATGGCGCCTTTGCTGGTATGAAGTGCGCCATTGACACGGACCTTTTTGATCGCATCGACTACGAGGGCGAGTACGAAGAAATTACAGTACGTGGCGGCGAAAAGAAACGTGTGCCCAAGCATATTATAAATTCATACATTACAGACGCTTATAACAAAATAAATAAACAGCTATGTAAATGATATTTTGGTTTTATTCATCTATCTGTGTAAACAATATTTAAATGCTGCAGAACACGCACCACTACAGCATTCATAACTATATTGACAATTTCGGCCAGTTTCTGTGCAGGCGTAGGCCGTGTCGGTAGTCATGGCAGCGGCTATTAAAAATAGAGTCAGTATAGATTTTAATCGCATTTTTTTCTTATTTTACACAAATTTTGCAGCATTATTACATTCTAACTCCAAAAATTTTGCCACGTACATGTAGTCGTTGTCGTTGATGAGTTTGCGCATTCGGCTTGGAACACTGGCGTGATCCGATGTATTTAATACCAGCTGCAGTCGTTCTACTATACTCTTAAAATGGACGTCATCTTTCATGCGTCTGTACAAATACAGAAATTGGTTTTTTGTCAAATCCAAATCGTTTTTGACACGCTTGTACAGCTCGTCTAGGTTAATTTCATCTCTAGTGCAGATCATTACAAATTTGTCAAACATTGTGGCTTCGTCCACGTCAAACTCTTTATCTTTTACGTGCTCGGCGAGCATAAAATTCATGTTGGTTTTCAGACTGTTGGCAATCACGCTAGCTTGTAGACCGGGAACTTTTTTTAAAATATCTTTAAAGATTTGTAGACTCATGGTTGTAGCTTAAAATTATGGTGTTGCGCAAAAAATGGTAATGCGTGTTTTGGCGAGGCTCATTCTAATGAAGAATTGTTTTTGTTTAAAATAGCGTCAAACATATCGTTAAAATGCTTCTTCTTTTTTGCCTTTTTCGTTTCCTCGTTGTACAAGTCGTGTGGCGCAGAGTCAGTGTTTACATAGTACACGTTCAGGATGCAGAAAAACAAAACAAACAAAATGAGCATAGTCAGGATAATTTCGCTGGCGGAAAACGTCTTGTTCAACAGAAAAGTCAACACTACAAACGCAACTATACCGATTCCAACAATCATTATAACAATGTGTCGGCGTTGTAACCTATTACTTAGAATATGAAACTATCCGAGAAGTTTGCGCAATTTGTACACAATTGTTTAAATTACGATTATTTTCACAAGTACCGCTTTAATTATGGTGACAACAACTTTCGACCACACAAAATATTACACACTCCGCTGCCGGAATATATACAAACAAAATACGCGTTACACACGCACGATTGGATGGGCTACGTAAAAATTCTTATCGACCAGTACGGTAATGAAGATTGGTTTACTGTAACACAAACTCAATACGGAACCGTTCACGATATTTACACAGTTACAGAGTACAACAGTTGGCTGGACGTGATGAACACTAAGGCGCGTGGTAAGCCTAAACGTGTTTACAACTCTGGTCCCAACGACACGCCAATCGATGTCTTTTGGTTGTACATACTTGACATTGCTGTGCAGTGTCAAACTACACCAAAGGAAATTGAAAGAATTTTCAAGCACACAATCTGGTTTTATCTCTGCGAGCAGCCCAGCAAAGCCATGTCACGATTGCAATGCAAAACGACAAGTAATATATGCAAATTTTATTGTGTAAAATGATTACGTTAAACCAACTAAATGCTGTTCCTCCGAGTCGCTGTCGTCGTTGTAGTCCGTGTCGTTGTCGTTCACCATACTGGCTCCGGGGTGGTATTTGTTAATATAGTGTCTGGTGGCACCCACAGATTTGTGATTCATCATTTTTGACGTTTTTGTTAAGGTCAAGCCACGTTTCAGCAGGGTGTCTGCCATAAAATTTCTTATCATTGTCGATTTAAACACCACGTTTCTAGTGTCGCCGAATACCACGTTCACGAGATTGTTAAAGTCTTGAAATTTAGTAGGACTCTTGCATGATATTTTATTTAGCATGTCAGCTGGACATTTTTTGTACATTTCCACAGCTATTTTTAAAGCTCGTCTATCTTTACAGGTGACGTAATTAAAATTAGTTTTACTATGTTTTATCTGAAGATTGCACACTTTATGTTCACCCTTTAGCAAAATTTGTTCTAGATCATCGATTAAAATTTGGTAGGCGTTTGTTATCCTCAAACCGGTCCCTTTTATAATGTTAAATGCTATGGCAGCCCTATACAAGCCAGTGTTGGTGTGACAATTGGCGTGGCGCAAGTTTTTCTCAATGTACTCTGAAATTGGCTGAATAAAATCGTCCTGTAGCACTATTGTTTTGTTTTGCTCCCGAATCAGACGTTTCCGTTTGTCGCTCGGTAGTTCCACGTTAGACGGTATACAATAGCGCGGCAAATTTAAACAGTTGGTGTAATAATTTATAGTGGCCTGTAAACGTTTTTTACACACGTCACTCGTGTCTAGCAACCGTTGGATAAACGTTTCAATCTCTACGAGAGGCGGCCCCCCTTGTAAAAGATTTTGGAGCTCACGAGTCGCGTCGTAGTACCCATAATTTTCCAGTTGATCGTCTTCAATCAAACAATACACAACTTTTAAAAATAGAGATTGAAACTCGTTTTTTGTAGACTCTTGGTATTGCTGGTCTTTGCGGTGAGCGGTCCAGATACTAGACGAGGGGGCTTCGTCGCCGCGTTTTTGTTTTTCTATTGTGGCGTCGAGAGTGCGCGGAAACAGTGGGTTACGTTTAATCACCAAACGCCAGACGTCATAGTTTTTGATGGACCTCACTTTATTCAAACTCGTCATCTTCGTAGTCGCGTAACGGTGCGTTATTTGTGCGCAGCACGCTCACTATATAATAACTTATCAACATAATTACGACCAACACGGTTATACACGCTAATGCGATAAACCACACATTCGACATGTCCGATTGTGCACTTTTTTCCTCCCTACTACCGTACACGGCTTGCGCTGAAGGAACCACTGGCGGTTTGTTGTTGTCGTCCGACTCTTTACTGTACGCCAATTTGAGGGGTATAGCGTCCACCGCATCCGGTATGGTTAACCGATCAAACGGAATATCAAGATGCTGCTGCATTGTGGTTAAACTTATTGAAGTGCACAACTAATATAAACAAACATTGTTTGTTATCGTAGCGTTCTAACTTAATGTTTCGTACACACTATTCAATTGCTGAATAAGACCTCGTCTCAGAGCTTCGTTTTCGAACGCCAACTCTGTCGCGTATAATTGCTCGGAGGTTTGCGCGGTTTGACTGTTCAATCGTTTAACGTGATCCGCGGTGACTTCAGTAGCGGGTTTGCCGTATTTTTTGGCGGCTGCGTCTATCAAGGCAAACACGTTTGTGGACATGTTAAGCGGGGCTTGAACCAAAAACGATACGTCGTCTCGGAATTTCAACACTTTTGCTTTCATTTCGTCGTTTAGACAGTTGTTGACGTAGTAGCCTTCGTGTGCGCCCGTTAACACGTCGTCCACCAGATTGTTAAATAAATTCGTGCACGAGTTTAGACGCGAGTTGGTGCGCTCGTTTAACAGTTGTTTAATATTGGTGCTAACGTTAGCCTTGTGACAGAGCAGTTTGAAATATTCGTCGGCAACATCGTTTTGCACCAGCGGCAGAGGTTTGTTTTGTGTTATTGCTGTGGCCATTTGATATTTTACCACATTACTCAAATGCGTCGATGCCAGGTTCAAACGACGCTTGTAAAATTTATCCGCATATGATTTCATTATGGGTGAGATCACAAAAGATTTGTCGAATATACCGTGAGGACCGTTTTTCCCAGTGTTGTTGCCTTGATATTTAATTTCTAAATTTTTGTAATACTCAATCAACTGGTCGTCTGTCTCAAAACGTTTGGTGGCGGTCACCGGCAAGGGATCGCCACGAATGAAAACTTCACGAATCACATTCATCAACTCAATCTCGTCCGGACTTAGATTGGACACGTCGTTGCTACGATAATATTTAATCATTTTGTGAACGTTGATGCACTTGAGGTCGTCCATTTTGTTCTTAATTATACACACCCTACACTCGTATTAATGATGTAAATAGTTTATTTGTTTACGTGTTTTTCAAATGATCACACGTTTTCACAATAGGATGGTGTAACATATAATTATTAGTCATATACAATAAAGCTACAAGGAACGCTATTAAAACCATGTGAAACAATTTAAACTCTATAATGTTCGATATCAACAATACCACCAAAGCGACACCGATTACAGTTTGCACACTTTTTCTTTTGCACAGTATCGATTCGCAGTTTTGAAATGCTATGTTGAAACTGTTCTCGCCCTCGACAAAATCCGTCAACTCGCGTTTACAGCAGCTGTCACACAACAGCAAAACTTTAACGACAGTACTGTCTGCGTTGTTCATTGTTTGAAACGTCCGCGGCTGGCTACCGGGATGAAACTCAAACTCAAAGTCGTTGGACAGATAGATTTTGGCGTAGTAGTGTGCCAAAATAGTACCACCGGTGCGCTTCACTTTCACTTTGCAAATTTTTATAACGTTAGGCCCTACGTCTTTGTTTTCTTTGCGGAAATCAAACACATACTTGAGCAGCAACTGGGGATTAAACTTTACGCGATTGGTGACTAAACTGTCGCGACTTGTCATCGTGTCAATCTTAATATTCTTGCAAAAATTTGTCAAACACCGAAGGCTTTCTCGGTGCCGGTTTCACTTCTATGCTGATCACGGGGTTCATTGTTGGTGTAGTGCTGTCCGGCGTTGGTTCATTCTCCACCGTCGGCTCGTCGGCTCGGTGCACCTCCACTGGTACCAACATATTTTTATCGTTGGTAAAAGCTACATGACACAAGACACTATTTTTTGTTATTTTAAAAGGTTCCGTCACAATTAAAACTGCCGTTATGCCACCCTCGCTGTAGCAATTGTGCAACAACAAACAACCGGAGCGTTCCATAACAATGTGATGCTGTGTGTAGTGCAAGTGGTCAAGCTGTTCGCTCTCCAGCACGGTGACGCGATGCGCGCCCACACCCACTTTCTGTAAGAAATATTCTTCCTTTACTGCCAAGGTAATACGATTATCTTCTAGTATTGGATACAGCACAATGTTGTCCGTGTCAACTATGTTGCTGGTCGTCATAATGGTGGCGTTCCTAGTTTACTTTTACCACAATTTTATAATAGACGATTTCGATCAGACGGTTTTCGATGCGCGTTTGACAATACTTAGAGAGTATCTGAACAATTCGCGCGACGGCATCCCTTATCCCACAGAATTAGGTTATGTTAGCAACGTCAGTGGACACCAATTCGTGGTCACGTACTTTAGTACGACCAATTTAACCGAAGTTACACGATCGACGCACGACGACCGCGAAGAAACCTTTAGCTTCATCGATCAGTCTTTCGCACCAGTCATTGCACGTCCCACCAACATTGTACCGTTACTGCAAACCGGCTCTCTGGCCAGCAGCATCAGTCATCATCCCAACGACAACACCAAGTATGTGGCGCATTTGGACGACGGAGACGCAGAAATGAGTTGTCGCACGGGCTACTTTGACGGCTACCAATGTGTGGCGTTTCCCGTTTGTTCGCAACCCGACACCACATTACCTATGACCGAGGCGCGTCTTAACCGATTAGTGTTTAACAACAGCACCAGCAGAGCATATCCGTCAATAGACGAAGACAAAGGACCCGCTCATGCATCGCTGTATGTTAGGTGCGACGAGGATATGGAAGCTCATGTGGAACAGTGCGATGATGGCGAAATATTTGATGGTACACAATGTGTATTTGACCCCACCATCGAAACCGACCACGGACTAGTTACCACGGTCAAACGAGGCGTTTTTGGCATCAACAATTTACCACATACAGACGAAAAAGGTGTCAAAATTAGTCTGTACGGAGAAAATTTACCGGTCACGGACGAAAATGAACCGCCAACAGTGACACATACCGGTGCAAAAGTGACGGAATTGGCGCAGACGTACGTAAAATATTATGGCAACGCTGGTAATTTCACCACAAAAACCAGTGTTTCTGACGAAAACTCAATAAAAAAAGAGGTAAAAACGCCACTCCACCCCACTTTCGATGGCCCGATCGTAACGTTTAAGGGAACTAGAAAAGCCATAAATTTTAATGTCGACCCCAAAGAGCTCGATTTAAAAACTCTGGGACTTGGGGTCGACATTAAAGAAAATGCCATTAATTTTCGATCAAAAAGAGTGACAATTTACGACAAAAATCAAGCTGCCAACATCGAAGAACTCAAAAAACGGCTAGAAATTAACGATACACGTAACTACAAGCTTCAACAAGCCAAATTAACCATGAAAAAAATAGGCAACACTAGTTTATCAGTGGTCGACGTTACCAGTAAAAACCATCAGACAACAACAACAACAACAACAACAACACCACCACAGTTGGTCACTCCAGTTAATGACAACTCTACTCATAATTGTCACCCGTGTAACATGTACGGAGCCGGCCACACGTTTATCGACGACACACTGAGCGAGAATCAGTATTTAGAATGTTTAGACGACACCAATCTCTTTCTACACACGTGCACTAAGCGTTTGAAAAAGGGTCCGCGGTATTATTGCGAGAGGGAAGACGTGTGTGTGGTGTTTGAGAACGGAAACGGCGAGATCGTTCACGGAGAACGAAACGATAATGTGTCTTTCGACACGGGTCGCACAGTGTGTCGAGATTATAACGTGTTTGAAGTGGTAGAGTGCGACACTGGCAATTTTGTACCCAGCCTAAAATTCAACCATCCTTTGGCGGTGCAACTGCATGTCAACTTACCCAACGAGGTGTACGTTAATGACACAGACGAATGCGTTCCTTTTGACACCAAACTGGTCGATATTGGCCGTGACACCTTTCGAGTGACTATACACAATCCGTACGATATTGATTTTAGTTCTATGGCAGTGGGTCGCGTGAGTAAAATGGATGGGTTGATGATTGGTGGTGTATCCAACGATTTACACGCGATTCTAACTTATGCTCGCGACATGGACGAAGTGGCATTAAATCCTGTAAATGGTGTCTCCGTAGAGTGTACGGACGCGGCAATAACTGTCGATCTATTTAGCGGTTCATTGTACACCTTGTGTGACAACAATTTAGTGGTGGAAGCGGGTGAAATGGCCATGGACCAGTATTATGATGTCAAACAACAAGCACTCGCCAAGTCACCAATTTATAACGGACAGTGTCGTATAGCCGATAACGAATCGTATGTTAATCTAGTTTATCGCACCATAGATAATATAGATTGTTTTTATTCCAGCCCGATCAATATATAATCACCGTTTCATATCATCCAATATCAGTGTGTTCTAAGCGTCTGTACTAGTAATACCTACTTGCCTACCTACCCTAATATTTCGTGATGGACAACAACCAATTTCATTTTGACTACGTACGTCGATACTACTATCAATCGGATCTACGAGTGCTGTTATTCGACGGAACGTGCTTACAAATGGCTCAGTTTACCAATCTGTTTCTGCCGTTCGTTGTTGAAGTAACACGACCCAGCGCATCGACACCGTACCTGCCAAACGTACCCTTTATCAAGCTGTTCACGCTGGGCGTCTTTATCGACAAACCGTTTCGATACGTGATGCATTCTCTGCTTACTCAAAACTATTGTCAACAGCTACATTTGTTGCCTGACCAGACAAGTTACGAGTACATTTACGGCCATGTTAACGCCTTGGTACACAGCCGTGGATGCATGTTTGCGGTGGTGATATTTAAAAACGACAAAGACAAAATTGACTACATGCTCGTGGCAGAACATCGTGCTGTCGTGGATTATTTCTATCCTCAAGTGTGCACACAGTTACCCAATAAAGATTTTGTGTATTTTTGTCATGCTAAAAGTGTTAAAGTTTCCATGTTTGATGAAAACCCTCTTGTAGAACTGGCTTAATTTATTAAATAAAAGTAATTAATTTTATATTTTGTTTCAATCATTTGTGCACGTAATGGCTGGGTCTCTTGTAGTAGTTTGTGTTAAATTGTTTGTAATTAAAGGGGTTGCGGTTTTCAAATTGGTACAGAGGCGCTGCTGGTAAAATTGCTGGCGGCACGTACACGTTGCTATTGTACGTGTTGTTGAAAGGTTTGCGGTAAGGCGATAGATCGTAGGCGTTGTTGTGGTTTACTCTCGCCACGTCGTGCATGGTGTTACACGTGGGGGTACCACAGTAAGCTTTCATGTTTGTGCGCAAAGCATTTATTTGACCCTCGAGATATTTGTGTTGTTGCAAAATTTCTTTGTGCACCTTTTCCAAGTCGTGGTGTCTTTGTGCGACGTCTGGAACGTAATTGTAGCCGTCCATTAGATTAGATTATAATATATTCCTTACTAACAGTCGCACAGTGCCTACATGTGTAAATAAAAATAAAAAGTTAAAGTACTAGTTAAATTTTATTTGTTGCATTAAACAGAATAAGTCAACTTTTTATAGTTTTTCAAATAGTTCGCCACTGGCACCATGTACACGTTTCCAAAATTTTTCCACAACGACTTGCTGCCTTTGCTGCAGAACACGGGTGATTTAATTCGTGACAACACATCGATGAACGCGTCCATGCTAGCGTCTTGTTTAAACACCATCTTTATGCGGTCGTTTACCGTCAAAAACGGCTCCAGCAACAATCGCACGTACCACAGTTTTCTGGATATCACTATTTGATATACGTCGTCCATGTGCTCATCCAGCTCTCGCCAATGCTCTTTAATCAGCCAGCTCAATTCGTACAACAATTGTAAAGCGTTAAAATTTTGCGTCAGCTGGTACACGTCAGTAGCTGACGAATTAAAACAGTTTTCGTACAGAGTGGTGTTGTACTGCATTAGCGCATTTTCAAAAAATACACTAGGAGCCACAAAACATAACTCATACACACCGTTTTCGTTTGTATTGTCGTGGTACACACGCTCCGAGTGGGCGGCAGTTTTTTTATAATTCATAATGGTAGCAATATGCGGTAGTAATTTTCCCGTTGAGGGTCCTTTAATACATAGTCCTCTATTCAAATATTCAATCACGGTATCTGCTACGGGCACTTGAATGTACACTGACACGATGACAATCAAAGTTGCGTGCTTGCTAAACGAGGCAAGTAAATCAATAAAATCACCCAGTTCGCAGCTGTCGACAGGATCTTCGAAACAGTACTCGAACAGCGCCTCGAAGCCGACGAAACGCACTAGCGCATCAAACCCGCCCATCGCCACAAATGTGTATCTCATTATGTATGTCAGTTTAATGTAGCAGTCGTATGGTAGTTCGATGGCTTCACCTGCGGTCAACACATATTTTGTAGAATCGGGTATTAGTTTTTGCAAAAATCTCGTTAAAACATACAACTGGTAGCGATAGGTGCCCGTTTTTATTCGGCAGCAAACCCTGATGACCAGCCGCCACACGGACAAGCCTAGGTCAATTTTTTGCGTATCCGTCAGTTTGTTCCATCGGGACAGGTCTCCGTCGCAATACAAATACAGGTAGTCGTACATTTCTTGGTTGATTCGTACGTGTTCGCGTAATAATTGAGAATCCAAACAGGACGACCAGCTGTACAAATCAATAGACATGATTGTATTGAATGTTATCGCGCTCGTCCGCATTATTTATAACTGCCAGCGCCCGGTTATCTACTCGACCTATGATCCAGTGCCAGTAAATAAAAGTCGCACGGGGTGGCGGTTTAAAACAATTCGCTCGAAAATGGCGCTGCGTAAACAAGTGATTCTCTTTCAAAACGAACCCGTCGAAGTGGTCTTCTCGGACAAAACCGGACCAGATGGACTAGTGTACTATTTCTTCGAGGTCACACCGTTTGCGCGTCTCATGAACGTTGACAATCCGCTCTCGAAAATTGACTCGCAGCATGTAATCGTCGTGGAAGAACCGGTCACCGCTGCCGACACGAATAATTGGGCGGTCAGAAACAACACAAGATCCACCACGCTTGTGAGCGAAGCAGGATTGTACCAGTTGATGTTTACCGGCAAGCCCGTGACCGTACGCCAGGGGATGGTACGGAATTGGCTGTTCGATATAGTGCTACCAACGGTAAAACAATTTACGGACACCAACACTCACTACCAAGTCTCGCACAATAATTATTCGCCACAATATGAACATCTCAATTTGAACCAGTTAAATTTGAATGGAGTCAGCATACCGTCGTGTGTGTCCAACGATATCCTACGCGCGTTCAAGCAAATCATTGAAAGTTTTGAGCGACAATTGAAGCAAAAAGATGTGCAACTGGAACGCGTCTGCCGTACCAACGATGAACAATTGTTACGCAAAGATGAAATGCTAGTGTATCGTGAACGAGAACTGGAATCTAAGACTAATCAGCTGGCCAACAAAGAAAAGCAGTTGAAAAACGCTCTGTCGTTGATAGAATTTAAAGAGAACCAATTGTCTGAAGTTATTTCGTTGACACAGAAGAAAGACATCCAATTGGAACAACAGTTTACCATGCTCAGTAGTTTAATGGGCAAACACATAAAAAAGATTGAAATTAGCGACTCGGACGATGAGCTGCCGCAGAACCACGATACTGTACTCATGATCGTGCGTGAAAACAACACCACGTTCAAAGGTATAGCAGCTAAACGTAGGTACGTGGACCAGCAAAAACAAAAATTACGTTACCACGAATCAATGATTGTGGTGCACAGCAAGCGTCCCGACCCGAAACGAGACTGGAACGCGGCCATGGATATTGTGGTTGAATTGGGAGTTAAAGATCGCTGCCAAATATATCCCAATTTAAAGAGGATACGTTTTGAACAAGTTAAAGATGCTGATTCGTTTGAAAAAGGCTTGAAAAAAATGTTTAACGTGACGGACGCGGTTTAATGTTTATGTACTTTTATGCATGCCACTAAATAAATATATATTTACCACTATCATAGTGTTTTATTTTGGCAACATTGCAAAATCGACATTAAAATCACCAGAGTTTTTAATAGTTTTTTCTAATTTAATATCGATTCGCTGAAAATGCCTATTTTTAGCATGTTAATTTGTTACCACCACACTTGAATAACAACCAATTTGATAAAAACCTAGTGGTAAAAATCACAAAACGACATTAAAAATTTCCAGAGTTTTAAAACTCTAAATATTTTAATATCGATTTTCAATTATTACCACTTTATTTTTAATATTTACCAGTTGATTTTTTAGATTAAAAGTGGCAAAAATGTAAAATCGACATTAAAATATTCTCAAAGTTTTAGAACCTGTTTTTTTTAATGTCGATTTTACATTTTTGTCACTTTTATTTTATTAATTTTCGTGTCGCAAAAATTTTCGAAATAATTAAGTCAACGTTGCCTACCTACGCACAATACCACTTGTTTTGCGTTATATAGTAGCATCAATTGTGGTGTGCGACAACAAAATGCCTCTAATATTTTACGAAGACACTCTTCCCGTGGACATGTTGACGTTTGGTGCTACTGTGTACTATTTTAAATTGAGACACTTGGCAGCCGTTTTGCGTAAACCGTGCGTTACAATCGTGTCAAAAATTCCACCAAGATACGTAGTAACCTATAATATTATCGTCGACCAGTATCCTGATTGTAAACAAAAGTGTCATCCTACCACTAAATATGTGCGCTTAGAGGGTGTTAAATATTTAATAGACGAGTTTTGCGTCACTAATTACACTAAAGATTGTTTCGATAAATTTATACGACAAAACGTTGATGTGCCCAATTATAAACGCTTATCGAGCGACTACACTTTTGAAGACACCGAAGACTTGTGCGACGAAGAAAAATACGATAATGCAGACAACAAAACAACGACTAATAATGATTGTGAACCAACCCAAATTCGCATGGGTACGCTGAAATACAACAACCGATTTGTGATGGTGATGGGGCCTAAAAAAAGATGGTACTATAAAGCTAGTGATCTGTTTGATTACATGAAAGCGAACTGTGTTTATAATATAAATAAATATGTTTCGGATAAGAACATTGTCAAGTGGCGTGATTTGAAGCACTATTTGGAAGAAAAATATCGTTGTCGCATAGACGATGGTGATTTTAAACCAAATTCGTTTTTTTTAAAACAGGCTGGATTAAAACAATTGTTGTTGGCGCGCAAACAAAATGTACTGTATAACGCCATTTGTCTAAGCGCAATCAATTACAATTTTGAAAACCCTGTAAAGTATGTGAACAAGCGTGGAGCCTCACGTAAAAAACAAGTGTACGCCGATCAATGCGAAGTGGGTAAACGATACAATCGCATAGATTATGTGAAACTGCCCAACGGTAAAGTGTGGTACAAACTGTCGCAATGTATAAACTATTTTAAACTGAAAAATGTACAACTGTACGATTATAAAATTAAACAATGGGCAGACTTGTTGTGCGATCTACAGAAACATAATATAAAATGGAAAACGACAATTAGAATGATCGAAGGGGCGGAACTGTATCGTATGCTTAACGATTATTCGTTACCCCTGGAAGCAGACCAAATTTATTTCCATGCCAAAAACCCGTAAGCATTGTTGTCTACTATTCAATAGTATCGTGATTTGCTGTTTCTAAATTGTAATTTGTCATGTAATATTGTAATTTGTCATGTAATGATTAATATTTGCTCTACACAAATTAATGTTTGCCATTAATTCTAAATTACACAGCAAAACACAATGTTGAAATGGCATTTTACAATAATTAGCATAGCAAAACACAATACCAGTATTACTATTGCATAGCAATTATCGATTTGTGTATGGCATATAATAATAAAAATCTTGACTTGTTTGAGTAGTCTTTATTTATTAAATAACACTTTATAAATGTATACAACTCAGTTCACAATAAAATGACAAATTTATTCAAATTGTTTAACTATGAATCCACTGTTGTTGCGTTTTTCGTATTCGGCAGCAACGCTAAATTTGAAGTGGGCAATAAATAAATTGCGCAGGTTGGTGAGAAAGTTTTCGTGTTCGATACCATCGTGATTTATGATAAAGTTTAGGTACTGCGGGAAATCAGTACGAATTAATTTGTAGTAACCCAGATAGGCGTTCGAAAACAATACTAAAAGTGTCACAAATTGTGTTACATAGGTTTCGTCCATTTTTAAATTAAATTCATTAAGACTTGCAGCAAACTGCATGTTTTGTGTGTAGACATTGGTGCATCGTTGTTTTTCAATTAATTTAATTCTTTCGACGAGACGTGTCATGTTTTTGGTGTTGCAATCTTCCTCCTCGAAAATTATGTTGACATCAATCGGTTTTTCGAGTATCCGCAAAATTGACGGTCTATCCACATAACACATTACAGTTTGGTCTTCGTCTTGGTTAATGTTACGGTAGAAAACAATCGGTTCACCCGGTATGCAATATTTGCGCTCGTTAAGTATAATAAAATTCATGTCAGCAAACGTGTTGGCGTGTGGATGCACCTGATTGTTGACGAAAGCCAACGAATTGTACACAACACTAATAACGTCCTGCGATTTACCCTTACCGCTGAATACCGATCGTAGATCTGGCACCTTGAGTCTATCGACAAACATGCTAATGTACTTTGACACCATCAACACCATGTTACGTTTTTCCGAATTTCTGATGTACGATTCGTTTTTATTGACGAGCGCACTAACATCGTAGCGCTTCTGAAACGCTTTCGCGGAGTCACTAATTTCGGTGACAGTTCTATAATTTTCAATTGCTCTTGGCCTGTTCATGGTTAAACTTAGATTACACTAAAGAGACCGTACCGCATTATTAGTTAAAAACAAAATGAAACGGTACACGTTTATTTAATACGCCTGAGCGATCGATTCTCTTCCTAACAAAAGCGGCCTGGAAATCGTGTAGCGATCGTAGCCCGCCAACGCATCCTGTTGTTCTCTAGTTGCTCGCCCTCCGAAATCAATGTAGGTGATTACTTGGAATTTTGGCTCTCGATACGGATTGTCAGTGAATTTTGGTTTTTCTGGGTTATACAAATTAACTGGTATTAGCCCTTGTTGTGGTTCAATTCTACATGTGGCCGACTGATCTAAAATTAACTCGGTGCTTCCAATTTGTAGTGTTACGGGACGCACTAAGCGCATAATTAAATTTTTAATGAAATTGGGCATAGCTTCAAAAGCCCTCTGGTTTTCGTCTGGTTGCCGATTATCGTTGCTGCTGAATGTACGCACTGTTTCCTCTCGTGTAGGTCTGCAAATGATGGAAGGTTTGATGGCGCCCATCAATGATGAGACAATCGAATTTAGATCACTAAGCACGTCTTCGGTATAGAATTCTTGCGAAGCCAAACTGGAACATAGCGCACGTATGGGACCTTCATAAACGCCAGTGGATATTTCGGTACCAGTGGGCGCTTTATTAGGATCGGTTTGTCTGGTTGTGACCGTGTCCGGTTCGTCGTAGATCGAATAGAACACATATTTTTCCATGGAAGACATGTTGGCTACATTTAAATAGGAATAGTAATTATCTTTAGCAGGTATAGTGATACGATTGGCAGTTGGTACATTTTGTTGAATAAGGCTCACACCGACTAAATATTTGAACGATGTGTTGTTTACACCCGATGGAATTTCAAACACTTCTTTTTTGAGTTTAAAATATCTCGCCAAATGGTAGCTGCAAACAAACGTTCCGTCTTTGTTAACGCAATCGTCTGAACACGGCGGAGTGTAAATTCCGCAGTTCATAAACTCTGGTGGTTGCACACCCTGAAAGATACATAGATTTTTCAGCTCGTTGTTTAAACACGCAATCGACTGGTCATAATTCATGGTTATTATAAACACGCGTGTCTATTTGTCTTATTACTTGTGTGCAGTATGGATAACGACTCGAAAATTTGTCACGATGAATACGAGATGTCTTATACTTTAACGTTGCCACAAGACCTGTTGTACAAAATAAAACAATACCTAGATAAACGATTTTTTAACAAAGAATGTTACGTCGAAATTATCGACGTAAACCATACGCGTACTCGTTTGCAAGATTCGAAGCTCGAAAGTGTAACTAAACGTCTGGTGGATAGCAATAAAATTGTCGTGCTTTGTGGTGATGTTTTTGTACCGTTGTTCGATGCCCATTGCGTAGAAACTTGTGCAAAAACCTGTTCGTCAAAAATTAGACGTTTGTGTAAAGTGCTCGTGTACAATTACGACGAAATTGAGATAAAATTTGAGCACATTTATTTCGAGTACAACGATGGTGATTTGCTGGATCCCTTGATGGCGACCAAACAGATAGCCCTGCATAATTTGCTCGTTGACGATAAACCACTGGACGTGACTAACAACAGCCATCTGGGTTCCGACGAAATATTGGCCAACTGCAGAATAGAAATGGAGTACGAATCGGCTGGAAACCCTAACCAGGCGGCGTTACACAAAATGGCAGAGCTGATTGCCCATCTAGAGAACAGTGTAATTGACGTAAAAATAGAACCTTTCATACAGCACACTAGTGTGTTAAACGAAATACAATTACGCTCGTTTGTAGACGAAGTCGACACAATTTCTGTACACGAGAATGACTATGCGTACTGGGCGATTAAATTGGACGGTGTGCGCGGCAGAGGCTACGTGATTAACGGTGGTCGTATTTATCTTCAATTAGACGACATGCGACTGTTTGCTGGTGATTTGTCTGAAACTATGGGCGCAAACAAAATACTGTGCGTACAGGTAGAGTACATTGAGAGTTGTGCAACATTTTACGTTACCGATGTGGTGTCAGTGTACAAATTTCTGTACGATAACAGAAATCAATTTGAAAAATCGTCGCCTTACCCGATCACTTTACAACAAGCCATTCAGTTTTTAACTAATTACACCGATAAGCGACTGTCGTTTTGTCACAACAACGATAAGTACACGATAAGATTCCAGACCTACGACACCGCCCGTAGTAAACTGATAACAGAAGCTGATGTGCCAAACGACGGCTTTGTAGCAGTGACTCGTTCCGGTGAATTGCATAAAATTAAAGACCATCGCACAGTGGAAATGGTGTATGTGCGCGACGGCACGTTTGAATGCTCCTTTGGTGTATACACGAACGTGGAAACTTGTGCTCTGGAATTGAATGAAATCTATGAAGTTGTTATATTAAACGACAACTGTGTACGTGTAGTGAAACAAAGAAAAGACAGGATAGTACCTAATTAATAATAAAACACAAATTAAATTATTTAGTAATTTTATTTAATAACATAAATGCAGATTTTTGCGTTATTGTGTTTTACTGCGAGCGATAGCGACTTGTCGAGGTGTGAGTGTCGATTCGATAACATCAACTAGCTGCTCTTTTGTCATGTCTTCCAGTAGCGTAATGCGATTGTGTCGCGCCTTATACTTTTCTTTGGGCAACGCTTCTTTCACCTTGTTGAGCACGTTCATCGCGTTCGGCACATAATCGCTCCTGTACACAATATCCTTTTCGTCCACTGATAATCTGTCCAAGCTTCGTTTCTGCGGTCTAACAAAAGCGTATTGGTCCCCACCCATGGCGCAAACTGCCAACGAATGTAAAAGTTGAGGATCAGATGGTTTTGCTATGACATCTTGTGCAATATCAGCCATACGGTTTGCTAGCTGGGCAGTTTCTTTACGAGCTTCATTTATTATGTTAAATGCTTGTAACAATCCTTTATTGGCTTCGATTAAATTTTGGTTGGCATCTTGTAGTGCCACGGTTAACTTTTTGTTCTCTTCATCTTTAACCGCAATTATTGTGTCTTTTTCAACAATTTTTTGCTTCAACTCTGTTAAGTCTTTTATCCACGGCGCTTCTACACCGTTGGTTGTTGCTGCGTGCACGGCGTTCATTCCTTGATTTATTTCCATCGGCGCATTTTTCACCATATTGTATTCACCATCAGTACACAGAGTGGGTAATAAGTCGTTACTGTTCCAAGCCTTAAAACGCTTTGCAGCAGGCATCTCGCTAGCGTTGATCAATTCAAACACTCCAGCTCTATTAATGAACTTGGTTTTTGCCTGTATGTTGCGAGGTAGACAAGATGAGTCATCGGTCAGACCACACCGGTCTGACCGTAATTCTTCCATACATTTTTGATTTTGGTTACTCACGTGAACTCTAATTGCCCTGTTTACATTTGAGTAATTTAACGCTTCAGCAAATGGATTTGCAACCATCCAAGCTGCACCGTCTTTGGTGATCGTATAAGTTTCGACTTCTTTGTCGTCGACGAATTTAATTTTGCATACGACCTGAGTGTCGTCATTTATTTTAGACTTTTTTGCAGGAGGATAATAATAATAATAATAATAATAAATTTATTGCTTCAAGAATTACAGATATATAAGGATGCATGTTGCCTGTATGAAATGTCAGTGTCGAATGATGTAAATTATATTTTATATTGCGTAATATAATGTTATAAAACTAGGTAGGTACCTACATAAATAAAAACACAAATGTACATAAATTGCATTTAATTGTTACGATCAAAATCTAAACGAGTACACATTATCGTTGAAAGATTTGTCGCACGACGAACTGAAGAGATCGTAGCCATCGCAGTTATGGTAGCCGTCGTTCCACACCAAATTCGACATTCCGTAGGGGTCGTAACCGTCCGAGTCAAGGTATAAATGGCAGTTTTCTTCTTTGTAGATTCGCATCTTCTGGACGGCAAAAAAACGATCACCGTTCAAAAACTTGATGGAGCTGACGGTGTCCGGTGACGGCACGTTGATACACTGTCCTTTTTTACCACACAAGGTTGTCTTGGCTCCCAAATAATGACTATGCTCGTAGAATTCAAAACAAGCGGTGGTCGGCGCGTTGGCTGCTTCAACGGTGTCGTATATTTTTGCAAACGTGTCCAAAATGGTGGGCAGTTCGTTGGCAAAACTCACACCAACCACAACTGACACGATAGAAACAAATGTTAACGGCGACATGTTGTAGAATACAAGTCAAGAGCACAGTGAATGTAACCGTCACAGTATTCTGTGTTTTATACCTTAACTGTTATCTAAAGGCAAAGGGTTATCATACTTGTTTTTCTCACAGTTCATTTTTAGTGCGGTACACGACATCGGAACAATCGTAAAATCCTTCTCCGACCGGGTCTTCTCTCTGCCATCTCACAAAAACGACAAACGGTTTACTGCGCATAGGTAGAGTCGCATCAATACTGTATACAAAGGCTCCACACTCTTCACTGTTGGGAACGGTTCTAGAGTTGGGTACAATGACGGCACTTTGTTCATGCACCAATTCCAGATCATTCCATGTGACAATAGTTGTGCCAACGTCAAAATCTTTTTTAGTGACAAACACTTGAAAGAAACTCGGATCGTGTGGCACTGTGGGGCAGTAATATAATTGCGTATGTCCACGGTCGTTTATAATAGTCGTTTGCCAATGGTCTGAGGGTAAACTGATGCCTGATTTGTCGCCATATGGAGTGCTGGTGTTGTCAGCCGCTGCCGAGCACAAAAAATTGGGCACAACGTCTTGTTGAATGTGTTGCATGTCGTTGTAATTGGAGCCAGCCAACGCCGCGTATTCTGCGTACTGTACAAACATGTATTGTGCCGCGGCCGAGCCGCTGTTCCGGTACACGTGTTGGAAAGCTAGTTTGCAAGCCGGATTCTGGATATTGGACCCATCATCGGGCCAATAAAAATCTTGCGGTGCATAACAACGGTACTGTCTTGCCAAAGGGTACAGCATAAAACCATGCGATTTGACTGTCGTCGTAAACACTAGTAGCAGCAGAAATATGTTGTAAATCATTGTGTAATTCACTTATTATATTCAACTTAAAAGTTTGTACGTCTTTTATTTTCACTAAACAATCACCATATGGAAAGATCGGTAAAGTCAACCATGGGTTGGGCTTGATATAGTCCGCTCTTCTCCCGAAAATTGTAGGCCGCATTACCTTGGATGCAACCCCCGTCGCAATTGCAGCCAAAAATATTACAATCACCTTTGCCACAATAAAATCCCCTGTTGGGTAGGCCGTCGTTGCAGACTTTCACTTTACACAAGATAGGTCTCTCTGATTGTCTTTGGCGTACGGAGTACAATCGGATGAGTACCATGACATGACCAGTTTTCGGCAACATTTTGCCTCGTTTGTGACTAGCACAGAAACAATTAATAACACAATCACTCTAACCACAGACATTATAACGAATGTTTGTTAATTTGAACTCAAAGTCTTTTATAACACTGAATAACGATAACCTTTGTATGAATAGGTTAACATTTGTGTTAGAACATTCGAGACAAATAAAATATACCTAATAGAATAAGAAAATGTCATTAATTGTTTTACTATTAATAATAGCAGTAATTATCATTATGTTTTTCTACACAAGCGACATAGATGAAAACGATAAACAAATTAAAGTATGCCCACCAGGTGTTTATGGTACGGTTCCAAACCCGGCAGATTGTAGTTCATTTTATTTTTGCCCAGCTGGTAACAAATTATCATGTTCAGACGGTTTTGTGTACAACCCAGCAAATAGACAATGTGTACCAAAAGACTCCATAGATTGTGGCGATAGACCTTACGTGTCACGCGAATAATTGCTGTTCATAGTAAGAAAATGTTTTGTTCATTATATTAGTACTAATAATTATTGTGGTTGTGGTGATAATAGGTGTTGTCATAACGTCAAACAGTGGCGACAAAAATAATGAAAACTTTGAAGAAGAAGAAGAAGAAAAAGAAGAAGATAACAAGTTTAAATTATGTCCACCAGGTGTTATTGGCTATGTTGCCGATCCTTCAAATTGCTCATCGTTTTATTTTTGTCCACTCGAATTATACCATTTATGTGTGGACGGTAAAGTGTTTGACATAGAATCTGAAACATGCATGGATAAAAATCTTATAGACTGTGGTGATAGACCATATACGCCACCGCCCATTTAGCCCAGATTGTAATTTGTAATAAAATTAACAGGCCCACAAGCAAAGTTAAAATCTTCATTTTCAACTTTATTAGTGGTAGGGCTGTTGCCCAGACCTGTGTTCATGGCGTTTAACAAATCGCCATTGTCGGCATCTATTTCCCATGCAAACAAACCACCTAAATTATTCTGTAACACGTAATCGCCTTTGGCTAATACCGACGACGTGTCGTCGTAAGAAATCAGATCCAACGCCTCTTCGGATCCGCCGTAAACGTACGGCGCCTCGGCCACTTTGTCGTAAGCGTAAGTGTAAGCGGGACTGTTTTTAAAATCGTTAACTTGCCTATAATCGACGACACCGTTTTCCCATGTACCTTTTACCGGACCTGTGGCGACGCCCGTAAATACGTTATTGTTCTTGTAATCGTGCACACCACTCCACCCTCTGCCGTACATGGCGACTCCAACTACAATTTTGTTGGAAGGTACTTTTTGCTTGAGCAGTTCTTTTACGGCATAGTCAGTTGTGTACTTGTCGTCAGGGTTCCACGAAGGTGCGTACAATGGTGTTTGATGACCCAAATCCGTGTTGGACCATGCGCCTTTGAAGTCGTAACTCATTAAAAACACATGATCCAAATATTGACTAGCCGAAGAGTAATCTATCACGTCTATTTTATCGTAGCCTGCTCCCACGGCGCTGGTCAACTCGTACACGCGTTTGTTCACCACACCCAGTTTGTCTAGCATTAGGCGTAGTTCTTTCAATAGTGTTACATATGTGTTTCCATCCACGCTAGGATCGCCTACGTCGGGGTTGGCACCCTTTCCGCCGGGAAACTCCCAGTCGATGTCTACTCCATCGAAAAACTTCCACACTTGCAAGAATTCACGAACCGAGTCCACAAATACTTTTCGTTTATAGTCGTCGGCGAAAAAATAGAAAGGGTCGCTCAGTGTCCAACCACCGATGCTAGGCAAAATTTTTAAATGAGGGTTATGTTTGCGAATAGCCATGAGCTGGCCAAAATTGCCACGGTAAGGTTCATTGTATTCGGAAACACCTTTTTGCGGTTTTTGTAGAGCACCGTAAATGTCGTGGATGCTAACCTTGAAATCGTCTCTGCCGGCACATGATTTTTGTAAAGCCTCAAAAGAGCCGGGTACCTGTTTTAGACTGTCGTTGATACCGTCGCCTCCGCAAATGGGTATAAAACCGTACAATAGATGCGTCAGATTGGGAATGGGCACCTTGTCCGCGGGAAACTTACGATCGTACACGCCCCATTCTACAAAATAAGCCCCCGTCACTTTGTCTGTGTGTTTGGCGAAAGGTACATTGTTTTCGTACCACCCGTACGGTATGTTGCTCAAGTGCGAACCGTCAGTGTCTGCAATATTTATTTTAACACTACCGCTGCGACTACACCCGTCGTTGTTACACACAGATATGGACGCGTCAAAATTACCAGGTTTGTCAGTCTCGTACTTGATTTGTTGTAATTTTAACTCTTCACTGGTGGCAGTCTTAACGAGCTGGTTGTCAAACATTAAAACAGCGGTGTTACCTTTATCGCCGTACCAGATATCCCAACTAATACTAACTGTGACCTTTGAATTGACACTTTTAACAAGTGTATTGTACGAAGTGGCACCATCGTTTAGTTCAACAAAAGCGTATTTATGTTCTCCCCACCTGATAGAAGTACACCAGGTAAAGCCGCAAACGTATTGCACGCGGTCAAAATTAGCAGCAAATATGTCGCCCACATTTTTAAATACCTTATTAAAATAAATCATGAATGAGACGAGTATCGTAAGACACACATTTTAACCTTGAACGCGTGACTTTAGATAAGCACACGTAGCGCGGAGGAGGCACGATAGGTATAAGTTGACCGCTCCCTGTCCATTGATTATTATTTTACATGAGACGCGACCGCATCAAATTATATAACTGTGACGACTACAACATGATATTTGAGACGAACAACAGTGTCATAAAAAACGTGAGAATCACGCCAAACGATTTATTGGTATTGGAACAAGACAAGGGAAGATAAATGTGAATCAAGCAAACATAGTATAACGGCAGACGATATAACCAAACTATGTCAGTCGATAAAAAAATGCAAACGAAAATTAAAATTTTAACATAGTAATTTAAGAACTTCTTAGTTTTATTTACACAATGCCCTACAGTTCTATTTACGAACTTCCATACAGTGTTCAATATGTGTTGCCTAAACACGGCCAACGTATATACATGAACGCTTACAATAACGCTATGGCTTACACTAGTACACCAAGCATGGTGGCGTGGGCGGCAGTGAAACACGTTTATACCAAAAACTACGACGGTCGCTGGGTTAAAAGATCCAAACGCGATTTGTATCAGCCCGACGAGGACGATACAACATCTTCCAGCAGCACTAGCACAACCAAAAGCTTATAACTTGATTATACAAGACCTAGCATATTCTTGTATACGTTCCATTCCATTCGTTGATAGTTGTTCATGTCGGGCGAGTTGCTCTGTATGGGTCGGTAGTTGTTAACGTGATTGTGAAACAACATAGATTTATAAAGCAAATGGTGGGATAAAAGATAATTTTTGGCCGCCATCGACCTAGTTTCCTCTTGCACTATTATCAATGGCTCGCCTAGTTTTTCCCTATACAAAGCCACCTCTATTCTCTCGATTTCATAGGGAAAAACGTCTACTGTCAAAAAGTGTCTGGCGCATTTTGGACAAAAGAGTATAATAAATATGTTGTAGAATACCCATTTAAGATTTTTAAAAAACGCCATAACAGACTCGTGCGGTAGCTGGTCACGCTTAGTGACCATATCATCGCCTACGTATGCCATCAGATGAATAGCGTCCCATATGGTGGTGAATGAAAACAAGTATTTTTGTGGATCTAATTGAGACAATTTGAGTTCCTGCAATTTGTTAATGTACAGATTTTTAATGTCTTCGAGTTTTAGGTCTGCGTCGAGCGACTGGAACCATTGCAGCAGAGCATCCACGTCCGTCGAGCGAGTTTCTTTGTAGACTATCACACAGTTTAAGTGATACAAAAATCTGACCTCTGAGTAGAGCAAATTTTTAAGTTTTTCCGCGGGCGCTACGCGTATCATGTCGAGCATGCGAAAATTAAACAATTGAAAACTGTTAATGTATCGTTTCACGAGTGGCGTGTACGTCAACATGATAGAATATGTGTGCTTACTAAATTAACGTTGGTGATTATATCGTTTTGTTGTTGAAATCTGTCGAGTTGCGTTGACAACCAACAATAAGAATTATGAATCGCGTACTTAATTTGTACACATTTAAACCAACCAATGTAACAAACGACAGCGTAGACGATGATATCGATTTGGTGCTGCAAGGTATAGTGGAATCGTTGGATAACAACCACACAGATAAGTATGCCTGTTTCCTAGAGCTTAAACGCGAACAAGCGCACATATTCCACAAGCTGGCTCACGATTTTACCCACCACCTGGAAGGTACTTTTTTTCGCAACCACGTTCTACTGGACGTGTTAAAATTGTATGAATCGTACGTGAAAGAATTTAAAGACAGGTCGGCGTTCGGTCAGGATTGCGTGGCACAGTGTATCGACATAGTGTACAGCGTATACCAAGTGTTCACCGTACTTCTGACATAGTGGTGAATGTGAAACAAGATATTAATCCTAATAGTGTAGTGTACGTTTTGCTCGAGGGCCTGCAGTCGTCTAATCTAGTCGATATTCAAAAAGTGCGGGCTTTTTGATTACATTATAATTATTGATAAGATAGATTTGTTGTTTGTGAAAAACACAATGTTGGGCACTATCGTTTTATTGTTGGTGATTGGTGCCGTGTTATATCTGCTCTACATCAACGACAAACTTAATGCCAATTCATTGACAGACTCTTCAGATCAAAGCACCAATTCTATGAATGACTCCTTGAATCTACGCGACGAAAAGGCCAACGTTCGCATCGGCGGACATCCCAAGGTTAAAAACATGAGAGTGTCGTACGGCGATACCAGCATAGGTAAAGTGACAGTCACTGAAACTCCTTTAGACTATGCGGGAATAATTGATAACGGTAACAAAGCGGGTGCCAACACTGTTTTCTTGGGTATCCTGCAAAACGGATTGGACGGAAGCGGCACAGATTCAACCACGTCTCGCCAAACGTCAAACTTTACGGTGCGCCAGTTTAAAAATATGTTTATAGTCTTTAAGGGTGTCGAATTTAGCGAAATCGACTCCAGCAACTATATGCTACGCTTCGAATCTAACAAGATGGTGTACGCCTTGGTAGACGCTTCTAACTCTACTCTACCGGAACTGTTAAGAGATGTCAGTTACCCTATTGTTGTGTTAATAAACAATTCTAGCGCTCAGCTGGTTATGAAAGAATGGGGCTACACGCAAGTAAACGACAGCGCCACTCTGTTTGTGAAAAACGAAAAAAGCTTTAGGCTGAATTAAAAGAAAATCTTATGCAAACAAAATGTTTTATTAACTTCCACCAATTACATAACATAATAAAAATCTAGTAATAACTTATTGCATCATATAGTCATCCACGCTCGATTTGAGTCTCGGTTTAATATTTTTAAAATTCTTCTCCACCGTGATAATGTTGAGATTTTCATACGAATTGTTTTCAGCATTGAAAAACTTGCTGCGTCCATATTTTCTTCTAAAATCAGACACAAGAGTATTGACGTCGATAACTTCTCGTTTCTTGTAATGAACCATTTGTTTCACCAACTCTACGCTTTTTGTCACCATTTCAATGAGCGTAGATTCGTTAAATCGTACCACCGTCGTGTTGTCGGTAGTGTTTTTAATTTCCTTGATATCCAACACGTACAAAAGCGCTTCCAGACGATCGTTGTAGATGGACAAGCATTTTTTGTTGTGTTTGTAACATTTGTCGTTTTTCAAAATACTCTTGTAGTACACGTAACCGGTCTTTGGGTCGCTATTATAAAACAGTACGTTGGCCAAAAATTGCTTTACTGGAGACTTTAGTTTCATGTTAATGTCTTTAATTTCGTGGTAGCGCTTTTTTTCGTAGCACTCGTATATGGATCCATCGAACGGCTCAATGTCACTCTCAAAACTATGATCAATGTAAATGAGTCCTAAACGGTTGCTGCAAGCTTTATCGTAACCATCCTTGATGTATAGCATCTCGTTGTTGGTAATCATAACCTTGTAGTTGGCGTAAAATGACTCCTCGGGTCCGTATTTTCTGTTTGCCGAATCAAATTTAGTCGAGTCGGCAATATTTTTGAGGTAACCCTTGGTAGTAATCTCAGCTTCGTTCATAATGTAAAGTTGCGACTCAAATCGTTTAATTTGGGAGCTGTTGTTTTCCGCCGTGTGATCGTACACCTTTCTGTCGCTCTTGTACACCAAAATAATTTTGTCCAGCAATTCGAACAGCGACGATTTACCACAATTGGGTTCGGAGGTTATGTTGAGACACATTTTTTCGTAATCTGTGGGTATAGCGAGCGATGCGCAAAAATTAATAATCGCCTTGGAGTTGACCGTGTTAAAGTTTGTGAGCACTCTAAAATAGCAAAACCCCTGTACAAAATTTGTAATCATATTTTCTTGATCGCCGCTGATATTGATCATGTGATCCTTTAAATACATGCGCTTGTAAAAACGAGTTAGCCACACGTACATGTCGTCGTGTTCGCAAAACTCGATAAGTTTATCGGTCCACACGGGATACTTTAGCGGCACCCGTCTGTATTTACTGTAAAGTGTATTAATTTTTTTAATAACTCTCCAACGCTCGTACGCCTTCTGCTCCGAAGCAAATGTAGTGTTTTTTATTATCTCACACATGTGGGTGTCAATGTCAAATTGGTCCAACAGCGATATTATATTGGTTTTAATGTGGAAATGAAGTCGTTCTATTAACGTTTTGCGGTTTTTATAATAATCAATGTCGTTGAGACCTACAAAGCAATCGTTTGTCCCCATTACGCACTGTTCGAAACACAGTGCAAAAAACTGATGCGATTTCAGGAGGCACCAAACATAACTGGTGATGGTCGCTTTGGGCCACAAAAACTGACACGCAACTGCAACTTGTAGCGCCATTAAATCCAAATCTTCACCCTCTTTAATTATGTTGTGCAAGTAATCGTTTAGCCGCAACTTCATCATTAACAAAACCAGCATACTTTCGTCGGTCGACAATAGCCAGCGAACCATCGTTTTAAGTTTATCGCCAATCACCATTATTTTGTCGGCAAAATGTCCACCAGCCAGTGTGCAGTCTTTGTAATTGGCGTAGGTGCTGTTAAATTGCATTTCAAATTTTTTTGCGTGATAAGTGCGCAGAAGCACTACGTCGTTACGCATGGCGTTGAAGAGATCAGTAAATACTGGTTTCGACACAAATTGTTTTGATTTGGTGATGTAGTTTTTCTTGAGAGCCGACACAACCAAAAAAGGACACGTTTCCCGATAAGTTTTAGTGCAAACATCAAACATGCCGTCCTCAGTCAAATAAAAATTCATAATGTTGTTAAACTTGAACACTGACACCTGAGTGTCGTCCGCTTTGTCAAACTTGCTGGCGATGTCGTGCTCCTTTTTATTTTTGACAAACTCGTATATTTTTCCGTTAAACACATAGCTCACCTCGTTGTGTTTGATTTTTTTAAAGAACCCAAAACTAATGATATTCGGCTCTAGTTCGCACGCCAGTGCGTTTACACTAGTCAATTGCCACGTCGAAAACTTTTTAAAGACGGCAAAGTGTATGGCGAAATAATAGCCGAGGGCTCGTTGGGGTTCTGTGAAAAAATTTAGACTTGCAAAAAATTTTTGCGCATTATCCTTCGAACTGAGGTAAATTTGATTTTGATGATACAGTCGCTCGCACACAGCCTCGTCTCCGTTCGACACCTTGAAGCATAAAATGTACAAAAACATCAGGATATCCTCAAGGGAGTACTGGTTGTGCAAATCAATTTTTTCCAAACAATATTGCCACACGTTAATGGCCAAATATGGTAGAGTGGCAAAGTCGTTGAGCTGCATGTATTCCACCAAAAATATAGCAACCGAATTGTTAGAAGGCATCGCCTCTGTCATGTACTCGTTAATGGCAAGCATACAATCTTTGATTTTCTCCTCAAACTCTTGTTTAAACAATGATGCAGGCGAAATTTTCATTTCCAGCTTTTGATTCATAGCCACTGTCGCATCGTCCACGTCCATACTCTCTACGTCTGTGTCTTCGTAGTTGGAGATGCGTAATCTGTTTAAATCAATCTCTCCCAAATAGTTGTACTCGCTGGTGAAACGACACGCTAAAATATTTTCGTTGTTGATCAAATAGTTTAATATCACTTGGTGTTTTGCTCCAACGTAGCGCGTCGAAAACTGCATGTTTATAGTGGTCACTGTGCCATCACTGGCTCGCCAATCAACCTCCAACACAGAGTGTTTACAGTCGTCCTTTAAGTATGGTCCGTTGCAAAACATGTTTCGATCGCCCATCATTAACGTCGCTCCGACATCCAAATTTATCTTGTTGATTGACAGCAAATTGACCGGACCCAAATTTTTGTGGCACGGTAGCGGGACAAACGGGTCCAGTTTGATATCGCAATTTAGTTTTAAATATAGGATCCATCCCAAAAACCGAGCACTCAGCCTCGGCCAGTATACATAATCGCCAGAGTATTTAACTTCGTTCGCGCCCTCCAGTAAGTTTTCAAAGTCAAATATGTTATTGTTAACAGCGACTCGCTCGTAATCATGACGCAACATGTAAGGTTTTACCTTGGTGTTGTAATAATTTCCCATATGACTCCAGGTGTGTTCCTCGAACGCAAGACTATTGAACAATTGCACAAAAAACTCTGCGTCTGCACATGAGCGTTTTTTGTAAACATTTGTGGCATCGTTTCGAAACAACCAATACTCGTTAGAGGCGCAATCTTTGGGAGTCACACGTTCATGGGTTTGGTAAGTGTTTAAAATAGCACCCAGATCGGCCGCCATGTTGACGGTGCTATTGGTGGTTTGTTTGTGTATACTTTTGCTCGGCGTGTACCTTTATAGCCCCCTGACGAATTTTGCAAATAAATTGTTAGTAACTACACGCGTACAAGTCTATCCCAGTATTCGTGTGATGGAACGCGACGGGGACAGATTGTTTGTTTTGGAGCCGGAGCAAATAATAATTTACAACACGGCGGGAGTTTTGTATTATTATCTCGAAGGGGGAGCTAGCGGGCGTCTGTGCCCAAAAAACGAATTCGCAATCGTGCGCTTCGACCGCAACGATATCAACCTTATAAACGAGGATGGTTCTTTTAACGTATCTTGTACTACTGCAAGTTCACTAGCAATGTATCAACATTTTGATTCAATTAAAATTAGAGAAACGACCATTCCCCTCCGAGACTTGGAATATAATGTACTACAAGTAATAAACTTTATAATCAGGAGAGGATTTGCCAAGATAAGATAAAACTAGATAATAATAATTAACTAATGTTATTTTCAAATCTGCGTGAGGTGGTTTCGTAGGAGTTTATGTATTCTACAATTTGGTCGTACCACACATGCCAATCGTTTACAGGCGTTGGGCACCGGTCCAAATTGACGAAATTATCGTAGCAATGATCGTTTTCGGGCAAGTCGTCGACTAGTGTAATGCTCTTTATAAAATTCACACCCCTTTCCTGGAGATAAAATAAAATAACTCGCGGCGATTTAGGTAACAGGTCCCTGTTGACGTTCAAATAAAAAGGTGTTGCTGTGTAATGCTTATCGAAGACACGATCGCTCGTTTCTCGCTTAGAATACACTCCACGTTTGTTGCCTTCGGCCAGCACTATGTCAAAGTATTGTTCAATTTTAACTTTTTTCATGCTGTCCACCACATGTTCTCTGTCTCCGTACGACCACAAACACAATAGGCAATTGTGTTTCTTTAGTTGTTCCAACGAAAAGTACACTCGCGGGTCTCGTATTCGCACTTCCTCCTCTTCCGTGATGAGCGTAAGATCCATATCAAATACTATGACGTGCGGCGGTTGAAAAATATTGGATCTCAAATTATAAACTTCTGACACATCATTTACCAACCACTCGTTAAGCATTTTAAAAGGCGCCGGCCGATCGTATAATGTAAACGTTTGCCCAAAATAAGTTAACTTAAAGGTGTCACGCAACTGTTTTCGAAAATCTTTCATATTGTCATCGCATTGAAACGTCACAGTTTTATATTTGTGTTGGACAAATCCTCGTGATACTCTGGCAACGGTGACCACAAATTCGATTGCATTTAAATAATCACTTTTGACGTACATCAAATCATGGCAACTGGCGATGAACAAAATGTGACGCTTGACAAACGCGTTTCTGTTGTGAATAACGAGCCAATCCATGGCAAAACTTTACGCGACGTATTTAATGTGTTTGCTCAGTTCCCAAAGAGACAAAGACTATAACGGTCTGATACAGTACCTTACTACTACTTACCCTAAAAATGTTAAAAATCGCACGTTTAATTTTGCAGGGGGTGGGCACGTGTTCCACACTCTGTACGCCTACGTGCCATTAGTGTCTACCAAAGAGCGTAAACAGATTCGATTGGATTTTATAGATAAACTAATGATAAAGACTCGTAATGACTTTAAACTTTACGAGGACGTGATAAAGTTGATGGGTAACAATAACTTGAATACGTGCCCGTGCGAGTTAATAAACGCAAGGCTACAAGACAATATTGTCTACAACACCAATTTACAAAATAAACATTTTGACGCAAAACCGGCAAAATTAAAAAAAGAGCCCATAGATGCGTTACTCTCGAAAAACAGCATCAACTGGAAGCAGAGTTTGAAAAAGAAAAAAATTAATTTGGTTAATAAAACTAAAGCGACTGATACAAACAAAGTTACAACAGAATCTATTTTACTATCGGAACAAAATGTTACATTAACATTAGAAGGTGTGTTGTTGTTTCCGAGTAGCCTGCATAAAATAAACGGCTACACAATCGCACAGTGCAAACATGAATTTGTTGTGATGGAAAAACAATTGCGTGCAGGTGACGAAGCTGTTTCTTTTGTTAGAATATGTGTGCGGTGCAATGTAGTGGATGTAAATGAAAAAATATAAAGTACTTTTATACAATCTCGTATTTATTTATGAAGTTTCTTTACACGTATTGATTGACGTGGTTCCTGCGCTGGCCGCTGCGTGATCTCCTCCTGTAGCCAGATCTAGATCTGGAACGACGACGAGCTCCAGTCGAAGTGCTCCTGCTACGTCTACGATACGAACGACGCCTCTGAGGCGAGCGAGATCTTGAACGAGAACGTCTTCTTCCTGTACGTTCCATTTCGCAAATTTACCTTAATTTATAGTATGCAAACTTTTTGCAAGACAGTAGTCGTAAAACTTATTGTTGGATGCTCTTGAGTCGTTTCAATTGAGACGATTCGTTGGTTGTGCGAAGGCGTTTTCTGGTCACCAGATCGCCAGCCGCCTCCTTTTCAACAAAATTATTGTTGCCCATTTCACGTATACGGTCCAAAATTCTAAACCTCTTGCTAAAGTCCTCTTCGTCAAACTTAATGTTCTCTATTGCAAACTGTTCCACGGTGTTGATAAAAATGTTATTGATTGCGTTAAACACCATCCGATTCATATCGCACGACTTTTCCACGTTGATGGCCACGTTTTCAACGACCACTGGATTCGTGCAAAAATTATTCGGACACGACGCCACCTGATATTGAACTTTCAGTGCAATCAATAAACTAAACTTGTCCACAAACGCTTTACAAGGTTCGGTGATTTTGTCGTAAATGTTCGCGTTCAACAGGGAACACCTGTCGCGCACTTTGACCATGGGGTACTTGTGCAACTCGTTGTTAACCGCCTTTTGAATGGAATTGTTTAAATAGACTAGCGATTCGTAATCCAGTCGAATGTTCGTGACACCGGTGACGTCACGTAAATTGTCCAACACCAAACTGCTGGTGGTCTCGTTTAGTGACACGACACATTCACGTTCACCTCGTGTCAGAGCTGCGTCAAGCACATCGAACAACGGCTTAAACTTTGGAATAGAAGAAGTGTACAAGTACATCATGATAATATCCTTTACTTTGAAAGCTGACGATGTCACTCCAGCCGACACAAAATAGTTGAGAACTTTATTGGTGTAGGAGGCGTATTTCTTGAAATCAATGTTATTGTTAGCAACAGGAGTAGAATTGACGACGCGAAATGGTGGTAATCGGTTGAGCGCCGGTGGCTGTTGTTGTTGTTGCGGGTCGGTGGCGTTGTTTGTGTACTGCGAATAAATGGTGGCGCTTTGCATTACCAGTTTATTTTTCGGCAGCGATTGCGCAACTCCATTTATAAGATCAGTAAGTAGTGGCATATCTAGAGTTATGGTGTTGGTGCCGAACAATGCCAAAAATCTTTCCCAAAACGGTAAACGCATCTGAGCATCGTCCAAATTGTTTTTTAGTCTTTCGATCGTGAGAAAGAACCTCGTTGTGGCGCTCATTTGTGCCTCGTGTGCAAAACTTTACTATTATAAACGCGCGGTGTGCTTACATCATACGTTCAACGGAGTGGGTATGGTGAACTTATTCATTACTATGTCGTCCAATGTGTCGAGAATTTCTATGGCGTTGTCCATACCATTGATTTGTATACGGTCCCCGCCTGTTTCTATTGAGCTCACCAGTTTTCTTAAACCCCTAGATTGAGGCGCAAGACGCACGAGCGATTCTTTTTTTCCTTGCGACGTGTCCAACATTATTACTCTGCCCGCGCTCACAGACAATAAAGCGTTCAATACGGCCTCATTGTTTGTCGTTGGTTGGTAACCAGTCGGCTGCTGTGGTGGTGGTGCTGCTTGTGCTGCTGTATCGGGATTAACGTAATTTTCGTTGATACTAAACAAACTGTTTTCCATTTACTTATTTATTTCACGCACTGCACAGTTTTTTCAATCAACCTAGACACGTCTTTCTCCAAACTGTATTGATTGAACAATCGTACCACACACTCTTTGGGTATCACTAGATTTTGACAAATCACCAAAGCCAAATGTTGTTTAATGCCGTTAAGTTTTTGTATAAACTCCTCGAACTCGTCCTGTTTATACTCTTTAAAAATAATTAGACACACGTTGCGCAACTCCAACTCGTACGACGACAACGTTTTTGCCTCCGCAGCGTCCAAATATACGCGCATGTAGAATCCAATAAATATTTTGTGCACTAATTTACTGACGTGTTTGTTGTTTTTAAAGTGTCGCTCCATAAACTGCTTCAGAGGTGCGTATATTTTAGTTTGGTACGTGGTGCTGTTCAGGTTCGTAAGTAAATACTGAAGAGCGTCATCGTGCATTCCTTGTACGTACTTTTTGCATTGAGCGATAAGGGGTTGACATTTTTTGTAATCCCAATACATTGGCGTCGCTTTATCGCAAAGAAGATTGTAAAAAAACATTAGCAGCGTATTGGTAATAATGTTGTCGACGCTGAACACTTCTTGGTCCACATCAGTCATATCACTGCGGAACAGCATGAAAAACAAAAGCGGTATACCGAGCATAGGTCTAAAATAAATATCCCAACCATCTTGAATCGTGGCATCCAACAGTGTTATTCCTTTCGACACATATGTGCCTTTGCACACAAGACATTCAATTCTGTGTAATGGAGCACACTTTTCGCACAGGGTCACGTCCACACACTGCATCGGCTTGTAGTACGTAGCCATGGAGTCCATAATCATTTGAAAACAAGGCACCTGGCCTATGAATTCGTTGTCAACGAACAATTTGAAAATTTTCTTGACGTCTTCATCGTTATCAGTTCGATTCTCGTAATCTTTCTTTATCACATCTATCACATATTTATACTGCGAAAATAACGTTAACCCTCTAATGCGCACGATGCTCTGCTGGCCGTAATATTCCGCCAATAAAAACGCTAACGTATCGATTTCCGCTTCGCTCAGTAACGCCACAAACTTGACGGCCACCTGAGAATCAAATTTGAAGAAACGCAACGTATAATCAATTTCGTGTTTCATGATGACCAAGCGTCGCAGTTGTGCTTATTACAAATGTTTGTTATTTAATTATTTGCGTTTGAACGAGTGCGAGATGTGGGGCGTTACGGTGGATTCTGTGCGAAGATTTATTTGTATCGGCGACGACAGCATTCAATTTCCCGTTTTTGTGACGTTATACGACTGGAAGGAACACAAAAAATTTCAATCGCTTCTTTTAAAGTGTTTTCGACTACGTAAAATCGATATAAACCTATTAACTTTACGCAACCGGTTATTGCACGCTGACAATACTGCAGTAAAAAGTTATGTCAACGCTAATAAAGAATTGTGGTCTAAATTATTTGTCGAGTCGCCTTACGACGACTGTGAATATAGTGGTAACAACTTCTATTTTTTTCAGCGACATAATTGTGTGCCATGTTTGTTTCTAACGTTGGAACAATTAGTGTCGACCACCGATATAGACGAACACGTGTTACAAACATTAGAGACGTATACTTTTTCGGAAATTACAGATATTCTCAGTACATATTGCACTGACAAAAATCGTGTACAACTAATTAACGTATGTTTACAGCTACAAAAGCCAGTTATAAGCGGCACTCTAGCCAGTTGGCAAAAATTTTACAACCTGAAAACAGCTCTAAATAAATTGTGTATACTGCAACGCGTACCCAGCAGAGCGGACAGTGATCACAAATTTTTAACGTTACTAAAATGTGGACAAAACAGCACGAACACTTTATGCGTAAACTAGCAGCAGACAACTTCTTTCAAGATGTGCTCGATGCGGACATCGGGCCACCAAAACGTTTGTGGAAAAAAAACCGTCTATATCCTAATCTAAAGTGTTTACACCTGCAACCGTATCACGTAAGTGACCGGTATTGTTTACGCGTAATGAAACGTATGCGAGAACGTTATCGATAGATTACCGGATAGTATATAAAGAAGCATTAAACGACTCGGTCCACATAACATCGTTAGCGTTCAACCAATCAACTACCATTACTAAATTTTAATCAACTTTTAACAACAATGCTGTCCGTAGTGAAGAACACGAACCAACAAGTGGCCCTTTTCGATGACGTTATTTACAAAATTCAGAAAAGCGTCATCGACAGGATTCACAAGCGCTCCATGGTGTTACAAACCAGTAGTAACATGTTGGAACTGAAAAAACAACTCAACTTTATGCAAAGCTGTATGCCGATCACCTGCATCGAAGACGAAATCACCAGGGACGACAACGGAAAATTGAGCTCGAAGAGTATCAATCTTCAAAAACGTCAAGGACTCATGTCTACAACATACTACAACATTGGAATGCGTGTGGAAGGCGGACTGATAAATTTCTACATTGCGGACAGGTGCCAAGTAAAAATGTGCGAATCTACCCACGGTGATTTTATATCGCTCGAGGGTGACAATTATCCAATGTACATCAACATTTATCAAAGCATAATGGCTAGTACACTGTTGAAACCATATTTAATGATTAACAAAACAAAACTGATGACAATGGGCAAAGACGATTTAGCAAAGAAAACGGCAGTTTTACAGAAATTCTACGTGGCTTCGGTAGAAGACAACGAGGAATTGTACGCGACTGGCGAACTGAAGGAAGATCAAATGGTACATGTAACACCGATGACTATGGAAAAATTTCACACGTTGTTTAGCTTAAACCCAACGAAAAAAAGCACCGATGCCGTTGAGTTTGTCGTTGCGTCTGTGATTATTGGCGTGAACAAAGGCGTTTCCCGTGACGAATTGTACATGCTCGACGGTAGCTGCGACAGCAACACGTCAGTGTACTCTCTTAATGTCGACCATAAAATTTTTATTTATTTTGAAAACAAATGTATGTAATCTGGTTTTTTTATGGCATAAATAAATGAAATAATATAACACTAAACTTAATCGTTTACTTGATGAGTAAAAAAATTAAATTATACAATGTGTCACACAAACTCTACCCTCTGTGGTTGACTAAAGATTTAATTATATACATGGGCGGTAATAAATTAGGAGCTAAAATTGACTGGCAAAAAAGTACCAGAAGATGCTTGTACGTTAAATCGATTGTCGATGCACATAAAATTATCGACTGCAACATAACATATCCCGATGGGTTTTTAGCGGTATTTAAAACGGAAGAAATGATGGAAGAAATAATGCAGAACGATGTAGTAGACGAAGATAACGAACTTACTTGGGATTCGGAAAATTAGAGCGGAATAGCACAGTTAGGACCGTTACATCTATTACCGCAATTTACGTGCATTTCGCAAGTCTTTGTCGCTTCATTAAACAGATCATTAAAAGGGCATTGTGTCAGAGTTAAATAAGGTCGTTCAGTGTCGCAAAAAGCAAAATATCTGCAATTTCGCAAAGGAAATCTGTCCCTACCGTTTATGGTGCCGTTGTGAAAAGGTGCGCATATTTCGCTTGAAGTGGGATCCGGCGGATTAGGTCGAGTGCCACAGTTGACATTAAAAAAATAGCGACAAGTCATAAAATTTGTGTCAAATCGTTCCGTCACAGGACACTGAATTTTAGCGCCCAAACAATTAAAATAACTAGTACAATCGTCGGGGTCTGGGAATATACAATTAAAGTCTTCTGGTTCCGTCTCTAGCTCGTCAAGAGTGCGACTGGCGTTGATAACGAAAATTACAATAATGCCCATTAATAATACTATTATTAGTATTTTACCCAACATATTTATCTTAGATTAGATACAGATAAAGTGACTATATAAAGCAATTTCTAAACATGTTTAGTCATAACTAAACAACAGTTTAGTGACACTAAGTTTTAATTAACTAATTATAAATCATTAATTGATCACCATGAAACGTCACGCTCCAGTTGACAACATTTTAGAAAACGTTCACGCCAAAGTGGCTAGGATAGAAGACGATGCTCAAGATTTGAGGCAGCTTATGTTGTACCGTCCAGAACCAGAAAGTGTGCAATTTAAACTGCACTGCGAATGCGCCGCGCCCTGCGACAAGTTAATTGTGTGTGTGAACAAAGAAAGCGTCTGGAGGATGGAATTGCGTTTAGTCGAGCCTCATGATTTCGTGAAATACCAATCTGTATTTAGACGCTATTACGCTCAGCTTATGAGTTTACTCTTAACACTAAACTTGCCTTTTGGACAAACTCTTGTACAAGTTTACGTAAATATACGCTGATTTTTTTTGTTAAAACGCGCTTGATTGTAATAAAAGTATTTAAACGGTATAATGACTTGTTTGATTTATACGACTTTATTAGTAATTGCGGCCGTTTGTCAAACTGACTCGACAAAATTGTACCATTTGAACAATGTTTTTTATAACATGTATTTCTGTACTAATAATAACAATGGTGAGTTAGGCACGACTGTTACCAATGCAGGAACACATGATTGCGCAATTACAAAATTTAATATATTTCCATACAATAATGGATTAGTGTTAATGTATAAACACGATTCTGCGTGTAAACATTTGTGTCTGAACAAATGCGGAAAATTATATAATAACGATAAATATGTTCCCGACGAATGTACTTGGACTACAATGGCATTTCAAGACATTGATACGTTGTCGCAGAATCGAGGAAATTACACACAATTTTTGGCGTTCGCTAGTTACTACTGGTTCGAATTTTATGCGTCAGACAATTTCCGCTTGCATTCGTACCATCAAAACATACAACTACACATTACAGAAGTGACTGGTACACAAAAAGATGTGTGTGTGTTAAACCCCAAAAATATAGGTGCTAAGGCTACTTGTACTATTAAAACCAGTGATGCTCATATAGACATGCACAAGGATTACGCGTCAATAACGCTATTCGACAAACTTTTAGCGTTTTTGGGTTTTTACGAAATCAAACAGCAAAAAACTGATCACACTCTGCGCTATATTGATTATTCAGCAAATTTTCCGAAATAAACGTTGACATATTTTCATAATACGTTTGTGTTTTTTGTTAGTTGTTACTGTACCACGGGTAGGTATCCATTATAATCGCCACGTTTTGATATTGTTGGTCGGCCAGGCACTCTGACGATTTTGTAAAATATATAGTTTGATTCTCTTTAGCCTGACCGTAACCTACTCCTGTGGCAAACCTACCGCTCAAAAAATATGTTACTGGTTCGTCGCCACGGTTGTAATATGTAGCGGTGTTACCCATACACAATTGGCCAATTTCACCGAGCCCGTCTACGTTGCGGGTTTGGCGTACAAAATAACATTGACGACGATACGAACTTTGCACGTTGCTATTGATGCATGCGTTGCAAGTGGTCGATATATTGCCCGTGTTACAAGTGCGGTGACATTGGCCCACGCCGGGTAAAGGACAATTGTTGTTGTTGTGACGTCTCAAATAATTATAGTCCCACCAGAATTGGAAAATGTCCTTTATAGTGTTATCGGCAGCATTTTGAAAATAACAACTGGTAATCTGAAACTTGAGCACATGACTCGTTTGCTGATTTTCGCGCGGGTGATTCGTAGTGCGTCGAACCATTAACGGATAATATCTATTGTGCACATGACCTTGATTGACTTGGAAAACCATGTCAGCATTAGATTTTACCGTACTATTACCCCAAAAAAACTTTAATGTCGCTACGACATTGTCCCTATCCACCACCAGCGGTCTGATACAAGCGTTGGCCATAACCGTATCGTTGCCGTAGCGCTGATCCAGTATCGAGTGCGGACTGTACACCGGATAAAGATTATCGCGCAAATTACAAATACACATGACTATAGGCGCACCACCGGGAGCTTGGTTGGCATAATAGCCTAGGTGACCCGAATGCCGCTCGCCGGTCACAGGATCTATAGAACACGGATCAGGTATGCAGACTTCAAAATTGAACATGAGACGCACATCTTCGTGGATTCCCGGATGTCTACTGGATATGTATCCGTAGCGACAAGGCGGCCGGTGAAAGAATGCGGGATCTGCTCGGACATCTCGCACCACGCTCGGCCGGCAGAATGGTGCATGTTCATTACGGTCCGGATGGTAGCCTGCGTCACATTCACACTCAAGCGGAGTTGTATACAAACTGGCCAATCGACCGTACGGCCTACAACCGACATCGATGTCGCAATCGTCATATATTGTTGCCTGAATAACCAGACCCGGAAAATCACAATGACAGATTATAGCGTAATTACTAGTGTCGACTTGTCTCATCACCCATGTGCCAGTGTGAGGATTACAGCTACGCGCTCTTTTCGAATCTAGCGCCAAACAGAAAGATTCACCCGGCTGCATCACTCTCGTGTCACCGTTCGGTAATTCTAAAAGCACTTGCTCTTCAAACGTATAACATTTGGCTAAAGCTTCTTGACACAGCTGGCAGGTGGCGTCCGAGACACACGGTGTGAGACTCTCGTGGCACGCCAATTCATTTTCCTCAATCACAATCACTTGCGGTGGGTCTATTACCGGGACACTAGAATTATCGTAAATTTCCAACTCGTCTTCAGGCAAAGTCAACGGTTCCATGTTGTTGTACAGATTGACCGCATGCAACACCACCATCACAACCATCACTACAACAAGCACCACGTACAACGGATAGTTCATGTCATGGGCCACTTATCTAACCGTTTATATTTAATTTATCCGCCAGACCCAACGGTCTTAATATCTTCAATATGGTAGCCAGCGTATTATTTATGGTTGTCAATTGACTGTTGATGTTTGTAATTTGTGCTGTCAACGATGTACCGAGCGTGTCTACTTTTACGTTTACACCGTTCACTTGTGTTGACACACCGTCCACTTTTGTGTTGAGCGATGTAAACGACGAAGCGGTGCTGGTGGTGAGTGTATCAATTTTGGTATTTGTGCTAGTTAAAGTGGTAGCAACACCGTCAATTTTGCTGTTAGTGCTAGTTAAAGTTGTGGTCACATTGTCTACTTTGCCGTTGACACTAGTAACAATGTTGTTCACGGTGTTCAATTGAACGACGACAGCATCTAATTTTGTGTCTATAGTAGTTAATTTGTCAGTTTTTGTGTTGATATTAGGTAAAACTTTTACTTGTGTATCGATAGACGTTAAACTAGTAGTGTTGTTGTCCACTTTAGCTTCGACGTCACTTATGTCTTTACGAATCACCAAAAATATGTTATCTTCCGAGCTCATTATCAATAATTCTTATCTTTAACTATATTTACGTAGGTATTAATTTATTGTTCATAAATATTTTAAACATGTACACCGCCGAACGTGCTCGTCTCATCTGGGATAATGTCAAGTACAACACCGAAAGATATTGGGCCGTCACTAAAAAACATAAAGACGGTTCTTTAACGTGGGTACACACCGATGGCAAATATTCTAAACAGCAAACGTTCAACACATTTAAAGAATTCTACCAATTTTTACAAGCCAACGATGCACAAGACGTTCATGTAAAAAAAACTGTACAAGGCGGACGCGAATGGGTCATAGATGTGGACCATCACGACGACCACTGTCCGTTAAAGATTGCGTTAAAGAACAAAATTGCCCATTTGACTTACGCTAGTTTTTTCGGCGACAACGTGGTACGCATCATGGATTCCGGTAATCGCGGCATCCACATATGGCTCGACAGTGACATGATGAAATTTAGGATGAGCGCCACCACATTGGAACGTGCGTATTATTTAAAATGTGTGCTGACGCCACCATCGAAAATCAACGACAAATTAGCTCGGCCCGGATCTTTGGCGCACGCTTTTTTACAAGCGTTAGAAAACAAAGACGTCAAACGCGCAATCATGGAATTGTACCCCAATATTAATACCAGAAATTTTGACGCTATGTTAAAAGAGTTTTATCCTTTCGTCGACAAACAAGTCTTTGAATCAATCAAACAAATAAGAGCGCCTTATAGTTTTCACAGTAAAGGAAATAAGTACAACACACCACACGTGCTAACGTAGATGGATGTTTTGAAAACTATTAAAAATTGGTGGTGGGGTACGCAGACGAATGCGGTGGAGTTTTATTTATTATATTTGTGCAAAAAATTAGACGGTATCGATACAAAAATAGACGTACTCGATAAAAAAACAAATTGTTATTTGCAAAACAAATGGCCCAGTACTAGTACCAGTATATATACAGACGACGATGACGTTGAACCAGAAGAAAAGGAACCGGAAGAAAATGACAACAAAATGCCAGCGGAGGACTATGACACCGATGGTTCCAATTTAGCCGTCTTCGCAAAAACGGGCATCAATGACACTACACGGCTGCAATATGTTACCGGTCATCGCGACAAATTTGAAACGCGTAAACGCATGTACGAAGGTGTGGTTATGGATAAACTATACGAAGCCAACAATCTATCAGAGCCTGCCGCTAAAATCGCCAAACTGGAAACGGAAATTATCAACGCGGGCAAACGTATGGAGTACGCAGGCCAACACAGTACAGTTGTCTACGCAAACGCGGATGAAGTTTCAGATTTAATACATGAATCTATGAAATAAACTGTCTATTATAAATATGTATAATTTTATTTATCTGGAACTACAAGTTCTACTTGAGCTGGTAATCCATCAAGAAACAAAAATTCTTTAATTTCACCTATTATTTCACTTTTAGTTACGTTTAAAAGCGCACCCAGATTGCCTAGCATACTCTCGTTATGCGACTGCAGCTGATCCACTTTTTTGTGTAACAATTCAATCTCTGTCAACATTTCAGCGCTAGACGCTGCCTTTTCTTCGTCACTGTTATTGGCTGTCAAGTCGTGCACCAGTTGACGTAGATTTTTATAGCTAGGTGCGTCAGATTCGGGAATGGTCGCCAAGTATTTACACACTACAAAGGCGTGCACAAAATTTTTACCATTGTTCTGAATTTTGTAACAGCTCGGCGTCGAGTTCCACAATTGCGTAGTTGTGATACGCGTGTAAGGCGACAACATTTGCGCTACCGACGAAACCTCCGCAAAGCCATTTGTGGAACCGTTGTCGTTGGTCACGATAAAAACTTCGATGGGATTAGTGTTTGTATCGAAAGACATTTTATCCTTAATGAGATATTTAATTTTTTCAAACATAATACAAAAACCGTGTAGAAAACACTTCACTGTCCACACACCAGTACAATATTAACACTATAAAATTATCAAGCACCGCATCACATTGCTGCCTGTTGTACATGGATTTTACGTTGTAGACAAAATCAAAAAATTTTGAGTAATTACTATATTTGTAGGTGGGCAACTGCCGATTCTCCATGTACGTTATATACTTTTTTAAACTCATTATATCTAAACGCCTAATTAATTCGTTGGTGTGATGTCGCTGGCGACTGAGATCAACATCGTATTCCATATTATTGAGGCTCCTGTACAGTCTAATGTTATAACTATTTGGTTTTTTGCGTAATGTGTTCAAACTACCGTTCAAAAAAGCCACGTACATCGAGTAGCGAAACATTTTTTCGTCGTCTTGCCATTCCAGCAGAAACGGTTCACGATACAAACTAATTTTGTCAAAAATCAGTCCAGTCTCCTCGATGAACTCGCGCACAGCCGTCTCGTAGTCCAGTTCGCCCACGTCTTGGCGTCCCCTCGGTATACTCAGTTTCTCTACAAAAGGAATATGTTTGTTGTATTTCAAATTTTTGTTTACGTGTTCGCTGTACGATTTGTTCGCTTGCAAAATTACCGCTTTGTCGTCGTCCGTAATGAGCAACAGCCCCGAATGTCTGCCTTTCTTAACCATCGTAAGGCATTCATACACAACATTACCTTACAGAATCAACACACACCCCATTATATACCAACCGTTATCTCAAAACAATCTAACAATAATAAAAACACTTTAAAAATGCCATTACATTTACATAAAAATTGCCACCACTTTTCACATTTAATTGCCACCACAAAATCACCGTCGTGTGCGGACAAAACGTGAAAATGAAATGAAAGATTGGCTACAAACTAATCTTATCTCAGAACTAAAAGGGAAAAAAAGTAATTTTCGTTTCATTTATAATTCAATGTCAACCAATCTTTGACAATAGTTGGTACCGGTTTTTATCCGTCTACCCTTTATAAAGTCAATTTTTAGTTCCATGTCGTTGTTTAAAGTTTTGCCATATGCGGCCGCGCGCTTTAAAGCGTTTACCCGACGAGAGTTTAATTCCAACGGATTCATTAACAACGATTTTTCTAGAGTAAAACTGTTGAGACAGCCTCCGTTTAAAATTTCAATACACACAATTGTGTAAATTAAATACATTGTTTCGTAGTCTTTGTAGTCGAACACAAATTTATTTTTTAGACAATAATAATAAAACTTCATGGAATTGTATATATAAAAAATGCGGTTACTATTAATGTAAGTCTCGGAATCAGTAACAAACACCACATTGATTCTACGCTCTTTGATTAGGGGTGATAGTTTTTCCAAGACACTCAGGCTACCTTTATTGTTTTTTGCACAATATATCAGGCACACGTTGTAAGTGTCGTTCTCCACAACACAAAAGTGCTGTTTTAACAGATTCATTATAGTTTCCTTATTCGGCGCATCAATCTCTAGCATTATGTACGTGTTGTTGGACTTGTAACGTTTCGTTATGTCTGCCACGGTTTTGATAGACGACAAAATTTTTACAAAAACCGGATCGGACCAGCCGCGCGCAGCGTCCACCACCACTTCTCCATTATTGGCTATCTGGTGTTTAAAATCGAGACCACTTTGTATTAAATTCGTGGTCATACGTATGCTCAATTGTTGACCCAACGTGTAAAAATCTTCGTAACCTCGTTCCCATAGGCAGTTTTCGACAAATTTTAGCACTTTTGTGTAGTCGGACAGTTGTACAAATTTACGCAGTCGTTTAAAATCACCTTTGAACCACAAATTTTTCAGTAGTATCAACAACAGTTTACGGTCTTCCGGCGATCGTACACCCACAAGACGCGAATGTTCCACAAACACTTCCAAATCGTCAGGTGTGCATTGGTCGACGTTTTCCAAGTAGAATCGCACGAACGTGACATCCAAGGACACAAACCCTTCGTTGACGCGTACACACTCGTGCATTTTGGTGTAATCCGCAACATTCTCACCGGCACTGTACAGCATGTAGTCGGCGATGGCGGGAAACAAATATTTTACACATTGAGGAAAATATTGTGAAGTCAGTTGTCGCGTCACGTAAAACATTTTACGGAGATGGCAATTTAAATATAGTGTCACGTTATTTATACCGCCGCCGTAACGTATAGTAAGATATAAACAATGTCGTACAAAGATTTGTACCAAGAAATAATAAGAACCCAACAAGACATTGCCGTTACGTATCAGAGACTGGTGGCGGTCGAAAACGAATTAAAACGTAACATCCACGAAAGCAACACGTTGCCTACCAATTTTAGCGCTAAACTTGACGTTCTGCAACAAAAGGTTGATTTATTATTAAATCAACTGTTAGTCGCCGCTGAACCAGTTAAAGTTGAAGATAAGAAACAAGAAGAAACAGCAGAGCAAGTCGAAGATGACAAACAAGAAAAACCGAGCGATTACGTGGTAGTCGAGGAAGTGCAAAATTAATTTTTGTACACTAACGGTTTGTTTTGTGCCAGTTTCTTTCTGGGCGCAGCAGGCGTTTTGTGGTGTAACAGCGTCATGTAATACTTGAGAGACTCTGTCATTATAAGCCATATTCCGATAATGATTAAGAGTAAAAATAACACTGAAAACGCCACCAGTTGAGGTGGTTCTAAGCTTTTACGATTCACATTTTTGTAGACGGCCACCATCCCACCCACCAGTAATACGAACCCGCCAAGGTATTTAGAGTTTACAACGAGCGGTGATGGGTTCAACAGTATTTTATTGTGACGAGTCATGAACCATTTAAAGTATTGATAATTACGGTTGGCGGCGAATCCAGCAGAAATCACGCTCTCCAAATCTATATCGGTCAAGGGGTCGCCTTCCCAGCTTATTATTTGACCGTTGCTGTTTACTTCTAGACTATCTATATATATTATAGCGTTTATGGTCGATAGAGACATTGTGTCCAGTTCTCTTTGTTCAACGGCGCTGGCCGGATAAGTTATGTTAACGTACTCCCAAAACATTTCCGGCTGCACTACTATGAGGTCGCGGTTCTCGATACCGACACTTTCGTACAACGAACCCAGAAAAGCGTTTGACAGGTCGTCTAGATAACCGCGAGGAAACATATTATTGTAACCGTACGGGTCCCAAATCATGAGCACGAAATCGACTAGAGTCAGGAACAGGAGAACGACGTTTATCACCGACATGGCCATTTTTAAGGCGCGGAACATCATTTTTGACACTAGGGCAACGGTTCTAATCAGTGTGCGGTGAACTGTATTGATAACTATAGCTTTGTACACCTCTGCGGCAAAACGATTTGTAAACGTTCTACCACCACTCAACAGTAGATTGCGCAATATAGGCAACAGTTGACTACTAATCTCTTTCAACAGTTTATTTAATTGCGACTCTAAAATATTAAAACCTAGGTCGGTGAGGATGCCAATTATAAACGCGTGATCTTCCAAGAAGTCTATAATCATGGAATCTAGGTTTTCGTCATTACTAAAATTATTAACGTCCGCTATCACTTCTGACACGTTCAACGGGTTATCAGTGACACGAATCTTTGACTTTGTAATGTTTTCGCGACGCTCACGACCGTTCAACATGGCCAGTCGCGCAGAATTTATTTGCCTCAACAACGACCGTTTAGTATCACTGAACGACGACGACGGTCGATATGAGTAACCTTTTTCAGCTTCGTAAACAAGCGTGGTACCAGGCGCCATATCACCGTAATCGTCGTGCGTTATAAATCGTCTCTCAAACTCGTCGTCGAAACGATCGTCTCTAGCCGCCAACCATTCGTCCAGCATCGTCCTACCCGCAGGCGGTGGTGGTTGTGGTAAAATACTAGACGGTCTATCGTAATTGTGGGACGCCATGTCGGCGACAACGCCTGTTGCCAGCATTTTGAAAGAAGCGTACACCGAGTCGCCCAGAACAAAACCCACCAACATTTCGTACCACGCTTGGGCGCAGCCACTGGCCGAGCTAGAATTGGCGTTCACAACATCCCTACCGAAACGACGACAATAAGCAGAATTAAATAACCCATCCACTTTGTCGGGAAACACTGGGTTGTCGCTTAATCTAGTGTCGAAACCTGGCACGTCGTCTATGCCTGTCGACTTGCGATTCTCGGTCCGCATGTATGGTGTGTTCATGTACATTTTTGTGAAGCTATCGACCATAATACATTGATCGTTGTTTGTGTATCGCGTTTCGACCGATTGCAGTTCGCCCTCCCTACGAGCCAAGGCACGGTCCAAGTTAAAGCACGCCGGCTGATTATACTGCACGCTCGTATTGGCCGTTTGGGTGTAGCCGCCTATCGGCGAGTCGACATCTATAACCCCTGTGGCCGTGAACGGATAACAGGACATGGCTTCGCAACCTTGTTTACTAAAGTCGAGTTCGACTATTACGGCTTGTTTGTTTAACAGCGACGGGGGTACGTAAAAATCTTGGCGGGTGGCGTACCTAATGTTGTAGTTGATAAAAATGTTTGGAAAACGAGTGCGCCAGTCCCTGATCATGTGTAACCTGCCACGGTTCATTACGAACTCGTCACACGAGATCATATCTTGAGCCGTGGGTAGCGCCATTATCTTACTTGGATCAACAAATAAAACCACCAACAATATCTAGTCCAACAAAAACTGTTTATTAGTGTCCCACGCTTTCAAGTTTTTATACATGTGTTTGATTTCATCAGAAAAAGTTATGGCGTCGTGCACAGAGGAGAAACACAACGATTTTCGTAACAACTTTACTTTATTCTTGTATTTTTGGTGACACACTTTCATCGTTTCCTCCCACAATTTTTGCGGCTGTTTGCAGTTCACCTCCACCACGATCGAATCCAAATCAATTTCGCTCCTCTTCTTCAGCGCTTCTACGTATATTGTTTGTGCAGTCACCGCCTTTATCATATTATCCGTACGAGTCACACATATTATGGGGATCTTGTACTTGTCCGTGTAATTTTCGTAGTTGTCGTCCTCGTTTTTGTTCTTAATTTCAGTCACTTTTGTGTTTGCGTGCTTTTTAACCTGCAAATCTGTCGGAACGTCTTGCGGTGGCGAATCATTCATTTCAACTTCTGGTATGAGGCTGTTGGTGTTTACAAACGTTTTACTCGTGCTTGGGTAAACAGGAATGGGTATCTTCACCAGCGGTACCAGCTTCGAAGCAGACACTTTGATAACGGGTATGGGTTCGGTATTAATCTTGCCATTAATGAGGTTTTCAATTTGATCGTCCTTTTGCCGCAGGATATTGTAGAGCTCGTTCATCCGATGGTACAGCATGTCCAGTTGTCGGTCTTTGTCGATCACTATATTGTCCAAGACACGAATACGGTTTTCCGCTTCACTAATGCGTTTTTCCAGCTTCCCAATCGTGTTACAGAGTATACTGTTACTCGCGATGAGGCGGTTAATGTTGTACTCTTGAGACGAATCCATGGTTTGCGCGACCAATATACTAATGTAGCACCTTTTATACTTTTCACACAAGATTATTTATGACTGATTAAAAAATCAAAACTCTGTGCACAGACACCACTGTTATCAGTCACGGTAAGCGACCTATGACACCGCCGCATCGTGCCACCGCCTTGAGAGATAACGCTGCGGGTATTAATACGTGTGCAGATCGAGATTTGTGCAGTGCGGAGAAGCCGGTGCGAAGTTGTGCTTGGTGAGTAGTCACTTTGGTTTATTTTTTTACTGTCACTGATTTTGTCTGTGTATTAACAATTTTGTTGTTTGTAGGTGGAAATTAATTATTGTTAGCAGATGGGAGTTGGAATTACAATATTAGCCAACTTTGCACACACACTCCGCCACTCTGCAGCTGATACCACCATACATTAACAACAGCTTTATATGGTAAGAATATTATTACCACTGTATGCATAAATTTTATCCACGCGGACATAATGTAACATAGGCCTAATTGTTTCAGATTTGCTGCGCAACAGTACTGTTGTTAACGACAATTATGTCTCTCCTTTATTATGGTTACTTGAACCCATATCAAGCTTTAGCGTTTGCTATATGTGTATTAGTTAATAAGTTGTAAACATGACGGACGACACTATACAACCTTTATAACCTCGAAAAAAAATATTATGAACTGTAATCTAGTGTAAGTTTAATATTAAGTAGAGTACCAACATTGCTCGATCGATTCTTTAAAATATTAGGTATATATTATGTATGTAACACTTTTTTAGTTTGGTGCAAAACTATTATGATGATACTATATATTGTGTAAGTTTTATGTATCCAGGGTTAGCGTTATTTTAAGTACTTCCGCTGCTTTGTTTTAACGTAGGCATATGATTTTATTTTTAAGTTCACACATCTCGCACGTTCGGAATGCACGGGTTGTTCCAGTTACTACCTAATAAACCCTCAATGGGAATTAGACGCTTATAGTTTTAAGGTTTATTTATGTGATTTAAAATGTTACTAGACTAGCATAATTTGTGGGCTGCTACATAACATTTCAACAACCAATATTTACGTAGGTACACATTGTAAACATAATTGAGGTAGATTAAAGATTTTACTATAATATTATTATAATACATGACTTTGACACTAACTCGTGTTTTATTTCGTCATACACCGCCATCTAGTTACTGTGGTACGAACTACATTGTGGCTGGGTCACTAATGTTATCATGAAACTTTTGTGTCAATAAAATGTTGCTAACAGTTTGCCACTTTTGTGAAATCGACATTAAAATAATTTAGAGTTTTAAAACTCCGAGAGCAACATATCGATATTAAAATTATTGGCATATAGATATTTAAAAATTTTGTGGTATATTGCAATGTGGCAAATTTTTGAAATCGACATTAAACCAAAATAAAAGTTTTTAAAACTCTGGAAAAAAGGTCGACATTAAAAATAGTGACACTAATCATAAATAATGTGGTAGGCGATACATCAAACTGGTGTGGCAATTTTTACAAATCGACATTAAAAAAAACCTCTTCAAAACTCCGGGAGGCGAAAAGATCGACATTAAAATTATCGCCAGTTAAATATTGTTAAATTTTGTGGTACATTATTTTAAAAATCAATGTGACACTTTTTTGAAATCGACATTAACCAAAACCAAGTCCAAAAACTTCTGAGCGTTACAAATCGACATTAAAAAAAGTGACACTAACAAAACGATAAAAAATGTGGTTATTTTTTATTAAATATTGTGGCAAATTTTTGAAATCGACATTAAAAAAAACAGTCTCAAAAACTTTCCGGGGAAAAAGATCGACATTAAAAATATTGTCATATTTGATTTTATAATTTTTGTGGTAACTAATTTACAATTTTGTGGCAAATTTTTGAAATCGACATTAAAAAAACAGTCCCAAAAACTTTCGGGGAAACGGGATCGACATTAAAAAAAGTGTCACATTAGTTTATCAAATTTACTGTGGTGTTACATGAATTTGAATCTTATCGTCTTGTGTTACCACTTAAAGTAACATAATCAGTGTTCATTTATCTTTCTAGGGTCATGCGGTTGAAGACTTATCAACAGTAGTTTTTTACTCTTGCACCATTTTTTTACTCGATACTCTACCACAAGCGCCTCGGAGTGTGTGAATCTGCATTTGCTGCGATAAACCAACTGTAGTGGCTGTTTGTTGCGCAAAAATTTGGCTCCTCTACCCGAGCAATGTAAACGGAAGCGCCGATCCACGTCCACGGACACGCCGGTATACAACATTTGGTGGGGCGTTTGCACCATGTACAACTCCCAGCTCTTGTCTGATAACACCATTGTGTAATCTTATCAGTAAAAAGACTACTTATATAAGCCTGAGTTAAGTTCTTTAATATGTTAATATTCAATTGTTATTGTATCAGAATGTCGACTTTTGTATCAAAGACTGTTGAATTTGTTACGTTGCTAAATACTAGCAACCGCTCGTTTCCACGCGTCCAAGACATTATCGCGTCGGGATACGAGAATAGATTCGAACTGAAGAGAGTTTTAAACTTACATTCGAACAAGTGGTCACCTACTGTTAAACGCGATTTTATTGCATACTGTATCGATCAGCCGGACGCCTTGTACGCCGTTCAGTATGCCGTACAATTGTGGTCCATCACTCAAGATCCTCGAGAAGTTAACGATATACTGAAACAATATAGTATCACTTCACTGTCGCCTGCCGACGAGTATGCACACGACGCTTTGTCTTGTATGTACATGTACAACGAGTTTGTTGCCGAGGTTAATTACTTGATTGATGCCACTTTAACTTCTGAACAAAAATTGTGTGTCGTGATAGAAAAACACGCAGAATATTCCACTAGGAACAACACTACGGAAAAGGAATTTAACGCCTACGTTCAGATGAAATCGTTTACCAAGTTTCGGCGCTACTTCAACATGCTCGACAACTACGTGTATCAAACTGTGCAAAATTTGTATCCGTCGGTGGAGTCAGAGTGCTACTTGTACTGGCACCTGTTACGAAACAAGTGGTCGCCGTACATACCCACCTACGACCACTGCGCGCCTGCAATTTCGGATGGTCGTAAAGAAGTGGATCATTACAACAGCGGTTATGCGCCTATAATTTTTTGTGAACGTCGAGTTTATTTGCATGCGCTTAGACAACTATTAACCAATGTTAAAAACAACACTACAATTGTTACTATGGAAAAGTCCCAGTGGAACAAGTACGAGACAATGTCGCGGCTCGAGTATTTACGCAGAGGCATACGACTGTTAAACGAGCGCCTGATTAATGAATTTCCGTTGAGGCTGGTGGAGGCGGCAAGAGCTGTGTACGATGTACACGCGCTAGTCGACGACGTTCAAGTGGATAACTTTTCCAAAGTCAATGGGATTTCGCGCGACAGTGCCAGCGAGCTTCTATTTACCATGAGCAACGTAATAATGTTTGAGAGACAAATTGTATTGTTAACTGCTTGAATAAAAGAATGTATTATATTATAGTAATTTTTTATTTATTATTCTAACAAATTGCATTTTCAGAAAGAGTAGTAAAGTACATGTTGTCCAATTCATTGTCCTTAACGCTAATCAAGGGATTACCCTTCAGATCCATCAACTGGTCGTTTTCGTACAACCTGATGCGCAGACCGATTGCTGTCTGTGCCAGCGTCGAGTTGTACACATTGACCGCAACCACTTCGGCGTAACGTTCCACGCTAACGTCCAAATATTCAAACAGCTGCTTGCTCAAATGCTGGTAGCGCATCGAACCGGTAGTGTTGTGCATTAGCATGCTATGCGGCAGGCGGTGAATGTCGAACTTCAGAGTAGTCTTGTTGATTAAACCTCTTAACATTAGCGGCACGTAACGAGCCGTGTCTCCGAACCGGGTATCCATCGGCAACACTGTGTACGATATAATCGGCAAGCTGTGCGTTTGCACCGTAGGGTTGTTAAGCTCGTATAAACGAGCCACTCTCAAAACGTCTAGGGGCTGGTGTTGATGGTCTTGGTCGAAATTCGATTCCAACATCATGTCTCGTTTCACACGTTTATGAGAAGTCGCGTCAATGTTGACGGTTGGCTTGGGTCGACGAAAGTAGTTGCCGTTGCCGTCAGACTCCCATATCGAGGGGTCGTAATAAGGCGCCATATTGTTTTCGGGCTCCATCACAAAATCACCTGCAAAGTAAGCGTCGTCAGCAATCTGTCGTCGCGCCCGACCTACGCTACATTTGCGGTAGCCGTGCTCGTCGTATTCTCCGACACTGCCGGCAACTACAGTGTTGACGTGATCCAAGTAGTCGTTGAAACGCGGATTGAGTGTGCATTTGCGCCAAACGCCCCTGTGATCGTAGCAATGGGTCGAGGAGTCTGTGTCGATTTTGCACGGGGACCGGCACACTGTGCCCGCGTCGGTTCTGTACGAAACTAGCAGTTCTCGTGCACCCGGCACGCAATACTGCCACGACCCACCAGCCACATGGCACCACGAGCGCCCGTTCGCCAACCGTTGACATTTACCCAGACACCCGTCGTAAACGTTTGTGGTGAGCGCAATTTCTTTGGCGTCCACTCCCAGATCACGATTGCACCTCTCCCAAGTGCCGCTCTTCACCATACAGTAATAGTCGTGGTCATCGTTGAAAAACACTCCACAGTTGCTCACGCACTCGTTATTGTACACGGTGCGGTAGCGCTTGGTCAACCTGCTGCCCACGCGGCAATCGGCCGTAGTCCCGTTTGCGTTCACCACGCAAGCACCGTCCACGCAATCGTTGACGCACAATCGGTTCGTTTGCAACGAGTACGCTTCAAATTTCGACTGCAACGGCGGTTTGAGTGATGCCGCAGTAAGGGACGCAAAGCACAAATACGCTAGTGTAGTGGTCAACATGGTTTGTAACGACGGAGGTTCGGAGCGCCGAGTTATTACGAGATTCGCGCATAAAAATCACGTCTGGACATATTACGCAACAAAACTAGTATTAACTAGTTATTATCACAAGGGATCGTGTAGACATGCGTACTGGTAGATAGAGTTTCCAGCCTTTGTGGTGAAAGGAATAACCTTTTTCAAATCGTACTCGGTCTTGCCGTGCTTTAGGTAAATGACCACAGCCTGGTACGAGTCACCGCTGCCGTGCATCGTAATGGCGTCGCTGAATGGATTGTACTTTGGAAGACCCGCCGTCAGTTTTTCGAGGAGACCCTCTGATATTTTGTCCATGTCCAATAGATACATGGTCATCAGACACTTTTCAAAGTCCAAATCCAGTTTGGCTTGATTGATTTTGGCGGCTTCGCTGCGTGTAAAAGTGTTTGTTGAAACGTCGAGACCATCCCAGTCTCGATCCCAGTCGATCAAATACTCGAGTGAACCAAACTTACACTGCATGTCCGACTTGACGTTGTACAACTGCAATTGACCCGGCTGTGCCACGGAACAGTCGACCTGGTCCGACGTAGTCTTACCTTTGGTGTACGTGCACGAATACGCTCCACCGGTGGACGCTTCTCCGCCAACCTCCAGAAAATCGAGAAACGAAGCCTTGCCGTAGATGGTGACGCCCCAGTTGTAGCCCTCGGTGGGAGTGTACGTGTCGACCGTCGTGACAGTGTGAGACAGTTTGCACTCGTGCGAATAGCACGCTACCGAAGACAGCAGTTCGGGCTCGTACGTGTAAAACTGGCAATCATAGGGCGCAAACAATTCGATGGAGGCCTCGTCCGTCTTTCTAAGCTCGTTCATACAAGCACCCCAGTTGTCGGGACCACATGAACGAAACGGTGCGTCGCACGTCACGCGCGCTGGCACACCAAAAAACTTGAATTTTTCGTACTTTTTTTTGAGGTCAGTGTTTTGTTTTAGAGCCAACGCCTCAACACTAGTCGTCGTTTTGGCAACTAGCTTTATGGGGCCTGGTTGTGGGTTAAGACTTTTAGATTGCGAGCATCTTTCCGGTGGTAGCCATGCCACAGAACTGTAGGTGGAGATCAACAGACAACAGCAAAACAATTGTAGTTTCATGAACAAAATATATACTCGTTTGTGAGATAAAACAATTTATTCTTATATTTACAATTAATGTACAGTGAAATTAGCCAATGGAGTAGTCAGTATCAACAGAGCCATAAGAGTCATCAGAGTCATCAGAGTCTTCGGAATCCATTTGGTCGTCACTCTCCAACGAAGAACACGTCACTAGTTCTTGATGCTCGGCCAGTGTTAATTGAAAAAAGTTGCTCAGCACACCCACGGCGTATTCCAGCAGACTGGCATAACTTCGAAAATGCTGCTGGGCTTCATTTGGAACGACGCACTGATGATGACGCCACAAGCAATTGTAGTCGACAACCATGCGACGTAGCAGAAACTCGATTTTATCTAAATCTTTATGGTTAGCGTTGCCATCCAGGTCCAGCTGGTACTTGTAAATATTGCCAATAGCCAACATGGTGTGGGTTATGGTGTGTCGGTCAAAAGTAATTTTGAACGGCGCCAACAATAAAGAATCATCTTCTTGATCGAGTCGAACTGTTTGCGCACTTCGAACGCATCGCGCCACTTCGCCAATTATTTCTTGAATCAGCTTATACACACGTGTCTGGTCGTTTAATGTAAGGTTCTTGCTGATTAAAAGTATTTTTTCGGTTGGTTTACAACAATAAAAATCAGTGGTAATATTAGTAGGTAACACGTTAGCGTATGTTAGTATCATTTTGATATTTGATAATGATAAATACAAGCACCCTCTTTTATATAGCTTGATCATATCTCATATCTAACTTACGAAGAAGCGCTGATTGAATTTGAACCCTATTGGCAGTGTCGAAGAATACGTATTGGCAAAAAATTGATATTAATTGTTAGGAAAGTTTTCAACTTTGTAAATTTTTAATGTTGATTTGAAGATTTTGCCAGCACCATTGTAATAGTGTTGTGGTAAAATTCCAAAATCGATATTAAAAATTTACAGAGTTTTTAAACTAGAAATTTTTTAATATCGATTTTGCAATTATGACACGAGGAATTGGTAAAACATGTTGGCAAAAATGCAAAATCGATATTAAAAAATCCCAAAAGTTTTGAAGCGCTTTTTTTTAATGTCGATTTCAAATACTTGCCATTTCATTTGTAAAATTTATTGGCAAGTATATCAAAAAATTGTGGCAAAAATCGTAAATCGACATTAAAAATTTCCAGAGTTTTTAAACTCATTTGGTTTTAATATCGATTTACGATTTTTGCCACACAATTTAATAAAACTATTGGCACATTATTTACAAATCTTTGGTTAATTTGTGAAATCAACATTAAAAATTTCCAGAGTTTTAAAACTCATTTTATTTTAATATCGATTTACGATTTTTGCCACACAATTAATGAAATTACTGGTACATTATTTACAAAACATGTGTCAAATATTAAAAATCGACATTATAAAATTCCACAGGTACATTTTGTAAGAAAAAAACTCAAACACAATGAACCCTACATATTACGCGTATGGCGGTGTTCTTCGACAGCTCTACCAAAGCGACTACTATGGTATTGGCAGATACTTGAATAACAACAATAACTACAAAAAATACCCGTCGTATATTGCATCATTATTTGCAGCCACACCCTGTTATTATAAATCAAAAGTGGTGTAAAAACCTAATGCCTGAGTGGTAGCACGTTGACTGCGTAGCTGACACAATTACATTTAATGCGAACTACGGTAACATTGTGTCGCCTGGCAATTACGTATGCCACAAACTTGAAAAAGTCGTATTCGTTAGCTACAACATGTTTGAGAAAAATTGCTTGAGTCATTCTAGTTGCTAGTACATTTTTCATCCATGCGTCAACCTCGCTTCGACTCCTTGTTTTGATGTCAGTGTAACCGTCAAATTTCTGACACATGTCAAGTCGATCGACAGTCTTTACAAAATCGTGAACCATAAGACCAAACGCCTCTCCGGTGACACCTCCACAATACTCGTCTTCCGGAAACAGCTCTTGCAGCGTGCCGACTGTTTTTTGCATATCGTTGCAGACGTTATACGTGCACACTATACTGATGGCGTTCGGCGTGCAATGTTCGGGGCAGTAGATGGGAAAGAAGAAAAAATGTGTGGGAAGATGTGGGAAAATACCGGTACACGCGTCGTGCAACAAAGGAATTCTGTTGAATTCGGCGACAACGTCCAACCATAGACATGTACATTGGTGCATACCACTAAGATGGCGTGCTTCACGAAATAGTGGTGCAATTTGTTTTAGAAATCGGTCGCGCATAGTATTCAAATCGCTGCCGGGTGTGGGCATAAGCACGTACCGCAATATTTGTTTGGCGTGCGGCGAGTTTTTGTTGGCGATACACCACTTGACACATTCTCTCTCACGGTATTCCTCGACATTTAAGTTCTCTAGACTCTGCAAATTGTTGGCTATGTTATCGTGCAAAACGGTGCGCAATAAAGTAAGCGCAACATCTGTAGTATTAGTCATTTTGTGAAAATTGGTGTGCATCGCATAACATTTGTATGATGGAGAGATGCAAAATTCACATTGATGTTAACTAAGAATGAAAATCGCCAAGGCTATAATTAGTGGTGACGTCAGCGGTTACATAACATTTCATCAGACCAACGCCGAGTCGCAAGTGAAAATATTGGGCGTGTTGAACAATCTCCCGTTTGGATGTCACGGCATCCACATTCACGAGTTTGGCGACACTTCGAACGGTTGCACATCGGCTGGCGAGCACCTAAACCCTTTTGACCAACCCCACGGAGGGCCGACCAGTGCCCAGCGTCACCTGGGAGATTTAGGTAACGTGTGTTCGACGGGAAGCGCGGTGACCGTGTTTGAGAAATTCGACCACATGATCAGTTTGTACGGCCAACACAACGTACTGGGTCGCAGCATCGTCGTGCACGCTATGGAAGACGATCTAGGACTAGGTGACAATGCACAGAGTAAAATTAGCGGGAACTCTGGTAGTCGTTTGGGTTGTGGTGTAATAGGCGTCATCAAGGAAAAATAATGTCTGTGAGTCATAACCCCTCTTTTTGTTATCAGTAGAGTAGGTACTCACAACCGCTATATAATATGTTGGCGGGCAGACTAATGCACTAGTACAATCGCAGACTTACTAAAGAGACAACAATGGTGTACATTAAAATCGACATTGGCAGCCACGCTAAAGGGTACGCGACGGATAATAGTGACCACGACTATGTGATTTTTAGGAAATGCAGTGAAGACGACTTTCTGTATTACATTAACAATCGCCAGCATCTGGTGAACGTGCACAAGAAAAATGAAGACGGCGACGACTGCGCATACGTTGATTTGTACCACGGCTTGTACGGGATCTACGCCGGTAACTACTATTATCTGGGAGTGTTTGCCGAAGAAAAGGACGTGGTGGACAAAAATGGTGTGCCCAACACGGAGCTGTTTACGTTCATTCGCCAACTGGCTCGCTTGCGTATGCCGGGTATTTTGAAGACTATGTTACGTTTTAAAGTGCGTAAACCTGCAGAAAAGAAAAAAACCAAGGATAATAAAAATAACAAGGATGAAGAAAAAGAAAAAATTGATCCGAAGCAATTGCTGACCATCATGTATAACAACGCTTACGTGGAGCGATGGTTGCGCACTGAGCAATTTCCCGAACACAACCGTCTGCCGCAGCTGTTGGGTCACAATCAAGAACGTATTCAATTGTTTGAAGAGTTGATGCTAAAGAGCGTGAATAAAACACCGGCTACAGAGCAGGAAAAAGAGTACATCGATAAATGGCAAAAGCAGCTGCAAGACAAACTGGACGAGGTGCCACCTCTTCCCGAAAGATTTGACGTGCTCAAGACGCTTGTGCGGTACGCCATGAACGATGGTGGGCCTGTGATGCCGCACGAAAAAAACATTACCAAGCTCCTGTACCCGTCTATTCAGCAATTAAGTAGGGCTAAAAGTGGCGCGTTGTGGGGTCAAGTGGTGAACGTGCAAGAGAAGCTGGATGGGTGTAACTTTCGCATCATCGTGAACGGCGACGACCGCATCACGTACGGTTCGAGGAACACTTACCGCGAGTACAGTGATTTTATGGGATTCTACCGCATCAGACCGAGACTGGAAGCGTGCGCCCGACGACTGCAGACCATCACTGGTTACGGTTCGTTTGTTGTGTACGGCGAGTTGGTGGGTTGGCGCGACGACGACCGGAAAATTCCCATCAACGATATCCACTATCGCGATCAAGCTGAGCCGCTCAAGTTTTACGCGTACGAGATTGTGCGTTACGATGGTGACGTGGAAGACCAGATTGAATTTGAGCTGGGTCAAAATCTGCTGTATAGCAGTGGTCAATTCGACACCATTCCCTACGATTCAATGTTGTACGACGACTTTGTGGCCAAGCCCATTGTGTATAAGTCACTGTTGTTCCCTGACCACGGCGAAGAGTTGGTAGAGGGATATGTGCTGCGATGCAACGGACTACGGTACAAACTAAAAAAAGAGTACAAACTAAACGATTTGGGCGACACAAACGTGTTACACGTGATCACCAAATCGTTCGTGGAGGGCGTATTGGACGGCAGGAAGGTGGACGCGTCAAACTTTGATGAAATAATTATGGCATGTTACGATGCCGTCGAAGCGTACAATACGACCGGTGTCCCTGTCGATAAAGTTTTCGGCAAACTGTTTGGCCTGTTATGTACGCAAGCTGGTATGAAACACACTGAATACAGACAACGGCTTGTAACATTTAACCTCCTAAGAACCAGTCGCAATAAAAACATTTATTACACTATTTATTTTGTTTCTATCACAAAACCCAGCCTAAAAACTAAGAATCACCTGTGACTAAATAGGATTGTAATATTCAAGTTATATATTCAATCCTCGGTAGTATAGTGGTGAGTATGTCCGCCTGTCACGCGGGAGACCAGGGTTCGATTCCCTGCCGAGGAGAAAATTTTTCATAAACGTTAATTTGTTGTTATCTGATTACATAAAAGATAACAGATAACTTTGATGTATATAACTAGTATGTCTTATCACTAATGTTAGTCCTTTAACTGCCAACCATGGAGTCTGATTCTGACACTTATAATCTTTCCGATATGGAATTGAATTCCGATTTTTATTTTGGCTATGAAGATTATGCATGGGTGCACGAAGGATCGACCGATTCCGAATACGAAACTGGATTAGCGCAACCACGCACTCTGTTTGGCCTATGTGTTCGTGTCGTGAAGAAAACGTTGTCGCCGCAAGTCATTGCGACCAAATTCCCCAGACTGTTGGTAAATAAAATTCTGCTTCGTATGTACGTCAGGTTACCTAGTGGCTGGTATTACAGCCGGACGTGTAATTTTATTGCGGTAAATTTAGACGAGATTAACACGGAGGAGACGAAAGCTTTGATCGACCGTATGGGTACCAGATGTGATTGGCCGCGGCTGGTTGGTCTTTACGGTCATTGGATACGTTATGAACACTACACACCTAGCACTAATTATTCAATAAAATTGGCGGTGCACGTGTTGTTGAACGATATGAACATGTCGCAGCCTCCCGTCATAAGCAGACCGTTTTTGTACAGTCCGTGTGTTATCTGCGATAGCATGTGTTTTGTGACCCACCGCTGTATTGAGATACCAGCCGAAGCGGATTATAGCGTGATTGGTAGCTATTTGGAATTGAGCGAAAATAACAGTGATATACCTGCAAAAATATTGTAAGCTGAAATAAAATTGTCTAAATTACTTGACGTGTTATTGCATTATCATACCTATTATATTTACCCAAAAAATTTAGTGTTTGTGTGGCTGTCGTGGAGATTGGACGCGCAATGAATTACACTGTAGCGCCATTCGAGCTCGCCGACGTAAAGGCGCCGTGCACGTGGTCCCCCTACGTGGACATGTTCAACGTGTGGCGTGAATGCCTCAGCTTTGACTTGCCCCTTTTGGACGACCTTTTTTCCGAGTACTTGTTTGCAAAATTTCAAAGCTACCGCGACAAAGTGTACCGATCTGGTATAACTTACTTGCATTTCAATCAATATTTTATGACCCGTGGTATGTACAAGCAATATAGTTTCGAAGAGTTTATTCAAACTGGAAAATTGAAGAAATACACATACGAACAATACGTTTCTGCTAATCCTAACATTACATTGTATACGGTGTATAAACATCCAGATTTTGCTTGGGATTACAATCAACTACACTGTTTTTTGGGAGAAAATAACGTACATTATTCAGAGATGAAAGAACGTTTACGACAGTCGAGATTTTGGAAGAGACGCTACGCGGAGTGGTCCCAGTGTCTAAGCGACGGAAGTACTCTATTGGATTTGTGCTATAACAAATATCTGGAGGTAGTCTATTTTATCGAAAACGAACACATATTTCGGCAAATATTAGATTCAAAGTTTTTTGACGTCTTTTGCCAAAATCCAAATGTTACTTGGGACTTTTTAAAAACCCGCGTTACCTATGACGGCAACATTCCTTTGAAGAAACGTATCACTACGTTAATTAATCACTGTGTTCGCTGGCACGATATATTAGAATTTTGTGGCGCCAACGACTTGTTTTTGCCATCGGACTTTTGGGTAGACACCGAAACGATAATTCGACCGAATAGATGGTGGACATTTAAAAAAGGTGATGAATTTACTCACATTTACGCAAACTACCCATATTTACTTGATTACAAAAAATTGAGAAAACATGTTGGCTGCGACATTATTTCAGCGCTGGTTCAAAAACCAGATGTTCCCGAGGAGGTGGTAATGTCTCTGAAAAGACAATTTGATGTACAATTTCGTTGCGTTGGCGATGACTTTGATTTGTGCGACACCAAATGTACATTCCGCCAAAAAAATAATATTATGCCTATATACTTAAATGTGAACCTACGTGACGAAATTAAAATGTCAGGTTTTTTAGATGAACACAGATTTAGCTGCGAAAATTCAAAATCTTTGATACACAAACGTAGAAGAGAATATACGTCGTGTTATTTAGACAGGCCGTATTTTGGTTATCGTATAGGTTATTCAAAAAATATTAATTTACGTCTAAAAGACATTGATGACACTAAATTACAACATTTAGATATAATGCTTTTTCAAAATCCTATACCCCTTGAAAAAGTGGCCTTTTTAACCGAAGTACTCGAGCCGGCTGCCATAAAAATACAACGCTGGTACTTAAAACATTTTTATCGGCCAGAAGGTCGATATGTCAATACTGTCTTACGCAACCGGTTCAACGCTAGATTATAAATACCAGGACCGTACATAAAGCGACAGTTGTATCCGCGAGTCCGCAAACAAAACATGAATATAAAATTCTTTGTACTTTTGTTTTGCGTAGATTTAATCGGTTGTAGTTGTGCAGAAATAAAAAATGCGCGAGTAAAAGATTTGATTAAAAAATTAAAAGGGCTCAAGCTTCCCGCACGAGGTAGTTTGCCGCCATATTTAAATCCTATAGAGCAATTCCAAGAGTTTCAAGAGTCTCAAGAACCTTCAACTAGCAGCGCGCCGAAGCTTAAAAGACATCATCTAGTGTCGGGAAACCAATTGAAACAATTATATAAAATTTTACTTGAAAATTCTCCTGAAACCTTGATTGAAATGTTTCATCATATATATTACAACTTACCAGCTGCATGGAGAGACGCAAGTGGAGAATATTTGGAAGCGCTTTGGTGTTTAGACGATAATGTTGCAGACGATGATTTAAAAAATATTGATTGTGAGGAAAGAGTAAAAAATTTATACGATTTACTTTTTTGGCGACCAGACAATATTCAAGTTGGTCCTGGAGACAGATTCAGAGATGGTGGAGATGGATACGACTACGATTGTTTTTACTTGCTGAGAGGAGCCGAAATGATATACAACATTGAATTTCGTGATGCTGTGGAGGCTGTTATCGATGCTGATTATACCGTCACTGAAGAAGAACATAGAAGAATATTACAAGGCAATTTTAATAGATTAGTACGGACCAGTCACAACATGATAACAAACCGCAATGTTCCTCGAAATTACAACCCAAGCGAATGGATTTTTCTAGACGTTAATGTAAATACTTACAGTACACAAGCTCGCAAAAACTTGAATCTGTTGGAAAAAACGTTTGATTTGAAACAACAACAGAGCCAAACGATAGTCAAAGCCAGCCAAAGTTTAACTGTGCAAAGTTTAAATCGTTTGATTGCGTGGACTAGGTCTGTACTGGAATCATACAAAGGCGATCAGAAACAAAAATTGCAATCGTTGGTAAGCCGTTTAAGAGTTGAACGAAATCAAGTTGAATTCACTAACCTGATTTTAGATTTTGTCCAAACAAGTCAAATTTCGTTGAGTGTTGAAGAGTTTATTGATGTTATGTCGCTACACACGGGTGACGGTGCTATAATGGCTAGCAGGATGAGTGCTGATTTTATGTTACAATTGTATACACATTACGTATCAGATGATGATATGAGCCGGGAGGAAATTGAAAATGTACTGGCCAAACGTAAAACAAACAAAAAATTAGTGTCTATATTGAACACATTACGTGCTGGTAAAGGTCAAAGTGAAATAGCGCAAGGTTATAAAACTCAAGTATGGAACATTGTAGAATACAACACATATTTTTTGTCGCGATACTTGGGAAGATATGAATTTCGTTCATATGAAACATCAAGTCTGTCTGAAAGGATTGATACAAATAATGTGACTTCAACTGTTAAAGATTTTAAAGAACTGCGTAAAAAGAAGGACGACGATGACGACGACAAAGAACGAGACAATAACAAAAACTTATTAAATTGGTACACATTTATGATGAGCGTATACCGATTTTACGACGACAAGCGTTGTATAAAACAACTAGACGAGAGTGTACAACAAATTGTTGATTCAAAAATGTGTGCTGACAAAGACCCAACCAGTGGTACTTTATTGGATACCATGAATAAAATTCAAGCCACCGAGAAAATATCGCCAGACATCAAGCAATGCAGTGCCAACATGAATATTCGTGGTACTACCAGAATCAGAGCGCAGCGAGATGTTGGTGACAAATCTACACAGGAAAAGCAACTACAACTGCGCCAATTGGTGGAGGAAGTGTATCAAAACATCAACTCTACATACCCGTACGACAGAGCGACGGTTTTGTATCAGATGGTTGCCAACAGGATGCATCCTGAAATTAAAAAATCATTAAACTTGGTGTGTCATATACCAGATGGTAAAGTGGTTAACTCAAACTGTGAAGGGTACCGCTATCCCGGCTGTTATTGGGACCAGCCCGCCTTGGAAAAGGCCACAATAATCATGGACAAAATGACATGTCATGGCTTGAATATATTAACATTTGGCATTGGTTATTTCTTTAACAAGTGTTAAATGACATCAAAGATAAAAGGTTATTATTATAGATAACGAATATTTTATACAATAGATAACAAAACAGTATAAAAGACTGGATTAATGAAAAAAGTTATTGTTTTCTTTTAATATTCACACCGAACACTTGTCTACAATAATGGGTTGCGACGGATATATAAAAGTTTACTTTTTTGACGAACAAAAGAAAGTTATCAAACGAATTGAGCTACACAGCCACAAATATCTACCGGTGTCTGAAATGTTGGACATAATGCCTGAAGCGAAATTTGTAAAAGTTTGTTTCGACGATGACAACAACAGCTGTGAATGTGATGATTGCAATGATGCTGATGAATCAGAATCGGAAGAGGACAATGATGAAGACTAAAAGCTTATGTATAATGTAATGTTACAACTTAAAGTTTAAGGAGTTCAAGTATAATGCAATGTTATAAATAAATACTGTAAAATTTACTGCATTTGTTTTACTGTCTAGTACAAGTTATTCAGTTAATCCTTGTAAAGGTTTATCACCACATTATTGGATGGGCTCATCGCTATGGGTTCAAAGGTGACAGATTATATAATATGTCGGACACGGTTGCCGCACCATTTTACGTCCGTCGATTGAGCTTGCCGCACGCGAATAGAAAACAAAAAAGGTCGTTTGTCAACCACAAATTACGTGTTTATATACTGTGATCAAACAGTACGAGAATACATTATACACCACACATTCCTTCGACACGCACGCATCCTAATGGCTGTAATTGTTAAAAAAACTTTTACATCAGACAAAAAAAAATGGGAGCTTTATAATATAACATCGTGCCCTTACCACTTTTATTACGAAGCGTACCCCATTGCCAAGCTACTGTGTAACAAACATCCTGAGTTGGCAATAAAAAACTATGTAGACAGGTCGTGTTGCAAAATTTATGAAGAATTGAAACGCTGGTTTAGGCCTTATTGCATATTTCAAAGTGTGGGCAGCCCTTGTTCTCCGGGCCCGAACAACCAACCAATACATTGGCAGTCAAACACATTGTTCATTAACAAAGACGGTATCATTTCGTTGATCAACAATTCTACATTGCCCGTTGCTCACGAATTTAAAAGGTGGTTTTTAGCACAAAGACACGATGAGGCGGAGGTCTTTAAAGGAAAGGGACCATTATTTTCGGGGTCACCCGACCCGTTTCACATTACTGTCGATGAATATGCTTTGATCGACCCGGATGTTGAAAAACAAATTAAACGCGACAAAGCTATAGTGGCGAAGCAACACCAACAACAACAACGACAACAACGACAACAACACCTCATGGTTGTGCAAAACGAGCGACAACGACCTACTCGTAAGGGTACACGAGGCTGCGCAAATTATAAACAATAAATCTAACAGTCAATAGGTACGTGTCAGTACACGATATCTACGCGACACGCTTGACCTGGCCGATAACGACTCGTATAAATTTCCAGTAGCCGAGCAAACAGGAATGATTGTGTCGTGGTTGTCGATATGAAGCGGTTGTGCGTCTTCGCGTTTTGCGCGGCGGTGGTGTCGGCGGTCCAAGATTTGGCTTACAACGGAAAAGTTGGATCTGCTGTATCCAGAGAATGTGTCAACAAGTGCGTCGACGGTCAATGTGTCGTGTACAACACAAACGACATTGAACAATGTTACAATACAGCACACGACGCGCCAATATACCAGCTCACAAAGAAGAAGGGTACTTGTTTAAGTCGTTGCGTCGAGGAGCCTTCGTACTGGTACGCCTGGTGCTACGTCGACAACAATGGTAATTACGAATATTGCAACCGAAACACAACCGTCCAATGGGTGCGAAAGCGAAAATTCACGCTCAGCAACGGACCTTGCAAAGACGAATGCCAATACTATTACACGGACGGCAGCAACAAAAATTGGTACCAGTGCACGCATTATTTTGGTGGCTGGGACTATTGCGACCCAAAATTCAGTTACGATTACATTCAAGCGCAGACAGCCAACGGGTACATGTGCAGCGGCAGATGCAAGGACCACAATCACGACGGAACCAGATGGTGTTATTACGGCAATAGAAATTCAGATACATGCGCTCTACCGGCCTTACCCCGACTACGCGAATGGAGCAGAGACTTGGAAGAACTGTTTGCCATTAATCAAGCCTTCAACGTCAGCTACAGTACTAGATGTAAACGAGAGACGGACGACGATGAAGACACTCCAGCGCGTCGCGTGCGAATGCGAACAGAAAACCTCAACAATCTTGCCACGGATTTAGAGGAGATGCAAGAGTTTGATTATGTGTACATTGAACCAAGTGCAAGGGACCCAGACCAGCCCATCTACAGTTACACCACCGAACCCGTTGGGTCGTCGATCAAACCGAGAGTGCTACGCGCAGAGCTTTATCCTCGCCACGTGCGACTACCCAGAGCGGAACGCGGAAGAATACCAGAATTTATATACGCCAACCTACGTTTGCTAGGTATGTTGAAGGGTGATCATGCAGGACACTTGATCGCGTTCACTCTACACGGACCCGACGAGCTTTACAATTTTGTGCCGCAAATGGGACGATTGAACCAGGGTGATTACGCTTCGCAGGAGCAGCACATTCGTAGATTTTTACGCGACCCAAACCATCAAGACGCAAAGGTCGACATGTTAGTCATACCGCTTTACAGAGACAACGAGACCAGACCGAGGGGTATCGCTATGCACGTGCGGTATTTTTTGGGTAATATTTTGGTCGATCAATTCTACGAGTATCTGCCCAACTATCCAAATTACGGGATCGTATCGACTGCTAAACCTTTTAGCACAACTCCACCACCTTCTTTTTCACATACCAACATATTATTTAGCTTGGCTGGTTGTTAGCGTCACACTCATTTACAAATAAATGCCCAATTAATTGTAAACCTTGTTGTGTTTAATTTTACAATATACAAACCTTCAGATAAAGATAAAAGAGTGACGTCATCGAACGAGACTCAGTATGTACCAGCAAATTGGCACCCGAACACAGTCTTTATCATTAGGCTGAGATAAAAATAAAAGATAAAGGGGTCAGAGGTGACGGGTTTATATTAATATTGCAAACGCTACAGCGTTCATTTGACGACTTACGTACATACATATCGCACGCGTATTTATTCACTACACAAAATGTCTCTCGTCAACCGTAAATGTAACATGGGCGGCATCAACGCCGACATTTGGTTAACGCAAATGGAGATGGACAAGTTTTTGTATATGGGGCATAGTATTGCTAAGTCTGTAGGTTATGCAAACCCTCAAAAAGCAATCAGAGACCACGTAAGACCCGAATGGCGCAAAACTTGGTCGGAAATTGTGGATGGAACGAATCGTTCACCCCTTGTGACGTCATTTAACGATAGTCATTTACCAGCGAATTGGCAGCCAAACACAGTCTTTATCACCGAAGCGGGTGTGTGGGCCTTGATAATCAAGTCGAAGCTGCCGGCGGCGGAGAAGTTTCAAAAGTGGCTGTTCGAAGAGGTGCTGCCGGAGCTGCGGAGGACGGGAAAGTACGATATGAGTGAAGCGGCGTCTACATCAACCGAGATTGTAAACTACGACAAAAAACTGGCCGAGGCTCAAATGGATGCTATGCGGTTAAAATTGGAGCTTTCCGAGGCAAACACAACTATTGCCAAATACGACACCACAATATCAGAAATGAAGCGCAACTACGAACACCAAATGGGCGAGTACAAGGAGCGCGAGTACCGGATGCAGTTGACTATGAAAGATATGGCCAATGCTGCCAACACGACCATGACTCAGTTTGCCGTAAACGCGCTATTGGCTAAAGACAACATAGAGGAGAACGAACGGATGCGTCAAACTTTGACCAACGTCAGTGGTAGAGTGGTACCAGAGATGACGGAGCAACCGCACAAGGAAGAGTACATCACCGGGTACGAGCGCATAGTGAACGGCAAGCGCCGCATTCGCATGTGTCGCAGTCAGTTGCACGAAATTGAGCAGCAGGACAAGGCGATTCAGCGCTATCGAGACGAAACGAGTCCGGAATCGAGTGCGAAGCGCTCCAAGCCGTCAAAGCGGTACGCGTGGCTGCGCGAATCGGAAAAGTTTCTCCAGCTCAAGTGCCCTAACCCAGTAATGGTGTGGCTCAAGGTTCGCACGGACCAGCCGCACATGTTCTACGGTCTACGCTACACAAACAAATTAAAGACAGAGATGGAAGTGTTGGACGAGCAAGAACTTCGTACCAAATATCTAGGCGACGTTGTAATGTGTCAGCGCAACAAAAACACTCACTCCAAATTAATTGAAGAATTCAAGTCGCTCAATTTGATGGACGAAGACGACTGTGTCGCCAAGTGTTTGACGCCTAGTCTGGAGGCCAAAGAGCGCATCAACGCCATCGTAGAGGGGATCGTGGAAAACATGTCAAAGGACCTGGTGCCCGCATCACCGCAACGACGCCACTCCAACGCCGGCGAGTCTTACACAGCCGAACAGGTGGTGCACACCATGAACAACTGCCAAAATTATTTTGTAAAAAACGTGTATAACATCAATTATTTTGCGCCCGGGGCAAACGCTCAACAAGCAAAGGCTATCGATCCGTAATAATTTTTAAATGGTATTTTTTTGTTGTACACCTAATGGTGTTTTTTTTGCAAGTTTTTGTGTTAATTAACCAATAAAAATATATTATTTCATTACATTTTGTTTATTTTGTCCTCCTCCTATTATCCTACTATGCGTCAGCCTAATCTTCAAATATAATATTTTATCTTATCTATATTTATATCACTATTGTATTTATACTAACTTCACGTGTAATTTTTAACAGTTCAATTTTTCTACTTGCACCCAACACTTGTTCTAATTATGGACGCGACCAAAAACCTGGCTTGTATGAAACAAGCAAATTTGGACAACAAAGGTGGAACTAACTCTGGTTTTATACATCGTGTGGTGGCGTCTTTGCTGTGCTGCGGTAAAATATATAAAACTGAAGGGTTTGAAGTTTTTACCTGGTTTCTCGTGTTTCCGGCATGTGATTGTTCGATAAATGACATGTATTTCGAGGGAATTTTCACGGACTGCAACGGTTTTGCTGATGTTAAATACATCAAGGTTTCTAACAAGTCGTTAACTGATGAAAATGCCAAAGAAGCGGATCCTAAATACATAGATTGGATAATTGTGTCGAGTGTGAGCCGAAATTTAAAAAAAGGTGGTTTAATCAGAACAACGCTTCTCAACGAACCCACGTTAGTGGAACGAGGTTTGATAAAAAATTTCAACACTAAAACCATGCAGTGGATTACAAATTTAAACTACAACAAATTTTTTGACACTTGTAATTCAATTCGAGTTAGGAATGATGTAATTGTTATTTGGCAAAATTATATTAGTCAACCACAATTAGCGATTGAAAACGAGACGCCAATAAAAAGGAGACGATTGAGACAGCCTACTACACCCTTGACATCATACAAAGATTTTCAAGATTGTTTTAAAAATTCCAACTACTATGATGTAAACACGTGGACGCGTCTAGAAAGAGACTTGACACTGTTTGACATAATAAAAGGAAAAGAGCATGAAAAAGAAAAGGTTATACTTGAAATCGAACGCATCAATTTAAAAAGCAAAACAGACCTCAACAGACGATCACGAAAAACATTCAACAACAGTAAACCTAAAACGTATTATGGTCACAAAATTTTAACGTATCTCTGCGACTGGCAAGACACACCAGACATCAAGTATATGGAAACAAACATCTACGAAGCTGTAGCCTCTAAATACTCGAAGGGTAACAAAGAGGTTAATATGTGGCTGAAATATAATGGGGACGTGGAAAAGTTAAAAACGCCCGGACTACGTGACACTATTCGACGGACGGAATTTAATGTGTGTTACAAAATGTTTTGTGAAAGGATTATGCGTAAATTACCCATGTTCATCGACAAAACGTATGTGTACTATAATTGTAAATCGCCAATCGAAATATGTACAGACAATATGAAGCCTCATTCCTCGAAATACCATTATGTGTGCGGAGACACTGGTTATTTAAAAAAACACTATATCGTTTACGAAGAACCAATCAAATGGCCCAGTGTACTGTTGACGGACGCTATTAAAACGTATGCCGCCGCACACGATAACACTTTTCCATTTGTTGAATGTTATAACGGAAAAAAAGTAATACACGTCATAAAAGACTTGCATAAATACTCCGAATTGTGGAGATTTATAGATATTTTAAATGTTTTTGAACTAAACAAATGCACAAAAATATTCAACCCCCTAGTTATTTTAAATCATTTTATTACAGAGTACGGTACAATCGAAGACTTTCATCTTTTAACAAGCAATTATGAATCACGTGATTATAATAGATTCTATGGTAAAAAACAGTATCAAAAAACTCTTTTAAATCGCTATTACAGTATGTTTAACATTATTGTGGATAAATTAATTTTTTTCAAACAAGAATCACCAAAGTGTGCTAATCGTCAAAAACAAATTTTTCACAGCCTTTTCGTGGATGATTTCAATAAATATTTGGATAATTTCAAAGCAAACCACGTTCACGTTTGTATCAGGAACGATTTGTATTCATATGATTCAACCATATTTAAACATAAAAATGCAAGCGGCGAACTCGTCATTTGGCCAGGCAACGTGGACGTGTTAAAAAGCGAACGCAAGCGGTACGCCAGCAAAATAGCCAATTGGTGGTTAGAACAAATGTATAATCCCAATAGTAATTATGTGTTAAAAATTAAAAAGCATTTTCAAAATCTTGTCGCACAAAGAAACAATGTGTGATCAATTATTGTATTAGCAGTTTATGGTGTCGGTTTTTATAAATAAATATAATGATATATTACAAAAATGTTTTATTTTTATGATTTATTACAAAAATGTTTTATTTCATACGTTTTATTTTTATGATATATTACAAAAATGTTTTATTTCATACATTGTGTTTTGTCAAGGTGGGCGGGCTATGACGAGGAGGATAATATTGCTGATGCTGCAAATTGATTGAGTATTCCGCAAGAGTTTACGTCACGTTTGATCCTAAAGAATCCTTGTTCGCCCCAATCTGAACCCCAGCTGTTTTTCAGCGTCCAGTATTTGACGTCATTCTCTTGGCCGTATCCCACCAGCAGCACGCCGTGGTTGAGGCCGTGGTCGACGCTGCAATGTTTTGCGACACCCGATTTGTAGTTGGTGAGATCAACCACGTCTATGGCCACCGACACTGGACCTTTCTCGTGCAGCACTTGACGCAATTTTTTCTCGCTGCGTAAATCGTAAGCGTAGCATCCGCTTAGTTGGACGTACCGCGTCGTGTTTTTGCACACGCCGTCGACCCCCGTGTACGGGTACGGCGCTTCGTAACTGATACCGCCGGCGCGTATAATTCCCTCGAACGCCCAGCTCATGAGACCGCCATTACACCCGTTGTTAACTTTATCACAATCTACCAGTTGCTGTTCGCTTAGATCGAGAGACACGTTATGTTTGATGTGGTACAAACTTTCAATGTTGGCGACGGCGCTAAAGGCCCAGCAAGAGCCGCACTCTTTTTGCATTTTTACGCTGGTCACCGAATTACGATCGCGCCAATCAAAAGAATCGGGCACTTTGCCGCTTGAATCGCCACTAATCACGGTTGGGGTGCAGAAAGAATTTTTTTTTTCGCCCCTCATCAAACTCAATTTTAGACCAGTCAATTTTTGCAATAGTTCGTTACTACTAATGTCAGCGCGACTATTGATTTCGAACATGGCAGAGTCTTCTAGCGCGTTGCGCGCATTGATATCAGCCAAGTTTTGTTTAAATATCTCGAAACGTGCCTCTTTCTCTTGATCGTCTTTGTACACCTTGTTGTATTTAACAACAAACTCGTTAAACAGCTCTTGCGCATTTGACATGTCGTACGCAATATAGCTGACTGCGCACACATTTAGCGTTAACAACGCCACACAGAATACCCACGGTAAAAACATAATATGCTTATAGAAATTAAAAAACAACATAAGTTTAAATTATTTATTTATTTATAATTTTTGCCAAATAATATTTAGTTTCATGTCGAAACTCTCGCTCACACCCAAACAATGCACAGCACAACAGATTGTTACGCTGCTGGTGTGTACGAGCACCCTCAAAATGGTAGTCTTTGTCGTCAATCAATTTAAACACAAAGCGCAGATACTGCGACTCGTAAGGCTCGGGTAGATTGCGGGATTTCATAAAGTCCACTAACGCCTTCCAAGCAGACCTATCGCAACGCATAAAATTGGTTCTGTCGAGAGTGCGAGTCTGATTGTATAACGTGAATGCGTCAATGTCCAACGACAAGTATTCGTCCACCAATTTTCTAACCTTGTAACCGCTTTTGTCCTTCATTATTTTTGTACAATAATAGCCCAACACGTACTGGTAGTAACACGATCCATACACAATATTGCCTGTTACAAACAGTTTCGCCAACTTATACACATTACAATGGACGCCGACACTTATACCTAGGTTGCAGCAAGTGCTCAAAAAATTGTCAACAGTCTGTTCTAGCAACTGCGGATCCGCTACCAAACCGTCGAGACTGCATCTCATTAGATGGTCGCAGTTAGGGCGTAGCTGCTTGGTGCGAACATAATAATCAGCGTCGAGCTTGCACGCGTTCCATTTGTCGGGGTAAGCGGCTACGTTGTTTAGAATAAAATAAAGGTCGCGATAGTTTCCCGTCTTGAGCTCTTCAAACTCTACGAGTACTTTTTGCGCAACAGAAACACTATTTACCATGTCGCTCAACAACGAGCTTTCAGGGTTACACCAATCTTCAAAGTATTGGTACAAAGCCAGTTTAATATTCAACTGAGACATGATGTTACTGTTAAACCTGCTAACATGTAATGTGCATGCCTCCAGAACCACACTTATTATATATACGCTGATAATTTTGATAGCGTAAAAGATAACAGCCACAATTTTGCCATTTTTTTACGCATCTCATTTTGACACTTTTTTTAATGTCGACCTTTTTGGACCGTTTCAAAACTCTCGAAAATTTTAATATCGATTTAGTGTTTTTGCCAGCACTATTTAACAGTTATAATGACACACAAATTAGACAATTTTCAATTGGCATAATTTTTAATATCGACCTTTTTGGGTCTCTCAAAAACTCGCGAAAATTTTAATATCGATTTCGCATTTTTGCCACATTTTTATAAAATACCGACACAAAATTTATTAATATCAAACTGACAATATATTTAATGTCGACCGTTTTAAACCTTTTCAAAACTCTGAAAAATTTAATATCGATTTTGCATTTTTGCCACATTTTTATGAAATGCTGACATAAAATTTAATAAACTCGATATGGTAGCGATTTTAATGTCGATATTTTTATACCTTTTTAAAACTCTGGAAATTTTAATGTCGATTTCGGAATTCTGCCAACATTATTTATAAAACTTTGTGGTGACAATTTTTTTTAAATTTTACATTACCACAATTTTTAATGTCGATTTTTTAGGCGTTTCAAAAACTTTGAGAAATTTATAATGTCGATTCTAACAATTTACCAGCCCTAATTTTAGTGTATGTGGTAACAAAAAATTGACGTGGTTTGTGCGTATTTTTTTGCGTTTTGACACAGCAACGTGCACGTGGTCGGGTTAATAATATGCTGCTGACTAAAAGCCAAGTGTACGCGATAGTGCGTGAAGCTATCAATTATCGCAAAAACATTTTTGATACAGATAATGTGGCGGCTCACGTGGAAGAAGCAGGTTTCACGTCGATTTCGGGCTTTATTAAGCGGAACGCAAACGAAATATTCATTAGACAACCTGATCTGCTCGTGAACATAAGTGCTCATCTCGATCGATTGGAATATATATTTAATTTGCCAAAAACTTTAGAGGAGGAATACGCGCACTGCGAATCACGCAACAATGCAGCACATTGCAACACAACAAACCAATTTTGCTAATATGCCACGCGAAGTAGCGTCGTCCACAGAGAGTTTGTCGGAGACGACGCAGCCCGCCGCGCGCAACTACCTCGTGAACGTGGAGAAATTCACCAACAGCGCAGAGATTGTGGACATGCTCGACAGCAATTTGCTGAACCCTCTGTTCAACAACAAGTATTTGGACGTGAAATTGAAAGTGGAAATTAACCCTCTGAAAAAAAGCAGCTTGAAAAAGAAAAAACCTTTGTTGTACAGCAACAACAAATACATATTGTTTACGCAACTCATCAGCCGTCTGAAGCTGGAATGGAAGTCGTCCAACAAAATGTGGAGTCTGATGGGTGTGAATCCAGACACCAAAGAGCCGTACGACGAGAACGGTCATCCGCTGTACAGGATCTTGGACAAAATCGAGATGTACCACAAAGACATCAACGAATACGACACGATCACGCAAAAAGAAGAGCACGGCGCGGAACTGTCCAAGACTGTGAAAAACATTGAACGCACGGACAAGGCTCGCAAACATGCAGTCGAATACTCGTTGGCGTTGCTGGTGGCCTTTTACGAAGGGTCGCATGTGCCGCATCCCGATGCCAACAACATTGATGCCGTCAAAATTTTCAAGCATTGTGACGATTTTAAATATGCCATGGACAAATTTAAGTTGTTTGTGGACCAACACCGTTCCAGTAACCACACGGCGGCTAGCAGCAAACCTTTGGCCACCACCGCCACGGGTAAAGTGAAGAAAGCGGCAACAAAGTCTAAAGCTAAAAAGCCGACGAATCTCACTACCCAAATGGTGAGCGATGTCTTGGAACAGCCGGTGACTCCACAATACACGTTTACGCTTGGACCCAATTAATTAGGATTTTGTACTGAATATATTTTTATTTTAACTTTAACACATTCTTTTATTCCTACTATAACATTGTAAGCCGCTCCTTGACGGGATCATTGCTGGTAACCACTACTCTGGTGCCGGCTTTTTGTCGGGCTGTAGTCTGCGGGACGGCAACGCTGCCAATTTCCGTCCACCCCTGGTGACGGGCAGTCTGTTTGACAGGATTGTCTGCAGCCATTAGCGCCTTGACTTGTTTCCGTTGAAATTGTACTCGGGACAGTACCACCAACATCATACCGATGACAAGAAACAGCGACACTGTTACAAAAAAGAAGAAAATTTGCTTGATGAACACGCTATTCTCTCGCACGATGTAGTCGAGCTGGTCTAAATTTTGAACGTTCTCTTCCATGGTATGGTGTCTTAACCTCCTACTTTGTTACAAAAAGTAATTGTACCTGGGTACTTGTACGTAAATATCTCTAGTGCCAAAATCCATGTAAAACTCTTCGGGCGGTGGTGTCAAGGGATCAAACTCAAACTTTTTTACGCTATGTGTCGGTCTGTTGATGGGCACCACGCCGGCCGGCGATATCGCCAACGAGTCACCCTCACAGTACAACCGCACATGCTTGCGATATTTTGTCATGCTATTAATGTGTAGGAACACGTCTGGCACGACGCGGTAGCGCAACACAAGCGGGTTAAAAATCTCCACCAAACTGTGGACGGACACGACACTGTCTCGGTTGATGCCCAGTATTTCCAGAGTGTCCGTCACGTATTTGATACTGGACGTGTTGTACATTGTACATGAAGCACCCTTACCGCTGCGTAGCAGTCTACGCGAATTTTCCCACGTCAATTCTTTTTGTATCAACACTTTTTCCTCGTGACAAAGATTGATGGAGTATTTGACGGGGGTTTCCTTGGAACTAAACAATATCAACAGTCTTTTGACGTTCAAAATTTTGATTCCCATTGGAGTCTCCCTGGGAAAGTGAATGGTGAAGCTGTTGTACTTTTTAATATATTCCCTCACCGTGTGGTCGGCTGGCGCGGAGCCGTCGAGTGGGCATTGCGACTTGGCGTCGACGGCGCAATACTCGATGTGCATGGGACACGAAGTTGGCATCAGGCTGGTAATGGTCACGTTATCGCACGTGTATAGATTGTCGCTGAGCACAACGTTGTAGACCTGCGTCGTGCCATAACCCAGCTTTTTGATGTGACTAATAACGTTCCAGTAGACAACGACTCGCGCCTCGTCGACGGTCGTGTCCTGGGCAGTGTGTTTTTCCACTCGTACGTCTGTGTAGCCTTTGCGCTGTACCAGCGACTTGTTGACGGCATGAACGTCTTCAAACGTGGGCACGTAAATTGTGATGGCCGTCACCGTGCCGGCGCCTCCTGCGTCTCGCGGTGGGTTTTGTATTGACTCGTAGGGAAAAGTCACGTAATAGTCTGCAATGAAAACTTTTACATTGGCTGGGCAGCTCATGACGCGGGTGTTCTTATATGTGGCATTAGCGCGCAATGTGTTATATATAAGTGGGTGCGTGCATTGTATTCGGCGTAAAAATGCAAATCTTTGTAAAGACGCTAACGGGCAAAACCATCACGGTCGATGTGGAATCGAGCGACACGGTGGCGACGCTCAAACAAAAAATCATGGACAAGGAGAGCGTGCCGGCCGACCAGCAGCGACTCATATTCGCTGGTAAGCAGCTAGATGACGAGCGGACTCTGGCTGATTACAATATTCAAAAGGAGAGCACATTGCATTTGGTGTTGCGTTTAAGAGGAGGACAATAGGACAATAAATATAATATTTTACAGTAATTGTTCAATCATTTAGTACTTTTTTAAAGCATCGACGGTAACGGCACCGACCAGAGGGCGTTGTAAAGTTTTGTACTGGTACACCAAAAGTTCTGTACGTTGGCCGTTGTTGAGTTTCAGTAGGTACAGCACAACGACACAAGTCAACGTAATGAACACAACCACCAATTTCATCAAATAAGTGTTGTCGCGCGCGTGTGGTCAAACGTTTGTGCGAAATGAAGACGGTGGATGTCAAAGAATTTACCAAACAGTTGATCGCCGACCGATGCAGTAGTCTGATTGAAAACGAAAATCTCCTACCCGAAAACGTGCTGGCGATGATAAAAAAGGCTCACTTGGAGTACAAGCAAACGCCAAACGACACCAATTTTAACAATATCAAAGAACTGATCTCGCAGACTAGATATGTGGAGGAGAGCGTCGAGTACAAAAATTTCAATAGACGAATCTTTTTGATTGCCGTTAAACTTATAATGAACAAGAGCAAAGACGTGTTCCCCAATTACAAAAGTTTCCTGGAGACTAACAGCAAACGGCTGGAGATAATTAATCCCGACATGAAGTCCTCGCCCAAAGCGATGCTGCAACACTACCACCAGTGTCTCGAGGAAATGGAACACCCCAAACCCGACGACCACTACATGTGGTCGTTTGCCAAAGAAATTGTCACTAAAATTTTTTACGACGCTGTGGCCGAAATGACCAACGTGAACGGGAGCACAATTAATCTGGAACCGGCAGCGGCCAAAGACATGGTGCTACGTAAAGTAGTGGACGGTGGTGGAGAGATGAAGCGGAAACTGGTCACCATCGATATCGACGACAACGAAAATTGTAAACGGGTGCGCTTCGAGGAAGACATTAATACACATATTCAGATGAACCAAGATGTTCCAATGAACCAAGACATCCAATTTGACCAAAACATGGTTGCTGATATTATGGAGGGGCAGGAATTTGAGGAAGAAAATGAGGAAATAATTAACAACAGTTCTATTTCTTATAACGTCACACCTCTCTTTATTTTTGAGTAGAGCTAGCTATGGAACCTTCGTCGTCATCTGATTCATCGTAATACTCTTCGAGATCTTTGTCAATGTCTTCACGCAACTCTTCGTCTTCGAGCTGCTGTAAAAGGGTGTTCATGTCAAACTCTTGCAACAACTTGGCATCGTCCTCAAATTGCACCTCCACGGTTACAATTTCGTCTGCTTCTGCGGTCACGTTGACTGGAGTAGCAAGTTTTGCTTTCTTGCGTGGCTTCTTTTTCATGGATCGCAACTTGGCTTCTATATCGTTTTGCAATCTTTCAAGGCTTTTAATTTGTTCGTCGGTCAAAGCCTTGTCGGAATCTTCCAAAATGGATTTGATCTGTTTGAGCTGTTGTCTGTCGGTGCCTTCGATGGTGTACTGGCCTAATTGTTCGGGTTTCGATATCTTTGCTTACGGCTTCTTTGTGCGTTTCAAAGGCGTCATGTCTGATGGAGCTTTTTCGTACCACTCTATTTCGGATTGTGTTATTTGCTTTCGGCGAGAACCGCCACCGTATTTCATTTCTAGTCTGTCCACATACGACAATGCCTTATCTGTGGTCCCAAACAAGTTCTCATTGGGTCGCCCACTAGCCTTGCGCGAACTGTAAAAGCGGGCCAGCTCGGACTCCTTCGTCAACTTAAACTTTGGTACGGGTATCAAGTTATCCGGCAGCGCGGGCAGTTGCGGTAAATCCGGGGTGCAGGTAGTTTGTCTCAACTTTTGATCGTAGTCTATCAGTTCGTCAATATACGCTTCCATTGCGCTTAAATTCGAGCTAAGCAATCCCAACGCGTTTAGAGCATCGTAAGTCAAGTCATTCATTAACCTCATTTGCTCGGGCGACACTTTACCGCTAGGAATATTGGTATCAAACGTAAAAACTGTTAATTCCGGAGCCTTACTGATGGTAGGCATAGTTTTACAGTAATACGGCAGAATGCTAAACCACCGTTGAACGTTATCGAGATACTGTATGTACATTTCTGTATTCATAGCCAATTTGGCGTAATTTAGGTACAAGGCCCTATAAAAGGTTAACATCTCCTTCATGTGTTGCACTTCATCGGCGGTACCGGAGAGACTGATAGATGTTGGCGGTCCAGGTCTCGTGGTAATAGTGTATGTTGTGACATAATTGGGTAGTCTATTGCTACGCGACTCGGGATACGGTGCGCTAGAAGTGGATGGAGTCGGATATCGTTTACTTGAAGTGGATGGAACTGAATACGGAGATGTTCGAACCGTCTGCAATGTAACACGTCTACCTGGTTTTTTTGTAATTGTTTTATCATTAGTAGTCTCATTAATTTTAGTAGTCTCAATAATTTTAGTAGTATCATTAGCTGTAATATTATCAGTAGCTTCAGCGGTAGTTTCAGTAGTGGTAGTGATTTTGTTACGTTTTTGCGGCGAAACCTCGGGCGTCTCTAGTTTTCGTTTGGTAAACAAGCTCTGCGGCTCGTCCACCTCAATGACAATATCCCTGACCGGGGTTATGTTTCTAATAATAACAGGACTACTGTGTTCTTCATTTACTATGCTTGTAGTGTCTGGACTGTTCCCGTCTCTAATAATTGTTGTTGCTTCTTGTCCTATACTTGTATTAACTACTGGTTGTTCTATACTGACAACTGTTTCAACTGGAATTGGTTTTTCTCTTCTCCTGTTTTTACCCAGGTTTTCTTCTCTCATCGGGCTCCTCTCTCTAACTGTATTTATAACTGGGCTCACATTTTCTGGAATATAACTTGTCTCGACAACCGGTGGATTCAGTTCATTCACCACGGCAGCAACAGTTTCTTCCAACACATTCGAGGTGGGTGCCGAAATTGTTAAGATTTTTTCCAAAATTACATCTTTGGCGCTGTCCATCATGTGTTTAGTTAGTATTTCTTGCGACACCCATTCGTTGACGAACTGCTCGGGCACATTGATCGACGTCATTATTTCTTCCACAAACTCTTTGACCACTTGAAACATTTTGTGTGATCTAAACAAGTAGGAAAACTCTTGCGAACACAGGGACTCGTTAAATTCCAGTGGATTTTCATGTCTGTCGTTGCAAGCGTTTAAATCGGCGCGACACTCGTTCAATTGATTGCGCAACCCAGCAATGTCATTATTTTTCGTAACCACCGTATGTTCAAGTTCTTGTGTTACATTTTCCAATAACTTTTCACTATTTAACACTTTGTCATTTAATATAGCAGTTTCTTGCAAAAGTGTTGTTTTATTTTCGGTGAGCAATCTAATTTGCTCAATCAAGTTGTCCGAATTGTTGCTGTCGATGCACTCTTGTAATTGTGTTCGGAGCTGCGCGTTTAGTGCGTTAGCCTCGGTCAGAGTATTTTGTAGATATTTTATATAGGCATACAGCTGCTTGTTTGTATTAGACGTCGACTGGTTTTTAGCCAGCTCCTCTTCAATGATATTACCCGCGTCGTTTTCGATCTCCGCTATTAATTTATCTTGATTGTTCTTGTGATCAGCCAGCGTCTGTTCACACTCAGTTAATTTTTGATTCAATTCGTTGATGGTGTTTGTGCCATAAGTGTGCAATTCATTGTTATCCGTTTGCAGCCTTAAGTTATCTCCTTGTAGTTGTTTTATTGTAGTAGATTGCTGCCGTATAGTGTTTTGAAGTTGGTCATTTTCTCCATTTCTGTCCACCAACCGCTGTTGTAACGACATAATTTCCGTTCTCATAACAATTAGTTCTTGATTTAATTCCATCAATTGCTCTCGCAGCGAAGCTGCTTCTTGCAGGCAGTCCCGAAGATCGCGATCAGTGTCGTTGGGTTCAAAGAGTTGCTGCTCAGCAATGTTGCGTGTCAAATCCTCAGTGATGTTGTCTGTCTGCGTTGCCATATTTGCAGAATCATTAGATAGATTTATGTTAGTAGAAGCGTCCGCGTAGGTCGGTGCCATGTTAATCGATGATGTGTCAACAAGGGTCTCTTCAACTATTGAGCCGGGTTTCGACAGGGCATCGTCCAATGCACTTTGTAAACTGCACACTTGGCCTGCAGATCTCCGTTCTTAAACTTGACTTCGTTGAGTTCCCGTAATAGTCTGTCGCTATCTTTCGTGCACTTCTCAATTTGTAGCAGTAGCTTATCTCGTTCCCTAGTAACGTCGTCAAGATTAACCGATACGCTGGCAGCGGACCCGTAATACATTGCTATTAAGCTCAATTCAGTTTGAACGGGAGCCGTGCGCGAATCCAGTTCTGCTAGAAGCCGTGTCACTTGGTTCAAATAATTTCTCACAGTCTCCGGGTTGCCGTATGCAGGTTTATTGTTTAACAACAATTTTAGCGATTCAAGTGTGGGTCGTTTTGCCGGCGGCGGATTGTTATTTACCAGAGTAAAGTTGCCAAGCTCGTCGGTTACTACATAATTTTTGTAGTCTTTAGTGATTGTAGTGGAAATGTCACCACCCGACCTATACTCGATAGTTTGATCGTTAATTTTTTTCAGCACTCGCGTTAGTAACGTTTCTGTGTCAATGTTTTGTATATCCGCGTTGGAGTAATTTCCGTAGACCAGTATGAGATTGCGTAAGCGTTGCTCCTTGTCAACACAAACATTACGCTCTTTGATCCAATTGGCTATCGAACGATTCATTTGAGCATCCTTATCATAATAAGATGGACAAGTACACTCAAGATTTACTTGACTCGTTCGAGACGTGGTTGGATACTCATAACGAACAAGACCACGGGTGTGTCAGTTTACGGTTGCTCGAAGAATTGAACGATATTGTAGCCGATTTTTTAAACAAAAAAATTTGCAAGTACAGAAAGCTGCGAGAAATTAACGAAATATTCGAACAGGCTATGATGATTCAGACTAATGAACGTGTGACAGTGGTGACATTTAACTTAACCAAATAAATGTCAAAACTCTGTAAAATAATGTGACAAATTTTCAAAATCGATATTAAAATTTTTAGAGTTTTTAAAAAGGTCCAAAACGGTCGACATTAAATATATTGTCAGTTTGATATTAATAAATTTTGTGTCAGTATTTTATAAAAATGTGGCAAAAATGCGAAATCGATATTAAATTTTTCAGAGTTTTGAAAAAGGTTTAAAAAGATCGACATTAAATAAATTGTCAGTTTGATATGAATAAATTTTGTGTCAGTATTTTATAAAAATGTGGCGAAAATCCGAAATCGATATTAAAATTTCCGGAGTTTTAAAACATCTCTAAAAAGGTCGACATTAAAAAATGTGAAATATGAGTTTTATTAAATTTTTTGCCACATGCTTTCGCAACAAAGTGGCAAATTTTCGAAATCGACATTAAATTTTTCAGAGTTTTAAAACATCCTCTAAAAAGTCGATATTAAAAATTATACCATATTGAATTTATTAAATTTTGTGGTATACAATTTTATAATTATTTGTGGCAAATTTTCGAAATCGACATTAAATTCTTCAGAGTTTTAAAACATCTACTAAAAGGTCGACATTAAATTTTTTACCATATTGAATTTATTAAATTTTGTGCCACATTTTATGGTAACGGTCTGTCGTAGTCGCTGACGTAGTTGGGATTGACGTCACGCCAATTTATACGGCTTCTCGTGTCGTTGATCAACTGCGTTGTAGGTTCGTGAATATCGTTACCACTCAGCGGTACCACACCGTATAGTATAAATTCGTAGGCGTTGTCTGTGTTTGTGTTGATGAGATGTGGTGGGCATAGTAACACGTCGTCTCTGTATTGATTAATAGGCATATCCATAGAAATACAGGGTACCCTAAAAATATAAGACCTGTCCGACACGTTACGTCTGTCAACCACGCTAACACAAACCGAACTCTTGTCCCATCTGTCTAGATGCGTCACTCGTGTGTCGTTGTAGTCACCACAGTCACATTCGCCAGTTTCAAAATTGGGCAAAACCGTTCTGACTGCAAACTGCATGTTTGTGCACACGTTTGGTAGACACTCTATGGGGTTTCTGGGATTAACGAACATGGCATTACCTTTTTCGTCGGGGGCATTACACCGAACTTGAAATCGCCTGGTACCATCCTCATTAACATCGTCCCAAGTCCGCCTAAAAGTATTGATGGTGGGATCAACTTCTCTGTCAAGCAAAGTGTCCCACAGTGTGTTAAGAACGTAAAAGCCAGGACGGATCCTATTATAGTGCTGTCTCCCAGCCGTCTGTATTAAACCTGTTCGACCCGCGTAATATCTGGGGTCCTCGGCGATGCAAGTCCAATGATTGATGGAATGTAACAATATGGACGTTTCTCTGTTACAGTTTCTGGGTACAGAGTTTGTAGTACAATACCCACCTTCTTGTAACTCGTTGCCGTCCACCACTAGACGATCGTAAGGGCCTACGTAAAAGTAAGCTGCGCGTACATCGTCGCATAGCGATGCGCAGTCGTATGTGACAAGATCTTGTCTGGATACTCGTACTGGTTGCGAAAAACAATGCCCTCCGCCTGGGCCCTCTAAAGTATCAAAGCTAGCATTAAACTCCACTCTAGGTAGAGCGTGTAATGGTGCGTAACGTCTACGTATCATTCTTTCTAAATATTCTGGATCGTCCAGTATTTTATTAGTGGCTTCGGTCTCTAATTTTATTTGTTGATAAGTGCGCTGTAAGGGTGAATATATGAGGTATAATAAAATAATAAACAAAGATGTTAGCAACCAAAACATTTTATTTCAGCAGTGACTTATTGTAATCGTTTTGGTTGTTTTAATCTGTCGCATTTTAATTTGTAATGTAGCATTTTAGCTTCAAGTATTTTGTTTCGCGAAACAGTTGATCAATTTTTGTTTGCAATACTTTTTGTTCACCTATAAGCGGCACAAATGATGGCTTAATTTCGCGAATGGTAGTGTTGTCAAATTGTATTAACTTGTTGACAATGTTTATACCATTATTGTGTTTGTTAGAATACAAATGGTTGTCAACGTGATAAACGGTGCTGACGGGTAAAAGTTCAAACACTTCGTAGACACGGTTAACAGGATACGGGTTTTTGTTAAGTAACTTGCAAACGATATCGTAGTCGGTAGAGACGGGTTCTAAGTTCGGTTTTGCCGATAGTATGTAACTGTTGACTGGAAACGCCTTGCACAGTGGACATTCCATGGAATTGTCGAGGTGTTTCTTGCAGTAAACGCAGATAATGTGGCCGCATTGTAGTACTAACATCGGAAACGTCGTTTCGATTAGCTGGTTTTTATCCAAGCAAACGCAGCATTGAATGTCCTGTAACAGAAATGTTTGTCAACCTACTGCAATTCCTATAATTTTATACCATAATAATATGCCTCTTACTTACCAAAAAACACGTTTTAACGTCGCTAAAGTCCATTTTAAATAACTGCCAACGATTGTACAAATATTGCCGATTACCGTCGCTTATATATAGGTAACGATTAGCCTAGATGTGTCAAGATAAGATTACACAAAGTTATCTTGGAATCGTTGTTGACATGTCAGATAAAAATATAGCCATATGTATTCGTCCATGTATCTGGGCACGCCACTGTTGCACCACGGTTTTTTGTCACCGTAATAATTAATAACGTAGGGTTCCTGCCGTTGAATATTTTTGTAACAGCCAGCGTTCCACACGTACAATTGTGACAATTGAGTGACGTCCACTTTTAATTCAATTAGTGTTTGTACTAGTACTACTTCTTCGAAACCGTTGTGAAATTGGTTGTTGTTAAGGTAACGATTGTGTGTGTTTAGCTGTTTCGTGATGGATTGAAATGTTTGTGTGTCCGGTTTTAGTAGTAGCGTGCCGGTGGCAGCTAGCGAGGTAAAATTTTTGAAAAAGTACTTGAGGTCGTGTGACGTGATACGGTCGCCGTGTTTGTACTCTTCGAACGCCTTGTTAAACTCGCTACGAAAACACATGGCGGGTGGTTCGAGATCGAATAAATGATCGATATTTTTTACTATAATATGATCCGCGTCTAAATACAGTATTTTTTGGTAGGCGATTAATTGAAACACGCGCCACTTGGTGAAGGCGTGATCGATCCAATTGGCGTACAATTCTTTTTGTCGCTGCGTCATCATCGCGCCACACTTGAAACTAATGTACGGAACAGTAATGACGGAATTGTATATGGTGGATAACCTTGAGACTGCTGTTTTGCTAACATCGTCCGTCACCATACAAATCAATTGATGCTTGGTGCCGCTGTTTATCAAACTCTGTCCCAAAGCTAGAGCACCCGCCACATACTTATCGCCAATCATAACTAATGTGGCGTAGGCGTACATAATCTATACTCTTTGCCTTTATATCTTATCTCATCTTTTGGATATAAATGCACATAAATGTTAGCATGCAATTTATTCGCACCAGAGCCATCCACCATGTCGGACTCGGAAACTTATTACGGATATAGTTCTGTCGAGAGTAACATTAGTAGCAGCGACGACGATAATATTCACTACATTTACTCGAAAAATAAACGTTTTAAAATAATGAGCAACATTGACGCGGCGCTTTCTTCTGAAAGCGACAACTCTTGTAGCAGTCAATTTGAATCAACATCGGAGGACGAGGAAGAAGAAGATGACGATTTTGTGCAGAAACCAGTTCGCCGCAGCGCCCAAGTACCATTTGATGTGTATCGATACACACCCACAATGAAAATGGCTGATATTCGTGACATGGGAAGGAAGTACTATTTGCAAAATCAAGCAATAATATGGAGCAACGGATTGTGTGTGAACAAGAATTTCTGTCTGTGCACCAGCAGCGGCGTCGATAGGGCTCGTTTGCATATGACGAAAACCTTTAATCACTTTCGCAACGCGTTGTCGTTGAGGCGTTTTTTACTCGTGGTGTTTTCTTTTATATATCTGTTGACATTGCGGCATGAATACGAGTTACCGCAATATACGCAACGCCACAAGTATATTTGTGAGCGTTGTACGATGCTCAAATGGTGGTTAAAAGGTTACAACGATGATTTGCCAGAAATGATAATGTTTTTGTACGTAAACTACGTGGCGCCGCAGCAGTTTAGACGAACATATAACGTCAATTCTATTGAACGATATCTGTTGAAAAAATACACTACTACCTACATACCTTGTTATATTAAAACGACCTCTAAATACATTAACAAAGATACAGCAAAAAAATTTGTCAATAAAATTGTTTATATACTATACCATTACGGTGAACAAATGAGCAAGTCTAGTTTGGAATATCATCAAAACCAATTAGTGCAGTTGTGTGTAATGTGTTACAAATATAAAGAATTTAACCGAGTTTTGGATATAATTGACGCTTCGCTGTCATTCAACAAAAAACAGCCTAATAGTTTGTATGCAATTACTTATTTTAAAGTTTTACGTTTAGGCTGGTTCGATGTTTATAAGGTTCTTAAAAATTTACGCATTAATTTTGTGTACAATCCTGATGTAGCCCATATGTTGTTTGAATATTTTTACAATGATAAATAAACGATAACATGTCAAAACTACGTGTATTTTATTACATTTTCCTCGCCATAATATAACGCCCATGCAATAATTGTTGTAAACGATAAAATGATGATGTATCAATTAACAGTGTTGGCGGGATTATTTGTGCTCGTGTGCTCTCAACAAAACGTTTCGAGTCACAACGAAATAATCGATTCTGTCCGTCGTAATGCGACTTCTGGACCTAAGCTTACAGATTACGTGCCGCGTCACCGTAAATTGCGCAAACGCGTAAATAATCGTTCGACAACAACTTCGACGACATACCACACGACGACTCCCGAAAGAGTTTGACATTGATCAGTTGGGAATTTGAGAATGAGCCAACAACGCATCGAATTTTAACCGTGTTTTACCGAGAACGTCAATAAAACACGAGGGGTGGGGGTGGTTCAATTTAACGTGTCGCTCGACGAAACGGAACCGGTTGTTAGCTCTTCGGGTAATTATATAATGAACGATACGTACGAAAGTTTTAATTACCTACGGAACTTTCAGGCGCCCGTATTTGTATCTGACTCTAATGACGATGCTTTGGCGCCCACTATTCATAAAATTTGGCTAAACAAAAACAATTGTGGTGGGGGTAATCATCGAAGAACTAAACGTTTTGCGATAGATCAACATCTAGCCTGGGACCACGATAACATCACTTGGTCGTTGTTTACTCAAATTTTACCGGTCAATGTATCTCGTAATCGCGTAGTGCAAGAATTAACGGACGCTTTTATGTTGTGGCAAAAAACTACTACGTGGCGCAATGAATCTATAATTTACTTTTCTCAATTGTTAGACAACACCACCGAAGCCAATATAAAAATTAGTTTTGCTCGGAGCAATCACAACGATTCGCATCCCTTTGACGGCAAAGGTGGTGTGTTGGCACACACGTTTTTCCCTCCCACCGGTATAATTCACTTCGACGCGGCCGAAGATTGGCGATTATTGGATGACGACCATAAGATACCCGAAGATGGCATCAGCTTATATTTGGTGGCTGCTCACGAAATAGGCCACGCGCTAGGGTTGCATCACACTAGTGTCCGCGATGCTATAATGTATTGGTACTACAACAATGAGAAAACTGGACTACATCAAGACGATGCCAACGGTATGTCTCAATTGTATGCGGACAATCCTTTTCGCGTGACTACTACCGAGCGTAGCACAACAACAACTACCACTATACCAACGACAACAACTCGACGGCCAATGAATGAGCAAAATTTAATTTTTGAGCGGCAATTACCCGAGTGGTTGTCGGAAGTGTCTCCTTCTATACTCGACGAATGCGCCTCTCCTCCTTCGAATTTGATGACACTAGACAACAGTTTGCACTTGATAGTCGATAACAAAGTTTGGGTGTACACGGCAAACGGTACGGTCACGTATGAAGGAGTTGCAGTGTCATCAATGTGGCCAGATTTGTGCAAAGTAGACGCGATGGTGCAAACGGGAGATGATGAAATTATAGCCACCCGTAACAATTTGTGGTACGAATACCACAAAAACAGTACGCTAATGAACGTGGGGCGTGTGCAAGATGTTTTGCGCGATAAAACTGTGTCAAAAATTGACAGCCTGTTTGTAGAAAATAACGACAGGAATAGACTCTATGCGACCTACAACAATACGTTTTACGTAGTGCAAAACAATAGTGTTGTGTATAGCGGTGCGTTGCGAGAAAAATTTCGCGGGGCTGGTTTAAAAATTGATTATTTAGTGCACTTAAAAGATAGCGGAATCTACATGCTGGGTAGAGGAAGAGGTTTTTGGACTGTAAGAGTGATTGATAAAGATGATATTTTGGGTAACATTTACCAAGTTATCAAGCCAGTGCAGCGATTACTAGATCACTGTTAACGTATATAATTGGCGAAATTTGAAACAAAATTACATTCATCTAGCAACCGGCGTGTGGTGAACAGCTATAAAATAAAATATAATTAAATAATTTATTAAAATGGAAGCCCAGTACTATTTGCAGTACCAAATTATGATGATGCAAAAAGAAGCGGAGAAGTACAAGGAGGTCGTGGACAGCTTGCTGTTGCGCAACCAACAGGATCAAGCAGAAATAACGAGACTTTCAAATTGTGTTGCGGAAAAAACTGCGGATGCGACAAAATTAGAGACATTGTACAAGGATATTGTGGTCAGTCTTGTGGATCAAATAAAATCGCAAGAAGAGGAAATACTGCAAGAAAAACAACTTTCGCGGTCTCTAAAGAGTACACTGAAAAATTTTCGTGGGAAGAGCAAAACTCTAAACGAGCAGTCGTATCGAATGCAAAAAATGAGTAGAACAATCAACAATCAAAAGTACGAGTTGCGTAAATTGAAAAAGTTTATCAAACAAACCATGGATTTGATGGACGACGTTTGCGACGATGCTGAAAGTTTAGTGAAATAATTATGTAATTTTATCAATAAATATTATCATCTAATTTATGTTACTTTTTTTTACTATTCCCTCTGATAACAACAATTGCTGCGCTCAGTAGTATCCGAACCATAGAGGTGTGAGTGTGTCTGCAAAATGTCTAAACCTTTCAAAGTATTTAATAGTGAAAAACAAACTGGAGTGATGGCGTCTTCGTTGGCCGATTTGCGCAACGCTATACGACGAACGTTTAATATATTGGAAGACGTGATACCCTGTCTGGCCGATGGGACTCGTATCGAGAACGAAGAATATTATCAGTCGTTGGCGGCAAACGAGCGCATCACTTATTTGGTTGTGTACGTTTGTAACAACCCGCCGGCTGCGTACGATAACAACTTCTTTGATAACCTAAGCTGTTTTGACAACATTGATCAGTTGGACGAATTTATCGATTTTGCACGTAAAAGTAACTATTTTACTAATAAATAAAAATTTACATAATTTAATTTTACTTGTTTTTTTTTCTTGATATACCATGACACTGCTACCCCTGGAATTAAAATGGGAGATTTTGAAATACATGAACCATCCCAACGATTATTTAATGGCCACATATGCATTGGAATCACCACACGACACTAAAAAGTATAATGATATCTGTGGTAAAATTGGTGTCTACCCAAAATTCATTAAAATACACGACATACGAGATTCGTCAAAGTTACAATTATTTATGTATACGCGCGAAATTGATCCGTCCTCTGGAAAAGATGTAGAGTTTACAAACATTTACCTTAATTCTGTAATAGGTGTAGATCAATGTATAATAGATGATCTAAAGAATGATTGTGATAACGATTATCTAGCACTGAATATTGTTATCGATGAATGTATAGATCCAATATTGGTAAAATACTACAAATTTTTAAGGTCAGAAATCGATAAAAAAGAGACACAAACTGATTATTGTTATGTTTATTCAGATACAGAATTTACAAATAACGTTGAAAGTGTAGAAGATGACGAAAAGCACGAAATTTGGTATGTGGATTTTTGTATGTAGGTACTCCTAATTGCTATTCTGCAATTTTGCACAATGTGGAAATCTTCGCACGCAATTCGTTATAAACCAGTTCCTGTCGAATGCTGCTGTTGACGTCCGTCATAAAGTAGTATAATGCGTCCAAAACCGCTTCATCGCCAGTGTTACAATACAAGTCTATTTTAAGGTACATAACGTCTATTTTGGGGGTTAATAAAAGTCTTTTGTTCCTGTCCAACTGTAGAGCCAGATTAATAAACAAATTTTTTTGCTCAATAACTTTTTCAATTTTCGACGAATGCATGGTTACGCGTGGCTGTTGCGCGATACAGTGTAGTCGACTTCACGTTCGCATTTAATATCGTTGCAATAAAATAATTTGAGTGCGTCGTACACGCAGCAACTGTTGTCGCACACGTTACACTGTATCGATTTCACAATTTTGTAGGTAAATTTGACGCGATTTTGAAAACGGTTGTGGCGGCTCCGCTGACACAGTGCCTTAAAATCTTCAGTGGTGTTGGTAGTTTTGCTGTACAGATGTTTTGTATACAGACTGATTACTTCTTTTCTTCCTTTCTTGATGGCATCCAAAAAACACAGTTTGATAGTCTTCGCTTTAATAGCTTGTTTTTCGCTAGACAGTTCTTCGGGGCAAGTTTTGATCATATTTTTTAAATTCAAACCATTCACCACAAAATACAATCCACCCGGTACAAATATGGTGTACGCATCCACCACTTTGCGCCAATCTCTGGTAAACACGTCGACTAAATAATGCTGGGTCGTGTCAATGTCACTGAAGGGTTGATAGCGTAAAAGTTTTTTTTCCCGCACCATTTGGAACGCTTCCGTTTCGCTCGTTGGTAACTTCATGTTAACCAAAAGGGTTTAAAGTCATGGGAGCAGTAACTGGTCCTAAATCTGGCCAGAGCTGATGCTCAAACCTAATTGAGGCTAATTGCCCATCACCATTATTATTATAGGTGGTTCGATAGACCTTATCATGATTTCTGATAGCAGCTTCGACTTCGTCGAGACGCTCTGGTGCTACTTGCTCGCACACGTCTCGTACAATATTTTTTAAATGTTTCATTTCGTACTGCACCCGATCGTATTGAAATCGTAACTCGTCGTATTTATCTTGCAGCTCGTGGTACTTTATATTAAACTCTTTGACGATTTTATTGATAAATCTCGAAAAATCACCGTTATCCATGTCTTAATAGACCTACTAATTTGATTCAGATTTTAATTTGCACCAAATCATTGTACAACCGCATCGCTCGACTGTAGTGTTGTTTTTCGCAAAAAGTTTGAAAATTCTCGTCGGGCGCTGCTTCTTCTTCTGGCGGTTCCTCAATTTCTTCCTCCGGCGGTGGCGTAACCTCTTCCTCCGGGGGTGTTGGAACTTCTTCGGGAGGTGGCGGTTCTGGTTCCAAATCGGGAGCGGTATTATTGGACCCAATTAACACCACTGCCACGATAACTCCAACGACAATAAACACTACCACTATTATTATTATAGGTCCCGGCATAGTGTCTTACCTCAACATGCGAACGTTTGTGTCATAAATACGTGAGTACAAGTTGGCTAAATTGTTAGGTATGCAAACCGGCGTCGTGCGCGCGAACGCACCCTGATGGTACGCGAATTTAGTGAAGCCGCTCCGGCACGTACAATCTGCGATGGAAAATGGTCTGTTCTCAAGATCGACTAACATTTCGCCCTGATCGCATATGTACGGTCTGACGTCACTGTTGTCGTCTATAACGTCTCTGTATAAACTTATGCACATGCGCTGTATTAAAAATGTGTCTAGCGCCGTAAGTACCATCACCATACCCCTGCTAATGTCGCAATCGTCCACACCCACAAATTCTACCGGCTGTATGTATTTTCGGCAAAAACCCTGTTGGCATCGCACGAACATGCCACTAAGGCAATTGTCGACGCACTGTTGATCTGTCACACACGGTAGAGGTACAGCTTCGCAGTTAACGATATTGTCACGCTCGAACAATAATTTAACGTGTGTGGGAGCATCGTCGTCGCCATCGTACTGGTTCCACATAAATAGACCTAATCCCAACACCAACGCCAGCACGGTTAATAATACCATCCAAGGCATTCTTAGTAAGTTCTACAGTATTATTTGTAATGGAAAAATTTCACTTGATTCACGAAACCAGTTGTAATAACGTGCAACAAATACTACTGAACCGTTACCTGTTCACCAGTAGCAAAACACAACATATGCTTAGTGTGGTCGGCGGTCAGGGTGGCTCAAATCGAAGAATTGCTATCGATCCGCGCGTGTCACTTCACGACTCTAAATTCATGGAAAAGTATGACGAAGTCGACGGTGTCTACTTTAGGCTGCACCAAAATGCACCACATGACCGACACATATTCTGACTGCATTATGGTGTTTAGCCATAAATTGTTGCAAGACTTTGATTTTTTACTCAACACTGAAGAGAGTTTTGGATTTAACATAGACGAAGAGGGTGTGGTGGGTACGTCGCCATTCACCGGTAAACCTGGAGTGACCGTGAGTGATTACCGCAATTTAAAAGTAGTATTTGATTTGATGACAGACTACGACAGCACTGAGGTGTTAATTCGCGAAGACGTGCCCGTCAACTATTTACTGTGCGTGATGTTCAAAAAGATCCCTTTGAGTGGTGTTGTTAACCTGCTAGACCGCGACGGTATAGAATATTTTGTATTGTAGATAAGGTGTAAATTAGATGTCGGAGGCGTATTTAATTAGCACAACATTAAATGATATTCTTAAGTTTTCATGGCCCGTGGTGCTAGAAGTGGAGACGCTGCGATTGTGGTATAGTTTAACGAGTATAGTGGAAAATTTTGACGTTAAAACTACGACCGACGCCGAATGCCGAGCGTACGACTCTTTTAACATAATTGCAGTCTTGGAAGATGACGCTGTTGACGAAGATTACGTGAAGACTCATTCATTTATAGACTGTCACGCAATGCGACACTTGCATGTACAGCATTGTGACATATTAGACTCAAACCTACACACAGTAATCGATCAATTTGTTTACGATCATCTACCTAAACTGATGTCACGTCATTTGTCTAGTTTGAAACTGATTACAATTTTTGATATAACAGATTTTGTGGAGGTGTTGCGCACCCTCGAAATGATCAAGAAATACTGGCTGTTTCGCTATAAAGTTGTAACAATGAAGTCGTTGAACGACACACTAAATTGTAATGATAATAACCAATGAAAGTGATGAGGGTGAAATAAAAAAAGATGTAACTGACAATAATTTATTGAGTTTAACACTAATAGATAGTCTTAAAAATAACTTAGAATTACAATTCAAACATTTAAGTACAATATATCCAGAAAACGCCACTATACACACAACAAACGCGTTCGTCAAATTAGCGTCCGGTACTGTAGGGTTGTTGGAGCAATTATTAAACTGGAATTAGTGTTCTTTACGAACAACTGGTATTAATTTACAGTTACATACCTTGTTCATCTAGTAACCATAGCAGTCCAGAGTGTGTCGACATTTTTAAGATCCGCTTGAAGCTGTTCCGTTTTTTTCTTGTAGTGAATAACACAATCACGAGCCTTGTTGTAGTTTTGGGTCAATTGGGTGATAAATTGCTTCTGTTTGTCACATGATTGACATTGTTCGCTGGGTTCTGCGTCTGGTGTGATTCCGGCCCGTCTCAATTGAATTTTTAATCCTTGCACTTGTCTTTTGAGCAACAGAACAGTGTCAATCTTGCCGCCGCTACTAGTTCTTCTACGTTTACGCGACGTTGAAGCTTGGCTGCTGTGATCACTACTATCATTATTGCTGTCGTCTGCACTTTTAGAAGAGTGAACCGATTTGGCTAATTCAGTGTTTAGTGATCGAATCTCGTCGTCTTTTTCTGCCATAATATCCTGATGTTTTTTGATGTCGTCGTTTAATCCGTCAATTGTTTTCTGATGTGTCTTATGGCGGTTTTCAAATTCGGTAGTTAATTCTTTGATTGTTTGCTGATACGTTGCTTCTGTGGAGTCGTATTTTTGTTGTAATTCTTGATACTTTAATTGCAATTCTTGATACTTCGCTTGCCAGTCTTTACAATCATTTTGAAGGGTATTGATGTAGTGGTCTTTCTTTTGCACATCGTTCAGAATCGTGTTAAACTCGTTCTGTCCAGACGTTGTCACATCGTTCAGTAAATCGTTGAGATCGTTTGGTTGTAACATTATTTTCACAGACTCTTCGTAGCTCAAGATTTCGCGTTTCTCTGCCACTGGAATATTTTCTACTACTGGAATTGTTACCGCAACAGGTTCTTGGATCGTCGCAGATGCTAATTTTTGAGTCGATGCTGGTTCAGGAGAAGTCAATGCTGGTTCTTGTGCCATGGGTAATGTAGAAAAAATCGGCACAGGAGGTTGAAATGTTTGTAACTGCATGTTGTTTGTAGTTGAAGCGTCTGCCATTTTTTTAGGAGAAGGTGTTGTCGTCGACTGTAAATTGGGTATGGCAGTAAGATTTTACGCGACCGCATATAAACACAAAGATAAGGTCGATATTAAAATGTGGACTCAAGATAACGCTATCAGTACTGATAGCGTTATCAGTAAGCGCTTTTGAAAACGGGCAAAGAGTCGCGTGGAGATAAGCAGCTTTTAAGATAACCGAATGCCAACACAATAATGAATACGAGGAACATGTAAGTGAATATTTTTACGTCCACCCACCAGTCTGATAGGTGATTATACCAGTCAGAATTACGGTAATCGTGTTCGGGTATTTTAAAGTCTGGTGGATCGTCATCCAACTGCTGTCGTAGTTTAGTTAAATCCAGCCGCATCGGTGTCAGTTCGTTTAGGGACTGTATTGCCACGCCTACGTTCAATTTTATGTAATTGGACGGAATCTGGTAGCGTGACAGATTAAAATGTAATATTTTGTGGTTGTCTTCTTCGGTGTCGTCGTCTCTGTGTATATATCTCGACACCAGTTCGGTATGCTGGACGCTAGTTTTGCAGTTATCTTTGAACGTGAGCATGCCTGTTCCACTGATTTGTTTGGTAAAAGAACGCGTACCGCACTGCACATGTAAATCTAGGGGGTTTATGGTCATATAAAGCCATTTATTTAGCTCGTTGACATTATGAAATAAATAGGGTACAAATCGAGCTGCCCTGACATCGCATTTTTTATAATCTTTGTCCTTTAGTCGTCCGTGAATTAAAAGTTTTGCGTCACACTCTGTGTCTCGATTGGGTGTGTTACTTTCAAACGAATTATGACACAGTGTGTAATCATTAATAGTTTTGCAGGCGGATAAATCGTCGAGACGCACATAGTTTTTATTCTCCGACACACCAATGTATTGACTGTGCGGTATTATAAATTTACACACTTGCATGTTATCGCACGACGGTATTGTCATGGATTTGTGTAAAAAAAAGGATGTTTTATCGACTCTCGGTACTACAACAACAAAAAATAGTTTGTCATTTTCTGTGAGAAAAGCGTGACAGTTTATAGTGGCCATGAGTGTGTGAACGTTATTAATTTTCGGAGGTAATAACCAGTCACTGTGCGTGTCACTCTCACTCACCTCATTTAGTGTATCTATTAGTTGCAAAGGACTAAGAATGCTCGTAGACCCTCGTTGTTTATTTAAAGACAGATTTATTGCATTTGTAAGTTTGGTGTAGGCTCGCGCTACTCCCTGCAACGTGTCACGCAAATGCTGCAGTTTTCTCTCGACCGCCATGCAAGATACTTGTATAAGTTCTGGCTTTAGGGCCTCTATGATATTGGTAATTTTTATTGTGTCGACAGTAAGCTGCTTGATTCTGTAATGCGTGCTATTTTCTCGTATTGCCAGCTTGTACAGTAATTCAGCATCTTTATCGTCCATGACGCCAAACAGATATTTATCTACACGCCCTACAAAATTTAACGCTCCACCAAAAATATTTCGCTTTGCACCATTTTTCACGGGTTTTGTGACACGTTTGTGTGCCAGCATAAATTCCAACTCATTGTGTCGCTCTATCAAATCTTCTGCAGTTGTGTTAATTATAAAACTAGCTTCGTCGGAGTAACTGGTGCAATTACTTAAATCTTTGTCTTTATTCATTCTAGATAACAATTCTATAGTGGTGTTTTTTACCCTAATTGTAGTGTGTAATAACTCCATGTAATCGATTTGTATGAGAAAGCTCCACGTGCTTACCACGTAGCGCAATTCGCTCTGTGTCTCAAAATACAAACCACCTTTGTCGTTGTACCGCTCCACTTCTAGCAACTCGTCACAATGGGATGATGGCACAAACAGAAAAAAACCCAAAAATAATATGTACAAACATTTGTGATTATATATTTGCAAAAATTTGATACAGTAATATCTATAATACATTTAGTCGTAAATACAACGTCAAATCACTCGCTAGCTTCCGACTGCACATCAGGAAGCTCGTTTAGCTTGGTACGCCACTCACTGTCATTAGAGACTACAGTTAGATTATTGTCTTGCACATATTTATACATTGATTTAATGCATTTTTCCAGTTTGTGTTTAAACACGTTCATGTGTTTTTTCGGAGTATCATTAGCTCTGTATACGTAACCACCGGCAGCTTTCTTCAGATCACGCACAATGTTGACGCTCGATGTTTTATCAGTTTTGTCATTCTTGACAGCGCTTTTAATCGTAATAAAATGTACCATTTGCGGGATACTCTTGGGTTTTTCGTACGAGTTGCTGTAGAACCCAATGGCGCGTTTAGCGCAAAAAACATGCACGTACCCTTGCAAATTTTTCTTCGAACGTCTACCTTCCAGTCGCTTTCTTACACTGGTACGGTTCTGGCATTTATTGAGCAAATAGTCGATATTGGCTCTGGCTTGTTCAACTTTATTTTCCATGAGGAATTCTTCGGTTCGCGTTAAACAATCCACTAATACTTCCATGGTAAAAGACTTGGAGCGTTGCGGGTCATCAGAACGCATTTCTTCATCTTCGCTGTCGCTGTGCACAGACACGTTGCACTCGAACAGTTCGTTATTTTCTTCCGGTACAAGTTCTTCCTCCTCGTAATCTTGCATTTCCTGTTTAATTTTCTTACAGACGACATCATCCTCTGCCTCCGTAAAACGTACACGTTTTTTTGGTTTCGCCTCCTCCTCAGGTTTAGTTTCTACTACAGGTTTTTCCTCCATTATTGCTGGTTTAGTGTCTTCCACTGGTTTTGGTTTTTCTTCTATCATTTGTGGTATATTTTCTGACTCCCCCTCCATTAATTTTGTATCTTCCACTGGCGTTTCCTCTGCAATGTTGTGCTGTTGCTGATCGTGTTTTTTAAACAACTCCTCGGTGTTTTCTTCGGTCAACATGTTTTCCGGCAGTGTGTTTTCCAGTATTTGAATTTCTTCGAGCACACTCAAAGATTGTTGTTGCGTGACGGATTCGGCGACGGGTACATAGTCGTCTAGATCGTGGTCTACTTCTCGAATTTGTGCAATGCTGTTGAGTAATGAAGGAACAGTTGTCATGATGTCAGTTGGATAGGTCTTTTAGCCAATGTATTTCGATCGAGACTATACGCGCAAATTAATGTTTCCTAATTTTATACTAAAGCGTTATCTCTGAACTGTGATAAAAGTGTGATAATAATTAAAAAAAGGGTGGTTTATATTAATGAAAGAGTGGTGTGTACATTATTTAATATTTATTATATATTTATTTATGTATACAATCAGACACATATATGTATATTCTAAAATAAAGTTACAATTATTAGCATTAACCTAAGGCAAATATTGTGCGTGACACTATTAAACGTGTTGCGCATTATGTTTTACGTCGGTGTGTTGAAGCGAAACCCTACCTACCATAATAAGCTAACCCTATTTCTATACGGTATATGACCGCACATTTTTCGCATGGCGAACCCTAAAACACCAACACATAATGCGGTACACGCTCAATAACGTCACGACACACAGATGCTTACAATATTATCTATACGCAGTCAAATCTTAATAATAATTAACTAATACAAATATAAAATATTAACCTATTCAAAGTTTAGCCTACGTAACTGCTTAACAATATATATTTTTATGCTCTCCTGCAATTCATTACTGATACTTTTAGTCTTCAATGTTTTGTTTGTTTTTGTAAGGCTTTTAAATTTGGACAGAATTTTTTCTGACAAATCTGTCCACACTTTAGCCAAGTCCAAGTCATCATTATTAATGTACATAGGTTCCACTAATAATACACCTTGGGTGCGCTTGATTTTACTCTTCAGATACGAACTGTACCCTGACATGCACGCGTATTCACCTTTATTTTTGATCATAAAGGCAACACCTTTGGTGCGATTTTTGGCGACTCTGCGTGGTGGCGGTGGTGGCGGAGGTTGTGGTCTGACGGGGCTCGAACGGCGAGAAGATTCGCTGCTGCTGCTGCTTTTGGATGATGACGATGATGCTGAAGGTGACCTGTGGCTCACGTAACTGCGAGACCTGTCACGCAACTTGCTGCGAGACCTGTCAGTGCGGGGACTCGGAGACCTACTCAAAACGTTGCGGTCCCTCGGTCTGCTACGCCTTGTACCTTCCAGATCAGCAGCAACATCAGCCAGGTTGTCTTCCATGTCTTCAGTAGAGCGACGGGGTGTAAATTCGGCAACAAACTCCATGTCGCCGTTCAAAGCAGGCGGTATATAGGCTGGAGTGCTAATTTCCTTGGGCTTGTAACCGTCGTTAAATAGGTCCGCGACCGATGGTTCGTACGACGAAGTAAAAGGGTTGTAAGGCGACGCAGTCACATCCTCTACACACTCTGGTTCTGCTGGAAGACTGTCGGCGTAGGCTGGTTGTTGTGGGGGTGATGGTGTCCGTTGTGGGCGTGCTGGTGTCTCCTCCTCTTCTTGGGAAGACACAACAAACCCAGGTGATTTGTTGTTAAAGTACTGGGGAGAGTCCATCAAGCTGCGACTGGTGGCCGGCTCGGTTTGACGTCTGTGCTGTATCTTCTTGACGCGCTTGGTGTTGAACTCTTGGTAAGCTTGCGGGTTGGTGGTACGATACTCGTACGCCATTTTTCTTTTAAGGGTGCGCTCTTGATAAGTACTTTTAAGCTGTTGTTTTTCTTCATCACTCTTGATAGCAGACTCGGACTCGCGGAATAACGCTTCGATGTTGACCTTGCTGGAGATCTTGATTTTTACCAGAGTCTTGAGGTACTCTAGAATTTCCAACGTCGAATGGAACGAGGTTTCTTCGCAGGAGATGAAGCACTGCAGCAGCTGGTACAAGAAGTATTCACTGGGATGCGTCTTCGCGTTGGGTTTCTTCAGCACTGGTAAATTCTTCAAGTAACCGTAACAGTTAGTGAAGAAATCGGAAGGTGTAGCCATGGTGACGTTTGAACAAAGACTGGCACAATAATTAATAATTATTGGTAATTGTTGCGAGATGCTTCATGCAAAGCACCAAGTAACGTATTGATTAATATCGACCCTAACTCGATAATTTATACAAGTCGTTATCATGTTGTAAAACGACGACGCGCAAAACCCTTATCGATCACTTGATCTTGGGTCAGCTTAAGGTATAAATTAATTAATGATTGTTATCAAACCGGACCAGCTTATCTTTATCAGTTCTAAGTATTTTCCTGTGTTTGGTCACGTACGCACCAATTATTGTTATCATAAAGGTCGATTAGGTCGCACTAAGTTAAAGGCGATATAAACATAAAACAAGACCACCCAATCTTATTTTTAGCTGTTTACTACGGCCACCCTTTTAATAACAAGCTAATCTTATCTAAGGGTCTCATAGGTCCAGATAAGTCAAAGGTGGAATAAATATTAAACAGGACCACCCTGTGAATAATCAACGGTCGCTTATCTCAGGGGTCCCATAGGTCTAGATAAGTCAAAAGCCAATCAAATATTAAACAAGACCACCCGATCGCTTATCTTAACTAGGGTTCAGCGGGGTTAAAATAAATTGGCTTATCTTAACTAGGTCGTTTAGGTTAAAATAAATTGGCATTTTTTTTCGAGTCGAAAAAAGTTGGTTCGCGTCATGACTACGTCCTGTGACGTATATACCGCGTTTTGCAGACAATTTAGCCAGATTAGTCTGCACTGTTCACATGCGCGTGGCACCATACAATAAAATGGATTATTTTCGTCACGAAAAAACAACAGTTAATTTTACTAACAATTATAGATTTTATCACCTGATAAAAGTATTAGTGTCAATTATAATTAATTAGGGTATTAAAGATAAGGGTATTTATGTCATGTAATTTATAATTGATGACGATGCACTGATAAGAATATTATTGATAAGTCTTATCTAAGAAAAACAAGTCTTATCTTTTGCTGCTCTCCTATTGGTCGGAGATAGATAAGAGCTAGTATAAATAAGCGGGTTTTAATATCGACCTCACAGTTCACTTCGGACAGTAGCCAAGACACCAGCCTAAGAAGCTTCCACCATGGTCATCACCTCAAGTGTAAGTACAATTATTATTTATTAATTTAATATTTTATTCAATTTTGTGACATTTATTTTTATTTTATTGTGTCATATTTATTGGTTATTTTAATAATATGACGTCACTTTTAATTTCAATTAATTGACATGATATAAATATAATATATATTTATATTGATTTCGGATCATATATGTTGTATGTGTGCCATTCTATTTAATTTTGTGTGTCTCTTTTGTTGTGAACAACATTGTCTAATTTTTGTTGTAGGACATTAGCACGGAACATTTAAGTCCTGTCTTGGACTTTAAAACGTGTACATTTTCAAGCACCTATGTTTGTGCCATGATAGAAGACCTGTTACCGTCCAACAGAATAAATAAATCAATAGTTATAATTATATTTAAAGGTCCATTGGTCAGCATATATCAGGGTAGCACAAAATACATTGCCCGCAAAAAAAATATGTTATCCAAAAAACAAGCGTACACCGTTATGTACGAGTCTTATGTCAAACGTGACTCGAACTATTCCAGCCACTTTGCCAAAGCAATAGCAGGACACTGTATTAATTTAAATACGTCAAAAGCTGGACCCTACCGAGTCATAGACAAATCTATCCTGATCCAATTACATGCCATGTGCCATGCAACAGCTCATTGCAAACACACGTTAGTATCTTGTATATCACCCATTAGTTTGTTCGCCTTAATCTTGTAATTAATTATTTTTTTTTACAGACTTACGAAAACGTGTTCGTCGCCTTCCTAACTGCCACGCGGGACGGTTTGATGCAAGATCCTCCGCTGCAGAACATAAAACACATCAGGAAGTGCTATGATAACCTCATGAAAATCGACGAAGTAGAACTGAAGCAGAAAGGAATCTGCCCTTTGCACAACACTCGAAATATGTTTGTCTTATTATACATGTTCAAGACAAAAATTGGTGAGCTAGTGCAGCATGTCCTGACATTAGAGCGAGCAGTTAACTCCCGTATCATTGCTTACACTAAAATTAATCGCGCTTACATTCAGCAGCAAGTTAAATTTTTTGGTATGGTCATGTACCTGTACAACAAAAAATCCAAGATGGCTATTAGACCGGATAAATCTTTTGCCTGCAGTGACACTTATAAACATTGCCTGCATGGCAAATATTATACAATCAAATTTGTCTGTGATGACTCTAAATTTTATAAATACGCGTGCAAGACCACTAAACCTAAATACCTATCAGTTTTGGATCATTTAGGCACTGCCCACAAAGCAAATGCAACATCTGAAGAAGAGCCCGATTTTTTCACAGAATTTAAAGCCTTTTTTAATAAATATAGAAATAAAAGTAATGGTACCAGCTCCTCCTCTGGTACAAACTCATCTTCCAACACCTCTACCTCTACTTCTGGTACAAACTCATCTTCCAACACCTCTACCTCTGATACTACAGGTCAGACTTTCTTTGATTCCCAAAGCTTTGACTTTGGCAATATTTTTTCGTCTTCTTCTTCTTCTACCAGCGACGCTAACGACTTGTTTCCGAAGCGTAGTGGTGGTCAATACTCTTTTACCAAGCCGTCTGTTCCTTTTCCGAGTTATAAATTTTGTTATGGTTTCGAGCAGGAGTCACACTATTCCGTGCTCACCGATAATCAGCATCTGTTTGACAAGGAAGACTTACAATTCATCCAGCACAGTGTTGATGATAATCAGACTTATACCAAGCCTCAATTGCGCCGCTTGCTATTAAAATATCACCCAGACAAAAATCCCGTCTACTCTAAAGTTAGTGCCGTGTTAATCAACAAATGTCGTAACATGTTAAAGAAATGTATTGTTATGTAATTATTAAGCTAGCCAATAAATATTGTACAGTATACCTTACTTATTTCTTTTATTAATACTATACCTATGATCTTTGTCTTAACACTATTACATTACTTACTACCACACTCTAACAGTTACACATTTGTGTCTTATTTTGAGGCTTACGCCATCAGTGGGGGTGGGTTGTGTTTAGGAGACTGCGTCCAAATAACAGGCTTTTCTGATAGGTACATCTGCATCATTAATTACAAAGGTGTCACCGTTCCGTGTAGACCTACGAATGTACCCACTAAACACTACCGTACTATTAACAACCAGCAGTGTTACAGTAACTGTGGGAATTTTGATGGGGAATCTTACGAATGGTGCGTTGTTAAAACGACACATGGTAGCACTTGGGATTATTGTACCTCAAGACTAGCTTTAGAAGCAGTAGAAACAGTGCGCACAGATAACAAATACATGACGTGCGGATACACCACTTGCTATAAACACAACTACTACAGTTACGATTGGTGCGGTACTATAGGAACCTATTGGGAGTATTGTAACCCTGACAACAAAGTGTTACTGATAAAATATTTAACTTATGCTAATACTTTGTGCGCCAGTCCATGTGAAACAAACTTGGAAGACCTCCCTTATTGCTATGATGTTTATTATGATTGGACTAGGTGTTATCTTAACCCTACCTTTTACACACAGGCACATAACGTGTATTACACACTAGACGATTATTATACTGTGGGCGGTATTTACACGGTAGAGGGGTACAAGGGTTGTATAGGTAAGTTGTATCGTATCCAAAATGACGAGCCCCCAAAGCAGAGTAACGAGACTATTTATGTACAATACTACAATTCGCCTAGACTTAAAAGCATGGCTAATGAAAGTATGTTTTTAACAAGTATCAGAAAAGTTGCACAATATTACACAAAAAACAACCCCACAGTGGCTTTACGCAACCAGGACTGGCAAGCTTTCGCGCCTACCTTTACAAATTATTCCAACCCAGTTGTGGCCTACACAGTATTACCCATCGTTAACGTGATTGGCATGCAACAATTAAATTTACCCTTAGCAGTATATGCCGTCATCACAAATCTCACTATTCAAAGTAGTGCGACGCCCAAGGTGTTTACAAACGATATCAATAGGTACCTGGCGCAAATGGACTTTAATTACGGTCACACCAACTATGACGACCCTGGTTACGTAATAGGTCACAAGTTAGGTGGGCCGACTGAAAAATACAACATGTTCCCACAAACTTGGAAATATAACAGGGGTGATAAAAATAAGTATCGTCATCTAGAAAATGATATTGAAACCTTTTTAATTATAGGCACTCAACGCTACGTTGACTATGTAGCTATTTTAGTGTACCAAATTAATAATGGTGTATTTTTACATAGACCCATTGCTATAGGAGTGAGTGTGCGTTTATACGACTCTGATTTTTTAGTCAATTTAAAAGGTGATCGTATCACTAGTGTGGATAATAATCTGGAAGATATGTATTTTGTTAACGATCCCTTGGCAAAGTGTTTAGAAGAGGAATAGAGTAATGTCCAATCCTTATCTTTTTATCGCTTTATTACCCTTTATCACACCTTATCACCAAATAGTGCATGTTAGAAACTATACGTGAGGGTGTTGTTGTTAGAATTTAATAAAAAAAAATTATTGTCATTAATGTCTTTTATTTTTCATAATAGGCACCTATAATTCACACAGATTCCTGTACACGATTAGTACTGTTAATTAATTTCACTTGACGTTCTTCTGCAAGTAAAAAGTTAACTATTTCATCATCGTTATCAAATGTAGCCACACCCTCTGTTTTTATGCGCTCCACTCTGCCCACATGTTTTTTAGACGTTGCTGTAAATGTGTCAACACTTATAGTTTCGATTACACTCTGGTAGTGATTAAACACTTGCTTTATATGCTCGTGTACACCAACAGGAAACACAATAACTTTTGGACCAACGCTATTTTTCATCAAAACATAATCCGTATACTCTTGCAGAGTAGGGAATTTTAAAGAGGCTGCCACACAGTCAGTGTACAATTTATACAGCGATAAAATTTTACCACAATCGTATCTATCCAATGGTAAATATTGAATACTCACAGTACTATCCCCGTTTGTCACAGGTACCACTTCTTTCATACTTGCCAAAACTTTGGCATAAAATGATTTACCGTCCACCACAAAATAGGGTCTAAAAGTGTCTTTGCAAATTTGAACGTCATCATCACATCCAGATTCATCATAACCAGGCAAGTTTTGAACGGGTTGATTGAGAAAAGTCACATAATCCAGTAAATCAACTGGTGCAGTAGTCACGTTATCTGGCAGGTAACTTTTGTGGTTTAATTTTATGTAATTTAATTTGTATAACTCTTGAGGCTTAACCAACTCGTTAGTTATAAATTTATCGACAGTCTTAAAAATACGCTTCAAAATATAATGGCTCTTGTCATGCACACTTTGTAATCTCTTTAGGACCATGACGTTTCCCAAAATATCTAATCTCATGTCGATCGCTTCTGTGTGCAGGTCGTAGTTAAATTGAGACAATATAAAAATCATGTGTTTAGCAACTCCATAATAGTGTCGTAATCGTTCAAAGGCGTAATTAACTTTGTCATTTTTAAATATGTCGGATGAGAGGTCGACACAGTACCATAATGCGGTCAGCAGTGACGTATTCATTTGTGGGTCCAGGGGAAGAGACGAGAGTCCAAGCTTGCATGTTGTAATTTCGATGCGACGTTTGACGTACTTCAGGAATTGGGCAGCCACATTTTTATCCATCCACTCCTTGCCACTGCATATACTCCACAATACATAGTAAAATAAGCCAATGTTGTAATGCACTTTTTTCCCTTCAAAATACGTGGCCGATATTATGTAATCGTTGTCGGCATCAAATCTGTCGCTATCCGTCAGAACAAGGCCTCCACAAAAAGGTTTTCGGGTTAGAGGCTCTGTAAAATTGCGGTGGTCTAGCAATCGCTTAAATGCTTTCAGATTGTAGTAATATCCAATCGACTGAAACAGCTGTGATTGCGTGTCACCCAATAAAAACAAGGGGCACTCCAAAAGTGATTTAAATCTGCTAAACGACGCTTGAGAATGATTCTTGAATATATACATCTGTAGCAGGTTGCATTCGGTTAAGATCACCACTGGAACACCATCCTCTTCGTCCAATAGTATGTCAGTAAATTCAATCTTTACATCAGTCGCAAATTGTAAGTCGTCATCGGTAATGGCCTCTTCTTGCACACAAGCGCCATAATCAGTTTGAAATCTGAGGGTGTCGAATGAATACGACTTTGATTCTTCGTTGATGTAGTTGATTAATTTGGAAATATTTTTTTCGATAAACACTTTTAAATCGTTAAAAGTTTGTGCGCCACGGTCAGAGTTTAAAATGTGGTACCAAGTGCTGGCTTTAAATTTTTCAATAAATTCTTCACGATTCCTAGTGTTTAAGTCGCCGTCGGCGCGAGCGTTTTTCGTAGACAGCTCATCAAAAAGTCGCGACCGCAACTTTTTTAGTTTACTCAGCTCACTCAAAGAATTTCTATCGCTGCAAATAAACTTTAACTTTATGTAAGACTGAAGCTCGTTCAATTTTGCCGTAAAGTTATTTAAATTTATAGAGTCGTAATCGTACTCAACCGACAAATCCACCGAGTCTTTTAACTCACCGTTGCAGTACACAACGCTCTTTTTTTTGAAAAACGAAGCTGCCACAGACAAGTCGATGTAAGCAGGGTTCCGGTTAAAAGCATAAAACACCACCGAATCGTAATCAATGTTTTTGTTCATCTCAGCACTGATGCGAGCGTTTCTATTGTTCACCATGCCGTCCGTAATTATGTAAAGTAGCTTGATTTCGTCGTTTTGCTTTAATTTTTGCGCAATCCATTCAACTATTGTAGACGGCACAGTATCGCCTTGCTCCCCGTTTTCGCGCATGTACGTCGACACGGCAAAATCTTCGTCCACCTCGTCGCATGTCTTTCCCCAGTGTAGATACACAGTTTTTGTTTCAGCATCTTTCCATTTTTGCTTAAGTTGCTGCACGTCGTCTTTGAACGAAACCAATGATTTTAGTCCGTTCGTGTGATAGTAACTGCAACGGTTCGTGGAACCGGAATAATCTTTTGCGTAAATAAAATAGTACACCATTTTGCTGTTTTCTGTGCGACTCCACAAACATTTATGCTCAATTTATCACAATTTAACCTTTATATACCCTTTTTATCACAGTAGTGTTATCGCACGGGTCTGTCGCCACAGTCCACACGGTCTGCGGCCACGCAAGTGCGTTCGTGGATATCGTACAAAAAGCCATTGGAACAAAACATTTGTATAGCTTGACCAGCAGCACACAAGAAAAATGAACTGCAGTCGTTTGGGTTTGGAAAGTTACCATACATACTCGGACCACAAACGATCGGGCTTGGTTCTCGTTTATCCGATGATTTTAGTGACAAAAATAAAATTACCACAAAAATTATTGCTATCAATACCACATACCAATACGACATGTCTTACATGTTGCATCGTAGTTTTTGTGAACCATATATAAGATAATTTTACATCAACATCATGACGTCTCGACTGATATTTTCCACTCGCGTAGACGGCACGGATGTGCCAGTCTTCTTTAGCGGAGTCGCGACCGACAAACCTTATGTGGGCGTTAAAGAGCTTTTAAACATACTGGGCCATAGTATGACTCATGCCGACGAGTTTCCTCGCAGCGAAACAAAACTGTGGCAGGATTTGGCGCCGGGAGATGTCACCTTTCCCCCGAACAAACTGTTCACCACAGAAGTGGGCTTCGCCGTTTATTTCGGTAAAACAAAACTTACCAATTGGGCACGATTCAAACGGATGTTTGACCTTATAGCGCAATACATTGCCGACCCGACTCCATGTAACGCCACCAACCCGCTGTGTATGATACCACCAGGCAGACAATCGGGATGCGGACCATGCCCACTACCAGGTCCCGGCAATAATTGTGACGTTTTATCTCAACTGCTACAGATTTTACAGAATCAAGGAGCCGTGTTACAAGCCATCTTAGCTGACGTTCAGCAAATTCTTGCCAACGGCGGAGGGGGTGGGGGAGGGTGCGATTTAACGGGCGTTTTGGCAGATTTACAAACGTTGCTGACACAAGTCGCCGCTTTAACCACCACCGTAAACACCATAGCGGGTCAAATCGACACCATTTCTACGGACGTGGGCGGACTAGTGACGGCGGTGGCTAATTTATCAACTCAGATAGATAACATCAACACCAGTCTTATCAATCTTACCGTGTCCATCAACGCACTTAACAATAGTGTCGATATTATCAATAACAGATTGGACACGTTGGAAACAAACGTCGGTAGTTTATTAGCCAGTGTTACTAATCTTGTCAACAGCATAGCCGGTCTTGTGACTGATGTAGGCAATATTGCCCACGGTCTCGCCGCTTTGGAAGCCACTGTGGCGGCCAACACCACCACCCTCAACGTGCTCAACGCCAACGTCCAACTAATTCTGGACATATTGCAACCACCGATTAACGTGAGCGGTGGCGATAAAGAGGGCGATGACGTCAGCAGCGCACTGCCGGACGATCAAAAGAAAGCAATGGTCAACGACATTTATAAACGTCTTGGGTCACTAGACACCGAAGTTAAACGGCTCAACAATTTCAATGATGGCTTCAACAAAGTACTCAAAAATTCACAAATTAAGGTGAAGGGTTAACTAATTAAGATAATCACAAAATGACAAGACAACAACAATATTCACGGGGCTTCGTAAAAAATTTCGACGACATTCCAGTGCCATTGTTATTCAACGACATGATGCTGTGGGTGGGCGCTGACGAAACTCTCAAAATATTACACCTTTCTCCGCAAGCGCTGCTCTGTTTGCCTGAGAGCGAAAAACGTTTCCTAAAAAATTTGTGCGAATGCACTGACAGTAACAAATTATACGTAACCGCTTTGGGTGTCGGTCTGCTGGCTAGTCGGCTAATTACGCGTGGATGTGTAGTCGACAATTTGGCGACACACGACCATAATTTACCTCAGCGAGCCGACGCTTTTGCCAACATCTTTTTGACGGACGTTTTGTGCGACTTGCGACGCGATGGCCTACTGTGTTGCGTAAGCCGTAAAGAATCGGAAATTATCAATTTACTCGACAGCAGCCGACCATTAGTAAACGAATCGGTGTTTGTGTGAGTATTGTTAAGATATTCAATATAATACAAAATAAGATATTAAAATAATACAAAATGACTACTATACCGGCCGAATCGAGGGCGTACATTAAACCGTTCGAGGGAACAGACGTTATATGCCTACTGGACGACTGCGTTGAATGGTTCGACATTGACAGCATTGCTAGTATATTGTGCACAAACGTGTGTCAGGCGCTAAAACAATTGCCCAGGAGTCAAAAAGCGTTGTGGAAAGAGCTTGAACCAGAGGTGAACAGTGAAAAGCAGTTTATCACATCGCTAGGCGTGCGTTTGCTCATCGCCAAAACACAGGAGGTCGACGTTGTCCCTCCCCCACCGTCCACGCCACCGTGCACCTCATACTACTATAACACGCCTCTCGAAGACGAACAGTGCGCTTCCACTTCTTCGTGCAGGCGCAACCGAAGCCATCAACACCACAGACCCAAGTACGAATTATCGCCAGCCATGCACAATTTAGGCAACATTTTTATCAACGAAGCCGTTTACGATATCAGGGCCTACAAGGAATTGGAGGAAATTGACCAAAAAATAAATAGAATTTACGATTTGGTCGTCAGACAACTCCAAAATAACAACACGCCAGTGTTTGTGTAATGTTTATTATTCAAATCAATCACACCATATCGGCCAGAGCCAAGAGATAAGTCTCGCGTAGCACACGTAGTTTGTGTTGCGTCGCTTCCGGGTGCTTCTCGATGCGGGCGAGTCGTTCGTGTCGTGTTGTGACCTTGATCATATCACTTTTCATACAATTTATCATAGTCAATTGATCGGCCAGCGGTAGTTTGTTGAATTTATTGAGGCTGGGTCGTTGTTGTCTTGGGTCCATCTTGACACGCACTGATTAATTAAGTGAAGATGTCGACTTTTTATCGCGGTTTGAGACGAACTAATCGCGTTTACAATGCACCCAGCGGCTTTATCGCCGATCACACACAACTAATTAAAAACAACATTCCGAGCGGGTTTAATTTTTTAGATAATCCAACTACAATCAGCGGTCCCAATAACACTCATATACCGGGTTATGGCACCAATAACACTAATTTTACGAGCAACAGCACTGTCAACAGAGTAATGCGTAACAATGACGTGACAGGAATGCAACAGCTTTTTCCCTCAGCCACGCCAGGTCAAATTAATAGCTTGGGTAATTTACGACAACTTGACAATATTCCGGACGCCACGCTCAACAGTCTCAGCACCAAAAAAAGTTCTGTACGAGCCAATAATCCTGAAACAGCGACTAGAACTCGAAGTGGCGTACAGGGGGTGCTCGACAGGCATCCGCGTTTGAACCAGTATTTAAAAACGGCAGGCATCGTCGGCATTTCAGGCGCCACTATTTATCTAGTGGTCAACATCGCCGATATGGTGGGTTCTATAGTGGAGGCCATGAACAGAACCGGCGGTTCTTGGTGGTACCAGGGTAATAATGGCGCCAACAGTTTTAGCACTATCGAAGGGTGCGTACTAAGGTCTAGATCGTGCGGAATGGCGCTTGATGATATCAAGGACCACCTCTGCTTCGATCCGCACGATCCCACTTGGCGCGATCCGTATCTAACGTCAGAACAGTTGGCCACCGTGTGCCAAAACTATAATTTGGCCGCCGAAGAAACGGTGTGTCGCGCCAGTGACCCGTATGCGGAATATGGTACGCGGGGATACTACGACGTCAGCCTACTAGCCACAAACGAAATTATACAGTGCGTTGAACCCTACGATATGGCCGATTTGATTGCAGACTTGGGTCTGGATCATTTATTGGGCGATAACGGTATTCTCACCAATTCGTCGGCCAGTTCGCAGAGTGTTTCTAATAACTTTTTAACTATTCTTTTGATAGTCGGAGGAGTGATTGTATTATTATTCGTGATGTATGTGGTAATTAAAATGTTAAACCGACCGAAATCGTAAATCAAAAAACACAACGTTATGGATGTCATATCGAAATCACTTTCGCCATGGGCGGCGGTGCAAGAAATGTTTTTTGTCAAATATTTTTGCTCATTACCCGACGACGGATTGGCCGCGTTACCTGTCAGCGTCGAAACCGTGCTGCTGTTAAATTTAACCACTAAAACGCTATTACATTTACTTGAGCAGTGCCCAAACACTTTTGCAGTGTACGAAAAATGCGTGGCAGACGCGCACATCAAGTGCTACCAATTGTGCGTGGTTGTCGAGAAAATGGGAGGTACCCAGCTCAGCGATGCCATCGGAGCGTCACCCGTGTATTATGCCATAGAGCATGCAATTAATTATGATGTAAATTGTAGCGTCGACCTGTTGTTGTGTTGCGACATTTTAAAGGAAACCGCCGATAATACGCTAAAGCTAATCAACTCTGTGCTCTACAGCAAAGATTACGTAACACGTTTACAACAAGCGTGCACTTTAAGTGTTCACGATTGCTCCGTATGTTCGTCCACGCACACTATGTTGACCAAATGCGGTCACAGATTCTGTTACGAGTGTTTTGTTAAATCGAGCAGCATCAAAGTCGAGTGTCCGGTCTGCAGGAGCACTACCAATTTTTTTTACATCGAAGAGAACACACCCGACGTTTTGCAAACTATTCGTACACACTATAAACAATACGAATTGACGTGGGGTAAAAAATGAACGTCCACACATATTGGATCGCCGCAACCGTCCGTGATGCATTTGAACGTTGTGTGAGATAAGATACAAATATGGTTCTAGACGAGGACAGCTTAAAGTTTGTGTTTATTGCCACATATTTTGACCCCAGTCCGGATGTACTTAACAATTTACCAGAGAATGTGAAACAACATTTAAACGCACCCACCGACGAGGACCTACTGCGTTATTTGCAGTATTTGAGTGGTATGGGTCTGCACGGGTTCATTGGCGACACCAATTCAGTGGACCTTTTTAAATATGTCAAGCCTCAATTTCATTTCGAGTGTGTGCGCGACCAAGATTTAGACATTGTCAGACATACCAACGATTTTTATCTACGTAAGCACACGTCTGTTTATGCCACTAATCTATTTGTGCGCGATCCAGTCAAGCAGAAATGGCTGCTCAAAATAATGGTGGACGTAATGAACGTCCACGAACACGCGGCAGCGCTTGGAAACAATTATATGGTTTACGACGGATGTGTGGGCTATGTGTTCGCTAAACCCTATTTGGATTGGTCTGGCACTAGAGTTTGCGCTTCTGACGTAGAACGTACTAACACTACCATGTATAGACTATACTTGGTTGGCCAGGAACTTTTAAAAATTTTTACCGATAAAAACATACAACCCCCTTCGGATGGACAACTAATAAATTACCACAAAGGAACACCTCTGGTCACCAATCATAATTACGTCATCACCACAAAGGATCTTCACACCAGTAACATGAACAAAGTGTTTGAGTTTATACAGCACGAATTAAACAACAGAAATGAAGTGGTAAAATTTATTCAGAGGGATTACATTTTTGACGCTGAACACTTTCCCATGGACCTTCTAGACGAACTACAACAACACTACGTTTCGACCACGTCGCTTTACAAGATTATCAACCGTTTTCACAGAGCTGAACCTGGCGAAAAAGCACACGAGATCGTGGTGGATAGATATGCATTCGACCGGTACCGAAAGTGTTTGGTGTTCGCCAGCGAGAACAATGTCTATCCAGCCTTGGCGCATGCGCAGTACATATTTGTTCCTGACAATTATTACCAAATACGACATACACTAAACGCAGCCTACGCACCTCGCTTTGGTATTGTCATACTAGCGTCTCATGTATTTTTCGGCGCCACCAAAGTCATCAATTTCGACCCAGCAAAGGACCTCACAGCGTTCGTCAAAACAAAATATGAGGTGGGCGCGTCGCACAAGTATTACAAAATAGGAGGTAATTATTATTTAGAAGAGTCGCAGATGGACGAGAACGGTGCGCCGGTGTACTTTGTGGTGCGTCTCGACAAAAATTTATTAGTAAGAGATAATTTAAGTTCTCACACATTAGAGGATTTGAACAACAACTGGGTGAAAAATACCATTGCAAATTTATTCGTACACCCTCTATAAAAAATGGACACATTTCGAGGACCTGACGGTAGCGTAGGCTCAAGACTGGGCGTGTTAAATCCCAACCTGCTCATGACAATTCTAGTCGTGTTGGTAATTATTATATTACTACTATTACTCATCAATATGAGCAGCGACGATAGTTCCGGCAGTGACAACAACACTCGAAACGGTAGAAACATGTTTAATCCGCTGAACAATACCATGCGAAACAATCCAGTGGTAACCACGGCCACGACCACACGCGCCTTGTAATTTAAGCCAGATTAAACAATGGACATCTTTACGTTTCCGACGTTTGTGTTTGTGATTCTAATCGTGGTCAAAATCATGATCTTTCACGGCCTTAAAAACTTACAACAAAAACAATGGCTAATAGATCGAGTGTGCACGAACGGCTATTACGGCTTAACGATGGACCCGTTCGAGTGTGACGCTTATTATTCATGCCCACAGGGTATAAAATTATACTGCGATCAAGGACAAGAATTTGACCCCGATAAGTGTTCGTGCGTGCCTATCGACGAAGTCGACGGATGCTATTCTCGTTTGATGCGCCGCCTTTTGCTCTGATTTCAACCCAAGTCATTATCGAGCTACACACGGCCTACAGTAGACGTACTTTGCTCCACCCGGATCGGACCGTTATTCACCAAAACACGTGGAAGTGTTATTGACAGACTGTGTAAAAAGTTGACGTTTTTCACTTGATTGCTGCGCAGCGCTCCGACAAATTCACGCGGTAAGTTACCGCTGATCACGTACAGCTCTTTTTCGTATCTAACACCTTGTGACGTCATCACAGCTTTTAGTTTGAGCGACTTGAGCGTCTCAAAATTTTTGCGCACACCAACCACATACCAGATTTCGGGTGGGTCATAATTTGAAAACACTTTCACCACTGTCACCGACGGCAGAGCGTTCACTAATTGTGTGTATAAATGTGGTAGTCTAAAAACACTTATGATGTAACTATTCTTTATCGGAACACTTATCATTGGGTTTAAATTAAACGACAGCGGTCGACTGGCGTCTATTCCGCTGACGGTTTTAGACGGACCAACAACGTTATTTGTATCAGTTTGAAGCGCCGCGTATCTGAATTGCAAACACGAATCGTAACCGTGGGCTATTTGAAACGTCACAGCGTCAGTATCCGGCGAACTTGCTTTACCAAGGCGTATCATAATTACAGCAGTTTTTTCTCTTTCTTAGAATGGACGAATTCCACACCCTTTCGAATATCGACAGCCAAATGCAATTGGACGACGCGCACTACGAGCAAAATCCAACACTGAGCACGGACGAAGAAGAAAACGACGACGACTTAGAAGACTCGGACGATTGCGATTCCGACGGCACAAAATTAAAGGAAAAACAGGGCGTCTCCAAAGAAAGCAGTTCTCATTTTAGAACTATGCCCGATTCTTTGTTACCGTTCAACAAGAGATCGTTTGTTTTACCAGAAAATACCAATGCTCTGTCCACGTCGTCGTCGTCCTCGAAACAGCATCAGTGGCCGGCGCCGGATATGAACACTTGTAGATGGTTATCTATGTACACCACCACTAGTAACCACATGGTGATTTGTCACACAGACGTCGACTATGTGCGTAACATACGATTTGGATCCGCTCTATACATTGACAATTATCACACGAAATACGGTAACACTTACGAAATTCACATTCATTCAGTCAAGTTGTACGTAACATCGACATTATTAAAAATAAATAATTCGCCCAACGATTTGTATCCTAACGACATGGTCGAGAAGATTAAAGACGCAGCTGCCATTTCTTATTTGTTGAATCTTTGCACCAAAAACGGACAAACAGTCATGACACAATTAATACTGTTGTTTCATTCCATCAATTTATTGAGCTTATCTACCGAGCAAATAGATTCTATCCACAACACTTTACCCACATTTGTTACTCACCGTCTGTTGGCGCACATGAAAAAAAACTACAGCTGGAAAAGCGAATTGTATAAAATTAGCAAAATAAAAACCATTCCTGGCCAGCAAACTCACATTCAATTATTATTTAAAGCATCAACGTATCCACGTAATAAACCCCTAGAATATAGAAAAGATCAGAGTTATGTACATTCACGGTACGTACAAGAGTTTTACGACGCGATGCAACCCACCAACACTACGACCGCGTTCACGCCAGATCCAGTGACGCACGTAAAGTGGTTATTTAGCGCTATCGTAAAGTCGGTGATAGTCAATCCGCCAATGTCCATGTTTCGTTTAAAAACGTTTGACAGCACACCAAACGATATTGCAGAGTTTTTGCGCGCCTCCAAGTCGCATCCATTGGCCAATGTAATTTTACACACACGTGCACCTTTTACGGGCAAAGAGCATTTTAGGCTTAACTGTTTCAAATTAAACAAGATTCACGTGTGGATAAATAGCATGGTGTTCGACAAGGATCAACACAAAAGAGTGGATTTAAAACAAATTATTATGAACGTCGCCTGGGGAGAACATCACATCATTTCGTTTCAGTATATTCACAATCAAAAACTCAAACAGATGCACATAGAAACGGTCAAATTAATCATTAGGTACATTTTGGAGCGCAGAAACTTTACAAAGCTGGCGAAGGATGTGGCGCGGTGTCCGAGAAAAATTAAATACGACTACATTATTTTTTAGTTTTTATTAATATTCATCTTCAATCTTGTAATTTTTACTACGATTCACATATGGTTGTAATAAATCTAATAAATTTAATAACACTATATTTTTATTTGTCTCATTCATTAGACCCACAAAACCTTCACATAACACTTGCACCATACGCAATTGTTCGTCATCCATGTCCTCTACACGAGACATATACGTGTACAATTCGCATATTTTAGTCCATTTTTTTTGCTCTTCATAGTCGAGAGACACATTCGGTTCCGTGATGGTATTCATTTCTATTTATTATGACGCGAACAACGTGTACTATTCGTTTGACGACTTGGTACAACTTATGATTGAATTAAATTTTGAGATTGTAAACAAAAAGTCTGTGCAAGTTTCGCACGTACACGTAAAGAGAAGAAATGAACAGGTGTTTGTCACAGACGGAACATATATACAAACCAAACTGCTAACTCACGACGAATGCTACGTCGATCTCGATGGACTCTTACACATGCTTAACGCCAGCGTTTTCGGGGACAACATTGCTATGGAACGATTGATAACAAAGTTCACTTTATGCGTAGTCAAGTGCGAGCACCCGTGGCAAAAAAAAATTACGTGCTACTTACAGCAACGCGTACAGGATTCGTTTGACGTATACATGAAAGTGTGTCGACAATACTTTGTTTGCGGACGACCGCAAGCTTCACGGATTGGTCACACTGTAGATAAATTAATTAACGAAGCCTCTCAATTACACCACTCGAACAACTACGAAGATTATATTACTGCATATGTGTTATACGACAAAGCTATACGATTGATCCTGAGCGTTTTATAATGTCGTTCGAGGGCGTGTCATCTGTACTAACTCTTTACTTCCTACCGAACGCTTTCCTTTTGTTATCGCCCGATCCGTCAGGCAGGCTTGGGTTAAGAATGCTGGCGATTTCGTCCAATTTGGAGTTGGCAGTGGTCACGTCGTTTTGGACTGTTTGCACCGCTGCGGTTTGAGCGTCCAACTTTTGGTTGATTTCATCTACGTCCGGCAGGTTCGCCGCTAGATTATCAACTTTTTGAGACACCTCCGCGATATCGTTGCGAATTAATACGAGAATGTTTTGGCTCATTATCAAAATATACCTTATAAAACATTATCTCTGCGATTACGCGCGTGGTGATAAGATAACTCATCACCAATATAAGTGACTGAAATTTAACAATATCATCAGTCACTACTAATTAGTAATCATGGATTGGTACGAAGTTATTCATTATAAAGTCAAAAGGTCGCCTGTTTTTGATTACGACCACAACAATAAAACTAAACAAAAATTGACGTCTACCAAAACCAACTACAACAGTTACAATCTACCACACAGTTACTTTAACGAGGGATTATATTTAAATTTTATCAAAGCCATCGGTATGTACGAGTGTGTCAAGTACACTAGAATGGTACAAGCTTTAATGGTGTGCTACGTCACCGAGATGAGGTGGCCCGACATGAGTGTAATAATGGATCAACGCTTCACTGTTTCGCATTGGGCTCCACTAAGGGAGAATGAACGACGGCAAGTGTTTATTAAAAGCAAATACAACAAGCTGCGGTACATCATCAATCACCAACAAAACTTTCCAATTTACATGTTTGTGTACGACGCCGAGGAAGAGAGATTTCGCGACGAAGAAGAGCATTACGCACACATTTTACGCGAAGAAGAAGAGTACTACGCACACGTGTTACGCGAAGAAGAAGAATACAACGCATTTACTCCGAACGGCACCAAACGACGACGGAGTGAGTCACCACCCAAAGCAGTGTGTGCTAAACAACCAAAGATGGTGGACGCGTTTACATCGAAACGTACTAAAACAGTGGGTACACAAACTTGCATGTTAGAGTGTCATGGGATTTTAAACAAGCCAATGAACGTGACCAAAAGTTTGATTAATCGGGAAATTTATGGAACCATTAACCAGACCAGCACAATCATGTCGTTACCAATTTGCGCTTTGACTAAAGAGCAAAACATATTAAAACGTTTATCGCCGCAGGACAACATGAAAGCCATCACCAGGATGTACCACAAAATGGACAACGAAGACGAACTCGACCTCTACGATACGTACAATCGATGCACCAGATGTTTTCACATGTTTACACACGAATGTATAGTAGATCTATGTTGCAATTGTGAACAAGACTTGGAATTTTTATTGTAAATAAAAGATTTAATTATAACCACAGATTTTTATTCAAAATTTTAAAAAGGGATGACGCATAATGCTGTTGTAGCTGTGTAACCGTTTCGTGTAATCGTAGCATAACATTTGTTGTACAAAGTCATTTGCCACTGGCGAAACACGTTTTATTTTTGGTAACTTTTTTCTCTGACACTTTAGCAACTCTTCTGGGTCAAAATTGTCGTTGCTGCTGCTGCTGCTGCTGCTATTGCTCTGCATAACTTGATTTTTCTTTCGCGACTCCAACTCGTCGTATGGATATTTTCTAGATAATATTTCGTATGCCACCACGCCCACGGCCCACCAGTCAAAAGATTCTTGGTTTAGCTCAAATTTAATTTTTTCCGGAGAAAAATATTCATAGGTACCGTCGTACGAGGATGGCGTGTCTATGTTTACACTCAACCCATAGTCGCAGATGTACACTTTGTTTTTGCTACGATCGTACAGCAAATTTTCCAGCTTCATATCGTTATGAATTATTCGGTGCGCGTGAAGATCATTCAAAGCGTTCACCAGTTGAAAAATCAGCTTACGAGCTTTTTTTTCTTCAAACTTAAACGTGCTGTAGTGTATCATGTTGTACAAATCACCATCAGGAATGTACTGCATAGTCCAGAACATGCAGTCGGGTACGTAGAACACGTCGTACATTTTTATATAGTGCGGATTGTCGCGCATCACGTAGTGTACGTGCAGCTCTAAAAACGACACCTTTTTCTCCGCCACGACTTTTTGCACGTACAATTTGTCGTCAGTTTTGTTTTTTATTAGATAGATATTCTCATAAGAATTGTCATCGTTCAGTTTACGCACAATCTCCAAATTGTTCAGGTAATTTTGAACTAAAGCTATGGATTTATTAGAGTTCATAGTTAATTCAGGGTTTCGCGCCGACGGTCGACAGGCAATTATGCGCATGCGTAGAAATTACGACTTAAAAAAACAATTGGAGTCTGACGTGACACACGTACAATTTAACATGGAACAGTGTGACGAGTTTCTCAACACTATATTGCAAATGTTCGAGGTACGTGCTAGACCACCCGTGTACGTAGCACCACAACAGCCCCTATATAATCACGTCATTACTATACCACCACCTCCACCAGTATTTACACGACCAGTATCGCCGCCACCACCCACACCAACACCCATTCCCAGAAGTAGACGTTCTAGTTACATGTCGGTTGATTTTCAAGATATGCCCGATTTCAGTCATGTGATTGAAACCGATAGACTTGTTAAAGACAGTGTGACTATGCCGCCGCCTCCTCCTCCACCCCCTCCACCACAGCTAGTCATAGAGAAGTTAGTCACAGAACCAATGCCGACTGCAGATAAACCACCAGCAACCAAACCCAAGGATTATTTGGACGAAATTAAAAAGGGTGTCGTGTTGAAGAAGGTGCCGCTAAAATCAGAGTCTCGTAAAGCAGCAGCGGCAGCAGAACCCATCATGTTGGCCATACGCAACAAGCTAGATCAACGAAGACAAGTCACCGAACTTAGTGATCACAGTGAATATAACAGTGATTGGAGTAATTAAATGAGATCAATAAATACAACTTTTTTACATAAATAGTGTTTATTTTTTTAGTAAGCGGGTCCAGTAAACAATGGTACGTCGGGAGCGAATTCCTTAATCTTGAAGAGAAGAGCCACTTCGATCATGACCTCTTCAATCTCGGCAGACGTTGTGCCCACGTACACCAGGGGACGGTGGAAGTATGGCCACAGGACCTGATCGAAGAACTCCTCAAAGTTTTCGTTGTAGATCGACTGCAGGCACGTCAGAGGGAAGGCGAGACCTCTCTTGGAAAGGTTGATGCGTTCACGGTTGTCGGGACCAACGTAATAGGGATCGTGCTGACGGATCACGTCGTGGGCAACGTAATCGGGGTTGGCAGCCAGAGCGTATTGCATGGTAAACTTGTAACATCTGTTGGGCTGCATGGGTCTCAGTTGCAGTTCAAACCACAGGTCCATAATTTCTTGATCGGTGGTGATCGGGAACTCTTCGGAGATGAAACGAGTCCAGGTCTCGCGCAAAAACTCTTTGCCGCTCCAGTTGCACACGAGCTTCATGGTGTCGGGCTGGATCCGGCGAATCTCTTTGAACAGGGTGATTTTTACATTTTTACCAGGACCGCGGAACGGATCCTCAGTCACCATGTACTGGTTGGCGATATCTTTGATTGGGTCAAACTGTGCTTCGCGAATCAACTCCTCCTTGTGCCTCACATCACCCAGTACAGAGCCTAAGCTTTTAAGGTGCTTGTTGTCAATTACACATGTGGTGCCATTGTGACGGCTGTATCTCAATGATTTGTTGTATCCCAT